TCGTACGCTTTGATCGCTTGATCCAACGTCGAGTCCTGCATCCACCGCACCAGCAGCCTTCCCATCTTCCCTCCAAGGAAACGATATTTGGTTGATGCTGTCGGCGCGGATCTTGCACCGAACCTCAGTCGGAACCCGGTAGTCTTCGTGCTTATACCGGCGACTTACCTTGTGACCACACTGTAGTACGATGGTCGCGTAGTAGTAGGTCCGCGCCCACTCGATCGTCGCGATGACCTTCATCGCTGTACGAACAGAAGCCAGAAGACGAACAACACGACCAGGAACCCGAGAAAATTCTCGATCAACTCCTTAGTGCGAGGTCCGATGTCTTTCATGACCGGAAGATGAACCAGTAGAAAGCAATCGCCATCACGGCAACCATTGCCGCTTGAAGCGCCTCGGAAAGATTTGGCCCGATCTCGATCATTGTTCCCCCTCTTTATGCTTTCCTGATGGTTCTGTCAAGTCCCCCGTCAAGAAAAAGAGCAGCCACCCGAGCCCGATGAACAGGAACGGGCCCCATTCCCACGGATTGAACGTCATCGGTCCCACTCCATCTTGCCGCGCTCCTGCTGAGCCATCGTCGGAAGCCTACGCGGATACGTTGGGAACCGCGTAACCTGACACTCGCACCATTCTGCCCGTCGACCGCAATCGCGGCAGTTAGGCTTGGGCTGCTTTCTCTTTCGAACCGTCTTGCTCATGCCCCTTCCCCACCACTGGTTGACAGAGAAACGTCTGATCGCACCCCGAGCACACTGCCCAGAACTGCTTCGTTTCCTGTATGTAATAGACCGTGTTCTTGCCGCACTTGCAGCGAAGAATGTAGCTGCGCTTCATGCTGCCTCTGGTTGCTCCGGAGGATTGCTGTGTGCGTGACCCTGCCAGTAGCACACGATGCATTCGAGGTGCGACGTATGCCACACGCCAGGACCATTCTCCGCATACGGGCTTTCGAATTTCTCACAGGGCTGCAGATGGATATGCCCCATGCCGCTCAAACGACGGGCCGCAGCAACCGCAGCCTTCTCGGACTCGTAATGCCCGATGTTGCGATCGTCGGTATCCACGAACATGCGCCACTCGCCCGTGATGTTGTCTCGCGCCACCGCGAACGGCGAACCTACGCGAGGGTGCGTCTCGACCTCGTTTGCCCGAGACGTTTTCGACCATCGAACGAACATCAGCGATCCTCCTCGATCTTGTGTCCACCGTCCGAGATACCGAGACGCATGGCGGTCATAGCCCCAAGGATTTCATCAGTCAAGCGGTACCACTCATGAAATTCTGCGCGGGCCCGACCGTATGCCTCAGCCGCATTCGGCAGCGGATAGAAGTCGCGCATGTGAGGAACGATCTTACTGAACGACTCCCGCAGCTCGTACGCCTTCTTCCACACTTCCGCGTACTGCTCTTCGAGGTTCTTCTTGCCGCTACCATTCAGATGAAGGAACGGAAGCTGCACTTTCTTGTCAACGTCCATTTGCGTCGCACCTCCTTCGTGATGGTCGGAGACTATACTCGCGGAACTAGTCTGTCAACTACTTTCTTGATGGTTCGCAAAAATAAATCTTCCGCCAGTGGCTTGACACGGTAGCGGCGATCTGGTACCCTACCCGTAATGGGTCGAAAGTATAGGGAATCCACGATCTTCAAGGCGTTGACACGGTTCGGGCCTCGTCAACCGGTGCAGCTCGAAGACAAGTGCCGCTCCTGTGAGGCTGTCCACCGGGAGCATGGAATCAGGCACATCACGCATCGGTACAGTGCCGATACGATTGCGGACTTGCTGGAAGTCCATGGTTTGAGCGTTACGGAGACTGCGCGACGCGGTGGTATTGAACGGCAGCACCTTCAGGCGTGCCTCAATTGGGAAGAGCTGTTTACGAAAGAGGATGCCTTTAGCATCGAGTACGCAACCGCTCGTCATGTGCGCGCCAGTAAGTTTCCATCGGCACGACTGCAGCGAGAGCAGTGGTGGAGCTTGGTGCGGGCAGAGTACGAGAAGCAGCCGCCTACGCCTTGGCCACGGCACCCGATCAAGGCAACGTACAAGTGGAGCCAACGGCGCCGTTTAGCTAATCGCAGGAAGATCCGCAAACAAAAAGGGCGGGATCGGTTTTTCAACCGTCCCGCCCATGAAGCGCCTACGTTTGCTGAGGAGTCAGTTACCGTCGCGGACGACGGCCGAACCCCGCGAGCAGCTGATCGGGAGTGACCTCGACCAGCTTGCTGGGACCGAGGAGCGCGCTCAGAACGGCCTCGATGCCCGACAGCTCGTGGTCCTGCTGCTTCTACTGCTCACGCTGACGCTGCGCCTTGAGAGCACGCAGCGAACGCTCTGCCGAGACACGGCCAGGGCTGCCGAACGGAAGCGAGCGAACGGCCGCTTCGAGATCCGCGAAGTAGTCTTGCGAGGTCGGCTCGACGATCGAGAGGGCGATGTCGACCTCTTCACGCGCCTTCTTCAGTCCACCCTTGGACTGAGCCGCGTACTTCGCCTCGGCACGCTGCAGGATCGTCTTCGCAGTCGCGAGGGCAGTCACGAGATTCTTCCGGACGTCTCCGCTGATCACCAACAGTTCCATGTGTTCCCCTTTCGTTTGAAGCTGCGCGGGAATTGGGTTTACCGGCTCCGATAGGCAACGCGACGAGCGCGGGAATCCCCCGCTTGGCGACTTCGACGAAGTGCTTGTCTAGCTCGATGCCTATGCTCTGGTAGCCGACCGCTTCAGCGGCCGCGAGCGTCGATCCCGAACCCGCAAAGGGGTCCAAAAGCACACCGTCACCGAGCGGGAGAACCGCCCGCACAATCTGACGAAGGAAGTCTTGCGGTTTTAGACTCGGGTGCGGCGCAAGCGCCCGTTCACTTTTCCGCGTCGGATGCGATTGGATGACATCACCGAAAGGCTTAGCGCCGGAGATGCGGCGCAGCCCCCCGGTCTTCCACTTCCGAAGATTGTCCTGCACTCGACCGTCAAGGGCCTTGCGAAAAAGTAGCCACGGCTCCCACATGGAGCGCGGCATCACCGTGACGTCTGGAAACTCCTCGTGCGCGTTCTTAGGTCGGTCGCCTCCGCGCATCGTCATCACCAGTCGCACCAGCTCACCACGCCGCTCGAGTCCGGCCGCCGTCAACGCGGTGGCAACGACGTGCGAGAGCAGCGGGTTACTTGCGACCATGACATAGGCTCCCGGAACGAGAGCAGGGAAGAGAGCCCGCGCCCAACGCTCGAAGAAGCTCGAGAGCGCATCGACATCGCGCTTTGTCAGGGTCGTGAAGCGTGGCAGCGGTGCCCGTGTGTGGCCGTCGAAGGACGGCGGAATCCGCCAGACCCCACCGTGCCCTTTTCTGAGTTTCGCCTGTTCTTTCGCGCTGTATTCAACGAGCCCATAGGGCGGATCGGTTACAACCGCGTGGATGCTGTTGGCCTCGCGTGTGGCCAGCCATTCCAGACAGTCCGCGTGGTACAGCTCGGCGCGGCCGCTCTGAAAGACTGGCGGGGCAAGACCCTCCACCGCCTCCGGCTTTGCGGTCGCACGACTCATTTGTGTTGCGCCAATCAAGATAGCGTCAGCTTAGCATCAGCCCCGCTAGTTGTCAACCCCTATCGTTTCAGGTTGTACCCAGCGAGCAAATCCGGGCCCATCTGGCTCTTCGAAAAGTCCGCAGGCGCACCGGTAGCATCGTGCCCCTTGCCGCTGCGAACCTGACGGCGCAGATAGTCCTGGATCGACTTCTCGACCGGACGGCGCCCCTTCTCTTTGAAGCGACGCTTCGCTCCACCCTTCGTCACCACACCCATCTTCCCTCTCCTGTTACCTTGAGATCACCAATCCGCCGCTACGGTACTTCGGCATGTGGCGACCACCCTCTTTCCCGGAACGCAACATTCCGCCGTACTTCCCAGGACGCGTGAGCACCAGCACTGGTCCACCATCCGGAGGACGAAACTGGCAGTTGTCGATCTTTTGGTACCCCTGCTGCACGAGACTGCGCTGCATGCAGGCATGGGCTTGTTCGGGCGAGCTATGGGTACGAACACCCTTGCTCGCCATCGTGGCCATCGCCTTAGAGCCGATGAACGAACCGCCCGTACAGAGCTGCGGTTCAACGCCACAGAGATACTTCGCTGGCTTTCCCCTCATTCCTCACACCACCTTAGTTGGATACCGGGGCGAGAGTCGCACCCTCGCCCCGTGCTCAGCCGTTGGACGTTACGCCGCCGCCTTGGCGGTCGCAGTCGCGGGCTTGCTGAAGTAGGCCCAGCCTTCCTTCGTCTTGTGGCGCCGGATGGCACCACGCTTGTGGAGGCTGGCGACGGTCGCCGTGATGGTACGCGGCAGATCCGCCGAATTGCTGTACGGCTTGAGCGCGACCACCTTCTCGATCACGCCGCCGATGCGAAGACCGTTGTCGTTCGCGAGCGTCTGGAGGATGGCGTCGGTCACGCCGAGAGCCCCCGCAGGCTTGGTCCCGTTGACCTTCGCCTTGATCTTGGTGCCGTTGGAATTGACGTTGAACGAGTCGAGCATCTTCAGCACCTGCTCGGCCTTGCTGATGCCTTCCTCGCGGACGGCGATTTCCTTCCGGGCGGTGGCGATGCGCTGAGTCAGCTCACGACGAAACGCTTTGACGTTGATGTTCATGTTGCTCTCTCCCTTCAGTGTGCTAGCCGTACTGGCTAGGTAGTGTGCGGACGTATAGCCAACAGTTGAAAAGCTGTCAAGCCTTCTTCTTCGCCTTTGCCTTCGCAGCCCGATCTTTTCGCATCTGCTCTACCTCGGCAGGGCTAGGCTCCGACAGCTCGTCCTTGGTGTACTGCCCGAGTACTGGCTGCGCCTCGATCATGTAGTTGCGTTCGAACGCATGAATCTTGGCGCCCAGCTCTGCGATGTTCTCACCACCGACGAACATGAGCGCGCGCAGAGAGAAGTAGCCACAGGTCACGCTCAAGCAGATGCCAGCAACCAGCCCAACGTAGAAGCCTCGACGAAACATCACTGCCTCACTCTCTGACCGGGGGATCAGGTTCGTCTGACGGTACCAACGGCGACATGTCCAGGCAGCTGTCACAGTAGTAGTGGATCACGCCCGTGCATTCCGAATGCATGCACGCGGGCGGTCCACTTTCCCCGCACGAGATACAGAGGTACGTGCCGTGCGCCACTATTCAACCTGCTCCTGGATCATCTTGCGCTCTTTGTTCTGGACCCGCTTGAACCGGTCGCTCTTGATCGGGCCCGCTTTTCTGAGCAAGGTCTGGGCAATCCCTGGATGCCTCACTACAGGCTTCTTCGGCCGTTTCCGCTTCACACTTAAATCCGCGTCTCGCACATGCTCTGAAAGCCGACGACCAGCCCCATCTTCTCGCGGTGGGCTTCCCCTTCGAGACGTTCGGCGCGCTTGCTCGCTTCCCGCTGCAGCTTGGTGCAGGTACGACAGCGCGTGCCACGTCCATCGGGGCGTTCCTTGCTCGCATGGAACTGGTAGAGCGGGAGCTTGCGACGACATCCCGTACAGGTCTTCTTCTTCATGACCGGGCACTCTAGTCGTCAGGGAATCGAAAGTCAACCCTCAGTCGGCATTGACATCGTTTCGCATTCCTGATAGGATAGATCCACTTGATTTCGCAGGAGGAATGACTTGCACCGGATACCAGACGATGACGCGTACTGCTTCGAGGATCAGTTCCTCGGACGACATCAGGGAACCCTAACGAACTGGCAACGCCTCGCGATTGCCGTGTTCGTCGAAGCAGCGAACTGTCTCCGTAAGGACGAGTGGACGAAGGATCATCTCAAGGCAAAGCAGTGGATCTGCAACCGGAACCGTGGCTTCGAGTATTGGGCCGGGGTGCTTGGTGCCGATCCTGACGTGCTTCGTGAGACCCTGATGAAGGGGCTCATCGACCCGGCAGCAATGAAGGCACTGAAGGCGAAGAGTCATTACTTCCGCCGCGTGCAGTCGCAGTCAGGACGCCAGTACAAGCAGGGCAAGGAAGATGCAGCAGCGTGAACTAACAACCAAGCCGATCGCCTTCTTCGGCGATATCCATGGGCATTGGGATTTCGTCAAGCAGATCCCAGAAGTCCTCGACGATCACTATTGGGTATTCGTCGGTGACTACATGGATTCGTTTACCGAAAAGGTTCCGCGCCAGATTGCATGTCTGACGCAGATCCGCGACTGGATCTTCGACCTCAAGGCGATGGCGATTCCTGGCAACCATGACCTCCATTACGTATGGCGGTCGTATCGTTGCAGCGGGTACAAGCCAGACACGCAGGCGCGTATGTATCCGTATCAGGACTTCATCCTGGGGTTGCCGCACTGCCTACTGATCGACAACGTGCTCGTGACGCATGCTGGATTGACACGTCCGCTGCACGACAAGCTGATCCAGAAGTATCCTGGGGAGCCTATCGACCAGATCCTAGAGGTCGAGGGGAACCGCCAGGACTCGATCGTTCACGAGTGCGGCATCTATCGCGGGGGAAGTGCCGCGTGGGGTGGCATCTACTGGTGCGACTGGACAGCGGAGTTCGATCCGGTGCCTGGGCTACATCAGGTATTCGGACATTCGAATAGCGTGCTGACTCCAAAACTCTTCGACGAAGAGTATGACGGCAACCTACGATTCGTACGCTTCTGTGATAGCCGTAGCTACAACATCGACTGCCTTGGTCGTAACGGTGTGTTCGACATACTTACCTACGACAACTACAAGTTCGGTCGCATTCGTCTGAAGTACGACTCCAGTGGCAAGCTGGAGCGGGCATCAGGGTAAGGATACAATAAGGGGATGAGTGAGCCTAGAGTTCGGCCGGTACCCGAGAAGTGCGACTATTGCCATTCGCCGCTTCCCGAGAAGCATGAGTACATCGACAACCGCAAGTACGACCAGGAGTGGTATTTCTGCGACAAAGACTGTATGATCAGTGAAGCCATCGAGAAGTACCCGATCGGCGGCGGTCGGACGCAGCGTAGAGACATCAAGCGGAGAGATCCCGAGAGAATGTAACCATACGGAAGGGTCAACCGAAATTGCGATATCGGCCTGGTCTTGAAAACCAGTCATCGTGCTAGCACCACGGTGTGGGAGTTCGAATCTCCCTCCTTCCGCCAACCGCCTGTAGCTCAGTGGATAGAGCGCACGGCTACGAACCGTGAGGTCGGGGGTTCGAATCCCTCCAGGCGGGCTATTTGATATGGCGACAGCAAAACAAAAAAAGTGTACGCATCCAACCTTCTTCTTCCTGGCTCAACAGAAGGGTATATTCTGCCCACACTGTCAAACTAGGTGGCTACGAAAGGTAGACTACTTTCAAGGGATGCGGTACTCGAAGCTCGAAAAAGCGGACGACGATCCACCACCCGGAACAACCGTGTGGGAGAAGTGATACTGGAACAGTGGCAGAATGGTAATGCAGCGCCCTGCTAAGGCGTACACCCGGCTAGAACCCGTGGTGTGGAGGTTCAAGTCCTCCCTGTTCCGCTTGCATGGGACCATAGCTCAACGGTTAGAGCTACCGACTCTTAATCGGTAGGTTGTAGGTTCGAATCCTACTGGTCTCACTATGAAAGTATGTGCTAAGTGTAAGGGTCCATATGTTCGTGGTAAAGGTTACTGCCCACCTTGCAAGTCAAGGTACAACGCAGACCGGTACCGCAAGAATCCGGACGTGTATAAGGCAAGCTCAAAGCTATCCAGAAAAAAGACTGCTGCAAGGTGAAGGTTCGGGGTTCGACTCCCCGGCGCTCCACTGCATAAGTCCTAACTGGTGAAAAACTCCTCCTAGGATGTGGCTTAGGTTCCACAAGTGTGGAGACACCAGTTAGGCGGCACGGTGACCGTAGCTCAATGGTAGAGCGGTGGATTGTGGCTCCACAGATGGCAGTTCAATTCTGCCCGGTCACCCTTATTTGAGACCATGTGGTGAAATGGGATGGGAACGCACGCGTCTGCAAAACGCGCATGAGGGAGTTCGATCCTCCCCGTGGTCTTTCAAACTTGAGTCGAAGGCGCCCGGTCCTAGGGAGCGCGCCAGGCGGTGGTTGGCCTTTCTCTACGAAAGAATCTCCAACGTAATTCCGCCCGACTCAGGACGTGTGGGACGGTAGCTCAGCCCGGTAGAGCACTTGCCTGAAGAGCAAGGGGTCGCAGGTTCAACTCCTGCCCGTCCCACTCAGCGTACACTTGTTCACTGAAAGTGGCATATTCACTGTAACTGTGAACATACCACATCTTGTGAACATCCCCCGCCGAGGACACAACGGTTTGTGGCCTTGCACTGATGGTTTCCTTATGGTACCCTGTCGGATTATTCATTGACAGGAGTTCCCGCCTTGGCAAAATCTGAGACTTTCCGCGTAGTTGACGGCGCAGGGTTCACCTTCGCCCCCATTCCGACTCGTGCGCTAGAGCTGATCCCCGCGATCGGGCCCTATGCGTTCACGGTCTTTTCCCTGATGGTTTCGTTCACCCGTCCCGGAAAAGACAATGTGTATCCATCACTTACAACCCTGGTTGACCGTACCGGGTTCTCGAAGAACACCGTCCTGAAGGCGATCGACACGCTTTCGGGACACTGTTTGATTTCTGTCGATCGCGAGGAGAAGCACAACGTCTACACGTTGCGTCCGACCTCGGAATACCGCGACACGATTCTCTCACCAGATGAACCGATCGCGACCCCCGTTGGTTCACCACATGAACCGATGATTGGTTCACGCCGTGAACCTAAAGAAGAAGTATCTTCGAAGAAGAAAACAGATCCTCGCATTCGCGAGTTTTTCATCAAGTGGGCTTCGACGGGAATCATCGATCCGACGCCGAAGGGACAGATCGCGGGTCGCATCAAGGCGCTACCGCCCGAGATCACGGTTGCGGCGCTCTGTGGCGCAGTCGATACGTTTATCGCGAAACCGGACCCGTGGGTGAAGGCAACGTTCGGCATCACGTTCCGGGGCTTCATGCAGCAGCTGCCGAAGATCATTTCGGCGCACAACGATAAGCTCCGGGCGCATGCTCGGCCGCAGCCGCAGACTCGCGTCATCCTCACGGACGAAGGCCCGAAGAGGGTACCGGTATGAACAAGCGAGAACGCGACGTCATTGTAGAAGCTCTACGGAAGTGGGATGCGGCATCGTGGGATGATCGCCACAGCTGGATTCCCGGAGAGAAGCTTGATGCGATCCGGATGATCCGGAGCTTGGTAGAAAAATCGGGAGCCCCCAAACTTTCTCCACCTATTGTACGTTCCTTTAGCAACGAGCGTACATCGGGCACAGCAATACCAAAGAAGAAGCGGCTTGTATCTCGGAAGAATATCGAGGCGTACAAGCTAGTTCACCCCGTATGCGAAGTCTGCGGGGGTGAGCCGATGGCAGATCCGCATCACCTCCTCGCCGTCTCACTTGGCGGGCATGATAAGGCCGACAACCTTATCCGGTTGTGCTGGAATCATCATATCGGCCCTGAGGGGTTTCATACCCTCGGAATGTGGCGTTGGTTTGAACTCGTAAAGAAGCACGTCGATACAGATGCGCTCGACAAGATCATCTATCGACTGTCGCTCGGAAAGCATGTCAACGACCTTGAGTAAGATGCCTTTTGATATGGAGATGGAACAACATGCACTTGGAGTTATACTACACGGAGGAGCAAACGGGGCAAGCTACTATCAACATCATTCGCCCGACCTCTTCTTCGAGAAGCGTCATAAGGTTATTGCCGGGGCAATCCAGCGTTGTCTGGATCGAGGACAAGTACCCGAGTACATGCCAGTCCTCAACGAGCTGGAGTCCAGTGGTGATCGTGAATCCGCTGGCGGTACAACCTACCTTAGCGGTCTCCGATCAAAGATTCTGGCTGGCGCCGAGAATGCGCTGGACGTCGTTCTACATCTGGACGACTATCGCCTCCGTCGCTTCGCACTCGAAGTCCGCAGTCGCCCGCCTCTTGCAACTGGTCGAGACGAGTATGCCAAGCTGCTCGCGGAAATTCAGGGAGCACAACGCTTCATTACGCCGCCAGCTGTCACTGCAGAGGAAGCGGTGGCAAAGGCGCTACGCGAGATTGATGCGGGCGATGCGGGAGAAGTAAAGATCGGCATCGACGCATTCGATCGTCTGGTTGGCGCACGGCGCGGCGACCAGATGATTATCGGTGCGAAGACGTCCGTTGGTAAGACGAACGTCGGACTCAACTTCGCGCGTGGGGTGATCGAGCGTGGAGGTTCCGCCATCATCCATTCGTTCGAAATGGCGGCGCCGATTCTGATCAAGCGTATCTTCGCGCATTACACCGGGATCGAGAACTTCAAGATCCAACGCGGCAAGCTTAGTATCTCCGAGAAGGATCGTGTCGTCGATGCGGCGCGCGACCTCAGCCTCCGCAATCTGTGGATTCGTGATGCGGAAGGAACCTGGCCACAGCACCTCGCCGCGTACGAGTCGATCATTCGCTCGGACCCGAAGGTCGAGATCCTAGTCATCGACTACATCGGCCTGGTGCGTGGCATCCCCGGAGAGAAAGAGCGGTACATGCAGCTCGGTACCGTGTCGCGGGATCTAAAGAACCTTGCCAAGCGACTCAACGTCCTCGTGGTTGCGCTGTCGCAGTTCAACCGCAAGGTGTCGCATGACGAAAAGCCGTCGCTCGAAAACCTCCGCGAGAGTGGCGACCTAGAACAGAACGCCGATATCTGTGTGCTGGTATCGGCCCCGGAAGCACAAGAGAACAAAACTGCGGGCATCGCGAAGCCTGAGAAGCTGATCTTTGACATTGCGAAGCACCGCAATGGCAATACAGGAGAAATCGATGTCATGTACGACCGACGATTCTGCCGAATCGCCGACTGGCCCACCGAAGACCTCGGAGCCCCAGACCCCAACTTCGAGGAGAGTCCGTTCGTGGAATACTCCGAAGAAGTACAGACCGGACTACTCTAACGTAACAATACGCTTGGACCCCCCGCATTCAGCTTGGCCGGTTCGCCAAGGTCGGCGGGTTCGTTTCGATGAGGTAATGACAGGATATGGAGACATTTGGTGCGACAACTGTGGTATCCCAACCACGATCTATGCCCAGCAGCAAACAGCCAGACAACAGCTCTACTGCTCCCCGCGATGCAAACGACGAGCTGAAATTCGACGGAAAAAAGCTCGCGAAGGCTATTTTGGAACAAGCCCTAGAGGACGTAAAGATCAACCCGTACGGTAAGGGTGAGAATGAGCGATTTGGGCAGGACAAAGAACGCCTGCTCGAAGTCATCGGGGAAGCGCAGTGGTTCCTGCTCGATGACGACGATCACGATGTAGCGCACGGATTTATCTGGTGCTGTACTCTCTGGCGCCTTGATCCATCAGCGGTACGCCGCAAGGTACATAAGGAGCTTGAAGAAGCGGGTTCGCTTCTTCCGAAGGTGGAACGACATCGCCTCGCGGCCCTTGCCGGAAGCCGCCGCCTCCGGAAGCATTTCGCACGCAGTAATGACGTCCGAAAGAAGTGCGCAACGGACGCCTGCACGAACCTCACGAAGCGTGACCACTGCTCTACCTGCTCGCAAAGCAGTAAGGGCCCGGTGAACGAGACGTGCGTGAAGTGTCGTCGCAAGTTCGAAGCACCGCGCGCGATGCGTCGGGCGTACTGTCCTCGCTGCTCGACGATCTGCGTACGGCCAAAGTGCCGCCGCCCGCGACGTCCCGGCTGGCGCACCACGACGTGCCGTGAACATCACCGTGAAGAGCGGAAGTCGAAGAACAGCGACAAGGGGAGGGTTTACACCGGCCCACCGCCCGCGCCGTCTCTCTCCTACTGACAGCGGTTGTCATGAAAACACCTCAGGAAATCGGCAGTGATGTGGTAGTCTCTAAGAAACGGTTGGCGGCTCGGCTTCGCCAGAAGCGGTACGAAGAACGCCACCCTGATCGAATCAAAGAGAAAAACCGCAAACGTCGAGCACGCTACCATATGAATAAGTCGTCAGCGGCAACCCCGAATGATGACTTGCGGGTTTTGCTCGGCCAAAAACTGAAGGAGTAGGAATGGAAACATCGGCACAGATCAACGAAATCGCAACGGCACTATCAAAGGCACAGTCGGAGATTGAAGGTGCGGTAAAGGACGTACGCAACGATTTCTTCAAGTCGAAGTACGCGGACCTTCACGGTGTGTGGGACGCCTGCCGTGACGCGCTTGTAAAGAACGGTCTTTCGGTTGTGCAGACGACTGAGAGTGGGTTCCGCGAGTTCGTTAGCGAGAAGCACGACGACGGTTACATCACCGTTGTAACTCGCCTGATGCATTCGAGTGGCCAGTGGATTCAGGGTCGTCTCCGCATGAAGCCCGTCAAGCCTGATCCTCAGTCGGTCGGATCGTGCATCACCTACGCCCGTCGTTATGCACTCGCGGCGATTGTTGGTGTGGCGCAGATGGACGATGACGGTAATGCCGCATCGGGATCGACGCAGGAAGAGAAGAAGTCCTACATCAAGCCTGCCACCGCTGCGAAGACGAACTATGCGCAGAAGGATGGCTGCATCAGTGAAGGACAAGCAAAGCTGATCTGGGCTCGTCGCAAGAAGGCCAACAAGGTTAGCGACGCGGACTATGTGAAGCTGCTGGAAGAAAAGGGTTACAAGGATTCGAGCTTCATTCCAGTTGGGAAGCTGGACGAGATCCTGGCCCTCGTTGAGTAGTGCCGCATCTGTACTGTCAGTGTCCAGCTGCGTGGCATGAGTGTGGTGTGGAGGAAATGTTGGAAGAGCTATATCCGTTTGAATCCTTCTCGAAGATGGCGCGTTACAACCGTGAGGTTGTAGTCACCGAGAAGATCGATGGCACGAACGCCCAGATTCTTATCCCCGATATCGAGGGTGAGCTGGGCGACGGCGTGCCCTTTCTAGTTGGGTCGCGTACCCGTTGGATTACGCCAGGCAACGACAACTTCGGGTTTGCGGCTTGGTGTTACGAGAACAAGGACGAGCTGCTGAAGCTTGGCCCTGGTCGTCACTTCGGTGAGTGGTGGGGATCAGGAATTCAGCGTGGCTATGGGCTGAAGGAGAAGCGTTTCAGTCTCTTCAACGTGCATCGTTGGGGCGAAGATCGCGACCTCAAGAAGTATCCCCTTCCGCCGCCCGCTTGTTGTTCGGTTGTTCCGATCATCTATCGCGGGACGATGGAAGACCTCAATGTTCCGTTCCTGATTGAGACGCTAGCGAAGCACGGTTCATATGCGTCCGAAGGATTCATGGACCCTGAGGGAATCGTGATCTTTCACGTTGCTGGTGGTGTGGGTTTCAAAAAGACCATCAAGAACGATGATACCCCGAAGAGTCTTGTCAAGTAATGCAAGAGTGTAGCAACTGCCGGAAGAAAAAAGACCCGACGAAGTTCAGGAAACACAGGAGAGCATGCAGGGCCTGTGAGGCTGAGTATAATAAGCGGTGGAGAGAGTCGGACCCTGATTCGGCCTTAAGAAACAAGAGATCGAGCCTACGAAGGTACGGTATAACTCTCGAAGATTACCAGGCGCTGCTCGCAAAGCAAGAGGGTAAGTGCGCTATCTGCGGAAACGGTCAGTCAAGTAAATTTGTTTCGCTTGACGTAGATCATTGTCACCGCACCGGTAAGGTCAGGGGTCTACTCTGCTCTAATTGTAACAGTGGGCTAGGTAGGTTCTCGGATAAGGTTACCCTCCTTAAGTCCGCTATTAAATACATCAGAAAGCATCGGTCGTGAATATTGTTCCATACGTAGATCCTGACCTCGTCTTTGACGAGGCGAGACATATTTACCTCTATAAGGGAAAGCGTGCGAGTTCTGTCACTCAAGTTATCAAGGCAGGAGGTCTCTCGAAAGACTATGGAGACGTTGATCCAAAGGTTCTGGCTAATGCTGCTGCTCGTGGCACTGCTGTTCACACTGCTATCGAGCGGTACCATGATGGCACCCTAAACTGGGACGACCTACATGAAGAGATTGTTCCGCGCGTGGTGGCCTACGACAAGTTCGTTTCGGATCATAGCTACACGCATATCTGCTCTGAGCAAAAGTATTTCTCACCGACTTGGGGCTATGCGGGTGGTATGGATGCGGTGGGCCTTCTCCCGCGCTGGAACGGAGTCACGGGGCCCCACCTAGTTCTCCTCGACTATAAGACGTCGTACGAGAAAGACCCAGCGTCATGGCGTATCCAGGTTCAGGCATACAAGAACCTTTGGAACGAGAATAACCCGAACCATCCTATCGATCACTGTATCATTCTCTGGCTCAACCGTTTTGGTGAGTACGAGCTAATCGATGCAGACGATAAGGAGTCATGGGCGCTGTTCGTATACGCTGTGCGCATCCTCAATTGGAAGCGCCGCAATGGACGACTCAAGTAAGGAACTCGCGACCCGTCAAGCACTCGATGGTGTCGACGCACTCACGCAACAGCTAGCTTACGGAGATCTTGATGACGGAAGCATTGTCGACGCAGCGCGCTCTTACATACGCGAAGTGCTGCACCCCTTGGTTGAGCAAGTACATGCCTCTCAAGATCCCGTTGTGGACGCGGCATTTCGTGCTCACCGTACAGCGGTGGCAGCTCGATCAGCTCTGTTGGCGCCCTTCCTCGAAGCTGAGGCGCGGATCAAGAAAGCCTTAGGAATCCGTGAAAAAGCCTTGCGCGAGCGTGAGGAATCTGCTAGAAATGCGATCGAAATCGACGATCTGAGCCCAACGCTTCCCGTGACGGTCACCACCATCAAGGGAGCGGGAATCTCAGCGCGGCGCAAGTGGACTTGGAAGGTAACGGATCTGTCTCAAATGAAGCGTGAGTTCCTAATTGCGAACCCTGTTGAAATCAACAAGGCGGTTCGAAAGCACGGGAAGAACGCAGAGGCGGTTGTGGGTGGCATCCTCGTGGAAGAGGATACGCCAAACGTAACTGTGCGGAGGAAGTAGTGGGACAGCAGAAGATCATCATCTGCCAGGGACTTCCGGCCAGCGGTAAGTCGTCTTACGCACGTCAGATCGTGATGATGACGACCTATTGGGTGCGCATCAACAAGGATGACCTTCGGGCGATGCTACACGCGAATCGCTTCTCGAAGGACAACGAGCGCCTGACGGTTGCAGCCCAGAACTTCCTGATCAAGGATGCGCTGTCTCGTGGTACCACGTCATCGTGGACGATACTAACTTTGCGGGCAACGTGGAACGCATCAAGGGTGTCGTCAACGAGTGGTGGAACGAGCATCCGCACGATGACCTACTCGGCAAGGAATATCCGGAGATCGAGATCAAGAAGTTTCCGGAGAAGCCTTCCGTGTGCCTTGGTCGAAATGCCTTGCGCCAGGGCTATGCGAAGGTGCCTGAGGAAGTCATCTTCCGCATGTTCAACAACTACGTGAAGGGAACGGACCTAGAGGTACCAGAGTAATGTCCTGCTTCTTGGCGCGGCTGTGTGCCTTAGTCGGCATCGGGTTTGCGGTTAAGACGGCAACGCAAGGTGATCCGCTCAGCATCGGGGTCATCATCGTAGCATGCTTGGTGTATATTCATGCTGCGGTTTACGAAGTGGTAGATCAGGTAGTCAACGGCGAATGAAGTATCCGTACCCACCAAAAGCCACGCAGAAAGAGATTGTATCCCGCCTTCAGAAGTTCTTCAAAACCGAAGAGGTTGAGTTCTTCAATGCAGCGATGAACCTCTTCTTCTCGTACTACGAAGAGCCGATTCCAAAAGTAACATGGTACCTCCGCATGGACGATTCGGCAGTCGCCGGGTTGACCTACGATAACGGGCGCATCGATCTGATTGCCCCGGAGTCGTGGAAGAAGCGGAAGAAGTACAAGTCGCAACGTCGGTGGATCGAGGTGTGTTTCCACGAGCTGTACCACTATCTGTTCTGGGTGGACGACGAGCGTAAGGCAGAAGAATTCGCAGAGGGGTTCGTTAAGATTTGATCTACACCGGAATTGATCCGGGGTTTACAGGAGCAGTTGGTTTTCTTCGTGATGACGGGTGGCCGATTGGGGTTGTAGATGCCCCGGTGTTTGAGAAGAATGGAAAGCGGTATCTTAGTTACTCGAAGATGCTGCAGATACTAGAGGTAGTCCTTGAGGGTGAAGAAGGGGTCATCTGCATTGAGAAAGTTGGACCTCGCCCCAAGCAAGGTATCTCGTCTGCGTTCCGTTTTGGTTACGGAGCAGGACTGTGGCACGGGGTGGCTGCGCACTTCTACCCGAAGTTTCGAGTTGAGTTTGTGCCACCAGCTACATGGAAGAAAGCATTAGGCGTAACAGCAGATAAGGACACCTCGCTAACTCTCGCACGTAACCTTTTTCCAGATATGGCGCCGAACTTGAAGCGCAAGATGGATGACGGAAGAACAGAGGCACTGCTGATCGCCTATTACCAACTGAAGTTTGGAGTGAACCACCAATAACGTACCTAGATGGCAACGGTTCACCTTCGGAGCTGCTGGTTCCAGTATAGGACTGACAACTAGACTAGCTCCGTGAGTTTTACGTGGAAACAAAAAAATGCAGTAAATGCCTAACAGAGAAGACGCTAGATTCGTTTCCTAAGTCGAAACGACACCCCCAAGGGAGGTTTTCCTGGTGTAGGGTATGTAAGGGGCAGAGGGAGAGGGCCAGATATCATGGCCAATCCGAGGAACGACGTATACGGGTGAAAGCCCTTATGCGAAAGCAATACGAAAAAACCAAGGTTCGTCGATCTGAGGAGTCGCGCCTAAAAAGGTATGGAATATCAGCCGATGACTTCAAGGGCTTGATTAAAAAGCAAGACGGAAAATGCGCCTGTTGTTTTCGCGTTCTTTGCCTCGGTCGACATACCCATGTCGACCACGATCATAAGGATGGTCGTATCCGGGGCGTCCTCTGTAGAGAATGTAATGTAGCATTAGGGTTATGTCATGATGAACTTGAGCGCGTCGTGGCATTATATCGGTACTTACTGAAGGCTCAACAAGACAAAGGAAGATTGGAAAAAAAGAATGAATAAGGTATTCCTTCTAGGCAACCTGGGCAAAGACCCAGAAGTACGTCACACCGGCAGCGGTACTGCCGTTTGCAAGTTCCCGCTCGCAACCACCAAGAAGTACACTAAGGATGGTGAGCGTCAGGAGCAGACGGAGTGGCACAACGTCGTCGTGTGGGGCAACCAGGGTGAGAACTGCGGCAAGTATCTCACCAAGGGTCGCCAGGCACTCGTCGAGGGCGAGATTCGTACTCGCAGCTACGACGACAAGGACGGCAACAAGCGTTACATCACCGAGATTCACGCGAACAACGTGACATTCATCGGTGGCGGAAACGGCGGCGGGGCATCGGGCGCCGAGGATCATGCCGAGGGCACGGCGGGGGACGAAGATATCCCCTTCTAAGGGACTCTTGACACCCTGAGGCTTTCTTGATACCGTCTGGTCCGTGGTGACGCGGACGGGATGAGGGAAGCATTGGAATAGAGGCTCCATGATCGAGCCGCCTTGATCGGGGTTTTTGCACCTCCTACCCGAAAGGCGGTTCCTTCGTGGGGCCTTTATTTTTGTGGGGAAAGAATGGCTGATAAGCAAGTAGAGGTACGTGGTGGCGTAGGGTTCTTCGGACTACTCACGCTCATCTTCGTCGTGGCTAAGATCACGGGCTATATTGATTGGTCCTGGTTCTGGGTCTTTAGTCCGATCATCTTTTCATTCGGACTAGCAATCGTGTTCATTACGCTCGTGCTAGTTCTTGTAGCAATTGCGGAGACAAAATAGCAATGCGAAACGCAACAGACGTAACAATCCTACTCGATCGTTCCGGCTCCATGATGAACGTGTGGTCAGACATGATCGGGGGCATCAACGGCTTCGTTGAGGAGCAGAAGAAGGCCGATGGCGATTGCGCCGTTAGCTTCATCCTTTTCGATAGCATCAACGATCACGAAATCGTATGCGAGAGCCGCAACGTTCGTGAGTTCTCTCCCGTCGCTATCAGCGACTACCGCCCACGCGGTGGTACGCCACTGATCGACGCGATGGCAAAGGCGATCCAGTGTACTGGCGAACGCCTGCGCAAGATTCCCGAAGAGCATCGCCCGAACAAGGTCATCTTCATCTGTGTGACCGATGGCGGTGAGAACGAAAGCCGCACCTTCACGCGCGATACCCTCGCAAGTATGATCACGCATCAGCGCGAACAGTACTCGTGGGAGTTCATGTTCCTCGGCGCAAACTTCGACGTATTCGGGGAGACTAGCTCTTACGGTATCCCGATGATGGCTGCCTCCTCGTATCACTACTCGTCAGCGGGCGTAAGCAACGCCTTCATGGCTGCCGCGTCGAACGTACGCAGCTACCGCAGCGGTAAGCGCATGACGGCTTCATTTACGGCGGCGCAGCAGGATACGCTGTCGAGTGCTGACGTGAAGCTCGACGAAGCGGCCCTGGCGGCGGTGGATGACTCGACCAACTAACTCACACTGAGGGTTGACTGATGGAAGACTTCGATGCTATTAAGGCGGTCAAGCACGAGTACCTGACCCGGATTCAGCAGGATGGACGCGCTGAAATTCTCAGGCTGGCACTTCGGGCGATGAAGCAAGATGGCGTCGAAGTCCTCCAGTGGGAACAGTTTACCCGCGACGATGGCTCTTTCGCGATCGGGATCACGAAGGGCGACCATATCGCCCCGAACGTTCTGGTATTCGGGAGAATGTTAGATGAACTAGCTGACCTGATGGAGATCGTGTTCGGAGAAGCTAAACGCATTACCATCGATCGCGATGGTACCCTAACAGTGGAGGAAATGTGATGATCAAGAAGTATCTCTACGCCGTGATGTTCGCGCTTGTGATGATCGGCGAGGCACATGCGGGGCAGTGAATCGACAAAGCAGCGCAAGCATATCGAGGCGGCGAGACCGTCTACGTGGGTACGACCGAGGGTGCAGCAGCATCGGTGGATGCCAGCAAGATTCGTGACGCAATCGGGAAGTCTACCGTTCCCGTGTTCTTCGCAGTGCTTCCGGCGTCGGCCGAAATGGAGACGACCGCAGACGAAATGCCGCTTGCGATCGGACGTCAGCTCGCGGTGCCCGTTGCTGTCGGAGTACTGGTCGGGAGTAAGTTTCGAGCGAATGCCGTGGGGGACGTCGGGGGGCTTTCTGGTTCTGCCATCGCCTCCAGTGCTACGCGAGCCTTCCAGGACTACCGCAGTCAAGGGCCTACTGGCGTCGTGGTAGGCTGGGCAGGTTTGCTTCCGCAGCTTCCTCCAACGTACGTGGCTACGCGCGAAGCCGTGAAGGCTGGTACAGACGGTACCGCATTTCCGTGGTGGATGCTCGCGCTGATCGTTACGGTCGGTGGGGCAGTCTGGTACTGGTTCTACTCTCAGGATAAGGCCGACGAGAAGAAGTACCAAGCTGACATGAAGCAGTATCGGCAACCGATACGGAAGGCGTATAAGGGCCGCGAATACGACTACACCCGCCAGCAGTCGGCAATTGTACGCACTACTACAACGGCGGCTACCACGAGGGCACATTCTATCCTGCCGGGTACTACAGCGACAACTTCTGGCGCGATTGGGTGATCATGGACACGATCCTCAATCGACCCGGCCGTACATCGGATGCAACCGTCGACAAAGACACCTACACGGGTCGTGCTTCCCATGCTCCGGAGCCTGCGCCAGTTGCGGCTGCTCCGGTAGGGGAAGCGCCTCGGTCTGGCGGTGGGGACTTCTCTACTGCCCGTGCTTCGGACGATTTCGGTGGTGGAAGCATCACGCCTCCTCCACCCGATCGGCATCAGGACTTCGCTCCAACTCGTTCGGAGACGCCATCGTACAGCAGCCGTCGCGACGACGACACCCCAAGCTTCAGCTCGGGCGGCGGCGACTTCGGATCGTCTTCGGGTGGCGGCGATTGGGGCGGTGGCTCCAGCGGTGGCGGCGACTTCGGCGGTGGTGACTCAGGCAGCAGTGGAGGGGGAGACTTCTAATGGCAACCAACAAACTCGGTCTACAGCACTATATCAACCACGTTTCGCTCGTGGTCGATCGTTCCGGCTCGATGGGTGGACAGCCCGTCGTGAAGGTGTTCGACAAAGAGCTGAATCACCTGAAGCAGCGTTCGATCGAGCTGAATCAGGAAACCCGAATCTCGATCTATCTGTTCGACGATCGAATCGAGTGTCTGACGTTCGACATGGACGTCATGCGCTTCAGTACGCTTCAGGGGCACTGGAACGTGCGTGGTATGACCGCGATGCTCGATGCGGTGCATACCTCGATCAAGGATCACCAGAAGCTTCCTGAGCTGTACGGCGATCACGCGTTTCTGACCTACGTCATCACGGACGGTCAGGAGAACGCGAGTCGGATCGCGGACAGCCACACGATGAAGGCGCTGCTGGCCAGTCTCCCGGAGAACTGGACGACGGCGTGTCTCGTGCCCGACATTCGCGGCAAGCACGAGGCCAAGAAGTTCGGCTTCGACGAAGACGCTATCGCGATCTGGGATACGTCTAGCCCAACAGGCTTCGAGAAGGTCGGACAGCAGTTCTCGCGTGGCATGGATCAGTTCATGACCATGCGTGCTCAGGGCGTCCGTGGCACCAAGTCCTTCTTCGCGACGCTCGATACGAGCAAGCTGAAGGCGGGCCAGATGAAGGAAGCCCAGGGCCAATTCGAGGTCTTCAAGGTCGACTCGGACATCGCGATCAAGGAAGCGGTCGAGAGCTATACCGGGCGCAGCTACGTGCTCGGTGCAGCGTTCTACCAACCCGTCAAGAAGGTGAAGATCCAGGACCACAAGGACATCTACGTCCAGGACGTTCACAGCGGGAAGGTCTACACGGGCGCCAACATTCGTCAGCTGCTCGGGCTCCCTGCCGGAACCGCCATGGTGGAACCGGGCGATCACAAGAACTGGCGCGTGTTCGTGCAGTCCACGTCGGTCAATCGCAAGCTGTTCGCAGGCAATCACGTCCTCCTGAAGGTCGCGTAAGCAACCCTCCGTGCAAGGAAGAAGGGGCCTGGGGCGTAACAGTTCCAGGCCCCTTTGCGTATGGGTAATCTCGACGACTTACTGAATCGACTAGACGGGGTACGAAGATTTGGCAGCACCTGGCGGGCAAAGTGTCCGTCGCATAGCGATAAAACGCCAAGCCTCGTCATCAGAGTCGACAATAAAGGGAACCTCTTACTCCACTGCTTTGCCGGGTGCCGAGTTCCCGACGTCATGGGTGCCCTCGGTCTTCCCATGCACGCGCTCTTTGCTTCCCGGAGGGACCGTAAGCCGCTTCCCCCGCCGCGCGTCGATTACCGGCGCCGAACGATTCAGCTGAGACTAACGCTGTGGGTAGTCTCGGGGCTGTTAAAAGAACACTCGACGGTCGAGCTACGGGATGCCGCTATGGACATCGCGTGTGACTATTACGATGCCGTCGAACGATACGAGAAAGAAAGGAAAGGCAGTGAGCCTCCACCGTCATGCTGGTGGCTTTGCTCCTTTGATTGCAATCGAAAGTATGGGCACGAAAAAGACTGTGGCGGCTGTAACAAAACCGCTGTGTCAGAATACGGCTTCTGTCGGGAGCATCACGCTACCTACTGTAAGCCTCTCAGGAGAAGAAATTGAACTGGCTAGAACCCATGCCCAACTATGCAGTTTGGGTGGCCGCTCGCAAGTACGAGGAAGAGCAAGTCGAGACGCTTCACTTTCTGAAGACCAACTTACCGGACAAGTTTGTGAGCTGGCATTTAGTAAGTATTGGTTCGGCTCAACGACCCAATACCAGCAGTCGCGATGGACAAGAAATAACAATCCGCGCGTAGGTGATGGGGGCTTCGACTTCCCCGGTTTCGCCATGAACGTGAAGGGCTCGTTACGACGCGACCCGAATCGGCCCTTCGAGAAGTACCATCTGCTTATTAGGCCAGCAGAGCGGAAACAGGGCATGACGTACATTCAGGCCGTCGCGGACTTGACTAATGATCCACTTGTGGTATTCTTAGGCTTTCTGGCTGACGAGGAAATCACGGGGCCGGTGGACGAGGGGTGGCACTTCAAGGGGGCGCACGCGATTCCCTTTAGTCAGCTCCACCGCCTGCCGCCGTACCCGTGGCACTGGTAAAGGCGAAGACAATGGCGTGTACAATTTTGTATCTGGCGTGCTTTCTACTCGGCCCGCTGGGGTGGATTCTCGGCGTTCTGATCTATCTCGGTAGCGTTCCGACACCCTGCGCTGGCTGATGGCACGAATCAGGATCGAGGATAAGACCAACTCGCTGTGCGATACTTGTAAGTACGCCACGCGGGTAAAGAACATCGGGCAGAATCGGGTCGGCATCGTCTGCTCGCAGATCCGTAGGTATGACGAGGTTTCCTACGTCTACCCTAAGGACGAGTGTGGCTTCTGGCGCGATCGGAACTTCGTGGATTTGTATGACATGAAGCAGATCGCCTGGATCGTAAACACTGACAAGAAAAACCAGATTGGCTTTGTCTCGCCGAAAGATCTCAAGGATGCTGACAAAAGCGATCGTTACCGTGGCGGCGCTAAGGAGCTAGACAACCTAGAGACGATGCTGCCACAAAAGCTGAAGGAGCTATGAGAAAAATGCGGTTTCAAATCGATGGCAAGGAAGTGTACGTTCACTTCCATCACATTCCGGACGAGCCGGAAGACGGTTTCATTTGCACGGAAGTCGTGATCGAGTCGGATCACCCGGAGATTGCGAATCTCGGCGGTCAGATCTTCGGTCGTGCGTTCTGTCATCCGAACGATCAGTTCTGCAAGCGCACCGGTCGCAAGATCGCGCTAGAGCGGGCACTGTACGTCGAGGACGACAAGCAGGAGCGTATCATCAGCCGTGCATTCACTACGCCGTTCTGGAGCGAGTACTTCAAGGGCATCCCGAACGACAAGGTGAACACCCGTCAACGTTGGGTGCAACTTCCGAACGGCGAGTTCGTTCGTATGGCTGCCGTGGTGGAGGCGATTCGTTTCGCGAAGGAACAAAACCATCCGCTGCTTCCCATGGCGGTGGAGTCTTGCCTAGGCGACTAGGCAAGCAATCTGGGTATAGCTCAGCCTGGTAGAGTACGTGCCTTGGGCGCACGGAGTCGGGGGTTCAAATCCCTCTACCCAGACTAATCCAGGAATAGCTCAATTGGTAGAGCATCGGTTTTACACACCGGGGGTTGCGGGTTCAATTCCTGCTTCCTGGACTTGTGGCGGGACGGTCTAAATGGCTTTCGATGCTGGCCTCATAAGCCAGAGAGTGCTGGTTCGAATCCAGCTCCCGCTTCTGTGGTGCTATCGTCTAACGGTCAAGGATACTTGATTCTCAGTCAAGTGATCGGGGTTCGATTCCCCGTGGCACTACTATAGGAAGGTCGTCTAGAGGCTTAGGATACTGGTTTTTCAAACCGGATGACGCGGGTTCGAATCCCGTCCTTCCTACTACAGTGAGATAGCATATTTGGTATATGCACCCGACTGTTAATCGGGCTATCCAGGTTCGATCCCTGGTCTCACTGCTGTTGCAGGGTGAAGCGGAGCCTGGTTACGCACTCGCCTTTGAAGCGAGCTAATGTGGGTTCAAATCCCACCCCTGCTGCTTTGATGGTTGTTTGTGAATGAAGAAGTGTAGCTCATGTAAGAAGACAAGACGGCTTTCAAGCTTTCATAGGCGAGGAAAGAACGGCAAGCAGTCGGACTGTAAGGACTGCAAGTCGTCGTACAGCGCAAAATATCACCAGCGTCACAAAGTAAGAAGGTTAGCTAGAAAGACTCAGCGCCTCAGGGCACTGTACCAATGGTGCGACAACCTAAAAAAGAATCCGTGCTCCGACTGTAAGAAGACGTTTGATCCTATATGTATGGATTGGGATCATTGTCGCGGGAGTAAGGTTAAGGCGATCGGAAGTATGGTCGCAGCAACATGGTCAAGAAAATCAATACTGACCGAGATGGCAAAGTGTGACCTTGTATGCTCTAATTGTCATCGAATAAGAACGAAGATGCGCCGTAGCTCAGCTGGTAGAGCCCGAGGCTCTGAACCTCGGTGAGCCCCCGTTCGAGTCGGGGCGGCGCGGTTTTGCTGGTGTAGCTTAATGGTAAAGCGGCTGATTTGTAATCAGCTGACTGCGGGTTCAAGTCCTGTCACCAGCTTTTCCTCTGGTCGCCCAATGGTTAGGGCACTCGATTGATAATCGAGAGATGGAGGTTCGACTCCTCCCCGGAGGACTATTTTATGGGGGTAACATGCTAGAACGTGAAGGCGATATCTGGGAGCTAGCTGATTGCGGCACGCTCGTCGTTACAACCAACCCGGTCATTTCCTACTCGCGCTCGCATCAGGGCGAGGTCGTGATGGGGCGCGGCATCGCCCTCCAGTGCAAGCAGCGATTCCCCCATTTTCCAGAGGCGCTGGCAGCACGAATCCGGGCTCAAGGCAATATCCCACATGATATGGGTTCGTGGGTGACGGATTCTCGGGTGCCGTGGTTTCGGATTCTTACTCTTCCGACTAAACACCACTGGAAAGACAAGGCTGATCATTCGCTGATCAAGATGTCGCTACTGCGAATCGCCACGTTGGTGGAAGACTTAGGGATTACTGGCCCTATCTTCACGCCTCGCCCCGGTTGTGGCAACGGGGGGCTTGACTGGCGAACCGTAAAGCCGTATTGTGCCCAGACACTAAGCGACCAGTTTGTGGTGGTCGACTACAAGCCGGTGCAAGGTGAGCTGCTGTAAAACTATCGGTCGGTAACAAAATTGGGTGAATGTACCAGGCTGTAACCCTGGTGTCCTTCGGGACCGTTGCAGGTTCAAGTCCTGCCCGACCGACTATCTTACAAGGGGGTGTGTGGATGCCAACGAAGCCGAAAGCCGCAGTCGTCATCGGTCGCATGCAGCCGTTTCATATGGGGCACAAGGCGTTGATCGACTTTGCCCTGGACCAAGCGGAAATGGTCGTGGTCTGCCTTGGTTCCGCGTACCAGCCTCGGACGAGCAAGAATCCGTGGACGTTCAACGAGCGCATGGAAATGATCAACCGTGTGTATCGTGGCATGAACGACACCTACGACAAGACCAAGCTTGGCGTTGCGGGCCGCATCGAGGTCGTACCGATTCGTGACCACATGTACAACGATGCGCTGTGGATCGCGGAAGTGCAGAACCGTGTCTACCAGGCGGTCGAGCGGTGGGAAGAGCGCACCGGTCACGAGCGCATCTACGGCAAGGTGAAGCGCGAAGAGGTCGTTTTGGTCGGTCACCAAAAGGACGATTCCTCGTTCTACCTCTCGATCTTCGGTTGGCGCTGCATCGAGTTTCCGAACCATGGCGGCATCAATGCCACGGATCTGCGGGAACAGTTTCTTACCAACGGCGGCAACATGTCGGACGATCTGCCGGTGCCCGTACGCGAGCTGATGGGTCAGCTGCGTACCGCGCAACCGGTCTTCAACGATCTGTGCGACGAGCTAGCTTTCCTCAATAAGTATCGTTCCCATACTCAAGTGGGCGAGTATCCGGTGCAATTCATCACGGTCGACTCCGTGCTGGTTGCGGCGGGGCACGTCCTAATGATCAAGCGCGGCGGGCATCCCGGCAAGGGTATGTGGGCGTTGCCGGGTGGCTACGTCAATCATAGGGAGACTATCCGGGACGCGGTGCTCCGGGAGTTGAAGGAAGAGACTGCCGTCTTGGTCGACGAAGAGACGCTGATTCGCAGCATTGCAGCTACCAAGGTCTACGATGCTCCTGGGCGTGATCTGCGGGGCCGTATCGTCACGAATGCGTTTCTCTTCAAGCTTCCGGACAGCGTGGACCTTCCGAAGGTGAAGGGTGGCGACGACGCTGCCGAGGCGCGGTGGATTAGCTTCGGCGACTTGCAGCAGATGGAAGGCGAAATCTACAGCGACCATTTGCATATCGTCAACGACCTACTGTCGCGGGGTTACTAGTTTGGGTATCTCTCTCATGAAGTGTAGCGGCGCGGTGGAGCCGGGGGCTGTCGTGCCCCCTCCACCGAACCCTAATCCGTCGCGGTTCAAGATCCTGCAAACATTCGTGTGGAACAATCATATCCTTGTACGCGTTAAGTACCCGGATTGCACTTCGTACGAAGGTGAAAAGCTTCTACTGTACCTGAACACAAGCCTGGAGCAAATTGCACGGGCGAAGTTTCTAGATCCGCATTTCAGTGACAAACCCGGCCTGTATCCGAACGCACGCTTCGAGCCAACGGATCGCGGCCTAGACATGGCTTTCGAGCTACTACGGGGGATGGGATGAGTAAGCATGCGTCGCAAATGAAGGGGTACTCGGAGGTTCGGCTGCCGCTGCTGGAGCCGTATCATCATCGCTGTGCATGTGGCGATGCGATTCCGTGCGACAAGTGGAAGGATCATGCGGGGAGCTGCATGGTTCGGATTCGCAAGCGGGAAGAGCGGAAGGCGAAGAAGGCTGCGGCATGAAAACGTATACCACACTAGGGGTCACAAGAATTCTCCTAGAGAATTGCGCCAGGGTGTGGTGGCGGCGGTTTGATCCTAACGAGGGGCTAAACGACCTCGATGAGCGTGGGCATTACGAGTTTGGCCGCAAGCCCCGTTATGAAGAGGCTAACGGCAAGCGCGAGCTAGTTTTCGAAATGACAAGCGAAGAGCTGCAAGAGTTGATCTACCAACTAACAGGATCATACCCGGAGGTTCAGACGTGAACATCATTCTCGATACGGACAGCTACAAGGCTAGTCATCCGGCGATGTACCCGAAAAACATGCTGGGAATGGAGTGCTACCTGGAGGCGCGCGAGGAGGGTGGCATTCGGCCTGCAGTGAAGGACATCACGGACCTCGACTACACGGTGTTCTTCGGCCTGCAGGGGCTGTGCATGGACTACCTCTGCGACCGCCTTTCGCGCCATTCAGTCGACGAGGCGGAAGATATATTTCGCGAGCATGGCGTCTCGTTCTACCGCGACGGCTGGGACTACATCGCGGACAAGTACGGGTGCCTACCAATCGAGATCAACGCGGTGCCTGAGGGTGCCGTGGTGCCTCGGGGGAACGTGCTCCTGCGCCTGCGTGGCACTGATGATCGGGTGCCGTGGATAGCTTCGTGGGTCGAAGATCTGATCGTCCGGTTGTGGTACCCGATTACCGTCGCAACAATCTCGCGGCGGTGTAAAGAGGTAATTAACCATCACCTCGTATTGTCATCAGACAATGCCGAGAGGGAGCTGCCATTTAAGCTGCACGACTTCGGAGCACGCGGCGTTTCGTCGCGCGAGTCTGCTGCAATCGGTGGTGCGGCGCATCTCGTTAACTTCCTCGGTACAGATACCATTCAGGGTATGCTGTACGCGATGAATAACTATAACTGTCTGAAGGTGCCCGGCCTCTCGATCGATGCGGCCGAACATAATACTATCATTTCGTGGAAGCAGGGTAAGTACGTCGATTGGGAAGCGGCCTGTTACCGCAACATGGTAAAGCTGGCGAAGCCCGGTCAGGTGTTTGCGGTCGTCTCGGACACCGAGGATATCTACAACGCGGTCGAGCATATCTGGGGCGAGACCTTGCGCCAGGACGTCATCGACTCCGGAGCAACGCTCGTGGTGCGTCCCGATTCTGGCGACCCGGTGGAAGTCGTTTCGGCTACGCTTGCAATGCTCGGCGAGAAATTCGGCTACACGGTGAACAATAAAGGGTACCGGGTTCTCAAGCACGTTCGCGTCATCCAGGGTGACGGCATGGAGCTGAGCACGATCAACGAGCTGTATGGCGTCATCGTTGCGGAAGGCTGGTCTGCCGAGAACCTTGCCGTAGGGATGGGTGGTGGTCTGCTCCAGAAATGCAACCGCGACACTCTACGCTTTGCCTACAAGGCGTGCGCGATCAAGGTCGAGACTCCGGATGGCAATATCGGGGGCCCGGTGACGCTGCCCGTGAGCAAGAAACCGCGTACAGACCTCAGTAAGCAAAGCAAAAGCGGGGATCTGGATCTGATCCTGGTCGACGGCAAATATCGGACTATCGATCGCTTGACGGATCGGGCCTTCGCGTGGCATCGTTCGGAGCTGGTGCCGTACTTTCGTAACGGCAACGTGATTCGACAGGAAGACTTCAGCGAGATCCGAAAGCGGGCATGGAGGGCCTAATGGAAAAGCACTTCGTAACATTCTTCAGTCCAGGGACTTTCTTCTCAGAGCAGAGGGAGAAGCCGATCGAGTCCTGGGACGTAGAGAAGGCTAAGAAGCTGGCCGATGGTATCTCGGAGAGATACGGCGCCACTCCCTACGGGTTTCAGTTTTCCACCCGCGCGCGCAAAGACGACGAGCTGGATAGCCGCGTGACGAAGCGGTCACCGATGTACTACCTAGGCGGCAAGATCGAAACCCTCGCCGAGGTAGAGGCACGTAACGACCCAAAGGAAAGCATCCTTCTCAGCAACATGCGGGGGAATGGGTACGACAAAATCATCGTGAACACCAACTCCTGGAAGTTTACGGGACCACTCAATAAGGGTGACGTAGTACTCGACTATACGCCGCCGAAGAAGAAAGAAACCAAATGATCTTTCGCGACGACCATATCAAGCAGATGCCGTGGCTTCCTTCGGGTACCATTCTCGTGGTGTCTGCGGGGTCGCGCGCCTACGGACTCAACCGGCCCGATAGCGATTACGATCTGCGCGGGCTCATGATTCCGCCGAAGGATTACTACATCGGCTTTCTCAAGACCATCGAGCAGGTGGAAATGAAGGTCGAGGGTGGCGAGGGGACGCTGTACGCAGTGCCGCGTTTCTTTCAGCTCGCGGCCGACTGCAACCCGAACATCATCGAGATCCTATGGTCGGACGTTTTCTTTTCGAACGACCAATTCATGGAAGACCTTTTTCGCTACCGCGAAGCGTTTCTCTCGAAGAAGGCACGCTACACCTTCTCAGGTTACGCAATGGCGCAGCTAAAGCGCATTCATACGCACCGCAAGTGGTTGCTCGATCCGCCGAAGGGAAAGCCGGAACGTGAAGACTTCGGGCTACCGAAGACGTCGCTACTCTCGCGGGATATCCTCGGTGCTATCGAGGCGCTGACGAAAAAGGCAACGCCGAGTATTGGGCAGCGCGTGCGTGAGGGGATCGTTCCGAACGCCGTGAAGGCATCCGGGATGACCACGGACCCGATGGAAGTGGAAGAGCTAGCAGTCGACGCTAGCTTCCCGGCGCACGTCATGAACATCTATCAGCGTGAGCGTGCGTACCATAACGCCATGCAGCAGTGGCAGCAGTACGAGACCTGGAAGGGAAACCGTAACCAGGCGCGTGCCGCGATGGAGGCTCGATTCGGGTACGATACAAAGCACGCGATGCATCTGGTTCGTCTCATGCGCATGTGTGGGGAGATCCTAGAAGGCAAGGGCGTGATCGTGCGGCGACCGGATTACGAAGAGCTAATGGCCGTGCGTGACGGCGCGTGGAGCTACGACCAGCTGATGGAGTTTGCGACCACGCAGGACGAGCTAATGGGTAAGCTATACGAAACATCAACGCTACCTCGGGAGCCTGATCGCCCGTATCTACATCAACTGTGCTGCTCGATCATGGAGCGGTACTATAACGCGTGAGGGGATGATGACGAAGAAGAAGGAAGTCAAGGTAAAGGCGCCGAAGAAGATGAATCAGCGAGTCAAGAAGGCGTGGCTCGCGGCACTTCGGTCGCGGAAGTACAAGCAAGCGCAGGGGATGCTGCGTGAGGTCGACTACGACAAAGAGGGTAAGGTCGTAGGGTACTGCTGCCTCGGTGTCCTTTGCGACGTCTTTGCGAAGACCCCCACCGGTCGCAAAGAGAAAGCTAAGTGGAAGGACGGAAGCTTCCTAGGTGAAGAGACGTACCTTCCCGACAAGGTGAGGGAGTGGGCGGGTCTTCCAGGCGAGGACGAGGAGCGCGCGTACGAGGCGGCAAAGGGCTACGGCAAGGAAACCGTTCAGGAAGCCTTGATTACGCTCAACGACAGCCTCGGAGCACGCTTCGGGCGCATCGCCAACTGGATCGAGAAGAACCTCTAAGACTCTTGCTTTCCTGATGCTTTTCTGGTAGTATTACCGGATGCGTCAGGGGGAACTGACTCACGAAATCATTCGCCCGTTCGTGGAGAGCGGACACATTCGCTCTACCACGGACGGGGATTTGACTCTCTACTCCTACACCGAATCGTGCGTTTACGATCGCGTGTGAAATCCGGTGACGATGGCCTGTCGTGGTCTCGTGCTGGATTCTCAGGACCGAATAGTTTCTCGGCCCTTCACGAAGTTCTTCAACCTCGGAGAACCCTCGTGCCCTGCTCTACCTAACGAGCCCTATCAGGTTTACGAAAAGCTGGACGGATCGCTCGCGATTGCGTTTTACCACAACGGTCGCTGGCGCATGACCACGCGCGGTTCATTTGCAAACGACTACGTGTCGTATGCGGAACGATGGCTCGCGGACTTTCCGTTCCCGAAGGAACATACCGTGATGTTCGAAGTCGTGATCCCAAACGACGCGATGTCACGTCCAGTAAAGCACGACCCTGGGCTGTATTATCTAGGGAGCGTTCATACCGAGAGCGGTATGGATCTTGGCCCGGTCGACGACGGGCTCTGGCTGCAGCGTTCTGCGCGTTGCTATGGGGCGGAAAGCCTCGACGTACTACAGGCGCGTGCGGAGAATGAGGTTGGCCACGAGGGGTTCGTGGTGCGCTTCGAGAGTGGGCTGCGCGTCAAGATCAAGACCGCGTGGTACCTAAAGCTGTTTCGCGCCATCACAAACCTGACCGAGAAGAAGCTGCGTGAGCTAGTCGCCGAGACTTACGACCCGGAGGGTGTCATCGCGAGCTTCCCTGAAGAGCTGCGTGCAGAAGTCGAACAAATCGTCTGGCCACTGGTTGGCCGCGCTCAGTCTACTGGCGGCAAGATTTACCGCGAATTCAGTATGCTGAAGAAGCTGTATCCCGAAGCATCATCTAGCCGCGAGGCTCGCAAGGCTTTCGCTTTCCACATCAAAGAGTTTCCTCACCGTGCCCTGTTCTTCAAGCTGCTCGAAGGAAAGGAGATCATGCGTGATCTAATTTTGCAGGAGTAGTTATGTCCGATATGTCCCCGTTTGCTCAGACCATCTTCAACCAGAAGTACGCCCACCTCAAGCCCGATGGCACCCTTGAATCCTGGAGTGAAGTCGCTGACCGTGTAGCCGAAACCGTCCTCAAGGCTGTCCACGCAAAGAAGAGCCTTGTACGCGACGTCGCCCACGCCATTGAACAACGCAAGTTCATTCCGGGCGGGCGCTATCTCTACGCTACAGGTCGCCCGTATCACCAAGTTCAAAACTGCCTACTCATGAGCGTGGAAGATTCCCGCGAAGGCTGGGCGGATCTTCTACAAAAGTCGTCGCTCGCGCTTATGACAGGCGCCGGGATTGGCGTTGATTACAGCGCCATCCGTGGCGAGGGCAAGATGATTCGCAAGACCGGTGGCATTGCAACCGGTCCTATTGCGCTCATGAAGATGCTGAACGAAGTTGGTCGCGGCGTGATGCAGGGAGGCTCACGCCGTTCTGCTATCTGGGCGGGACTCAATTGGCAGCACCCCGACATTCTCAAGTTCATCGAACTGAAGAACTGGTCGCAGGACGTGCGCGATCTGAAGGAGAAGGATTTCAACTTCCCGGCGCAGATGGATGGCACTAACATCAGCGTGCAGCTGGACGATGAATTCTTCGATGCAATGGATGACGAGAATCATCCGAAGCATACCCACGCAAGCCTAGTCTATTGGGCCACTGTCAAGCAGATGCTAAAGACAGCAGAGCCTGGGTTTAGCATTGACGTTGGGAAGAACCGCAAAGAAACGCTGCGCAACGCCTGCACCGAAGTCACGTCGGACACCGACTCAGACATTTGCAACCTCGGCTCCATCAATCTGGCGCGGATCAGCTCGCTCGAAGAAATGAAGGAAATGGTCGAGCTGGGGACTGCCCTTCTTCTCGCGGGGACCGTATACTCTGACGTGCCGTACCCGAAGGTGGATCAGGTGCGGACGAAGAATCGCCGTCTTGGGCTAGGGCTCATGGGGATTCATGAATGGCTCCTCAAGAACGGCAAGAAGTACGGCCCAGACTCCGACCTTGAAAAGTACCTCGAAATCTACGCGACCAGCACCAAGATCGCGCACCGCCTCTCGGACGAATGGGATATCTCGCGTTCGGCAAAGACGCGGGCCATCGCACCGAACGGCACCATCGGCATTGTAGCTGAGACGACTACCGGCATCGAATGTATCTTCGGTGTGGCTATCAAGCGCCGCTACCTGAAACACCTAACCTGGAATTACCAATACGTGATCGACCCTACGGCGCAACGTCTGATCAACGAAGGCATCGCGCCTGATTCTATCGAGGATGCGTACTCCCTAGCTGAGAACGTCGAGCGCCGCGTGGAATTCCAAGCCTGGGTGCAGCGGTTCGTGGATCATGGAATCTCGTCGACAATCAACCTTCCTGCGTGGGGTTCTCCGCTCAACAACGAGTCTCGCGTTAAGCCGTTTGGCGATATGCTGCTCAAGTATCTCCCGCAACTTCGTGGGCTCACCTGTTACCCTGATGGTGCGCGCGGCGGTCAGCCTATTACACCAGTGCGATATCAGACTGCGATCCAGCACGTTGGAAACGTGTATCAGGAAGCTGTCGATATCTGTGATTTGACGAAGGGGGGCACCTGTGGAGCGTAAGTGTAGCGCGGCTGGGTGTGATCGCGCGCACGAAGCGAAGGGGCTTTGCCGAAGGCATTATAAGCAGCTGCCGGATAGAAAACTATACGCACGCGACTACAATAAGGAATACTCAGCAGCCTACTGCCGAAGTATGAGGGGTAGGGCGACGGCTCTTAAAAGGGCAGTAAAAGATTCGGGCCTACCTTCAGACATCACCGCCGACGACCTTGAGGTGATACTAGGGCGAGGAAGGTGTGTCTATTGCTCTGGCCCACTTAGCCCCACGGGGCATGGGTTGGACAGGAAAAATGCCAACCGTGGTTACACTTTGGATAATGTTGTTCCGTGCTGTGTTACGTGCAATCGCATTAAGAACCGATATCTCTCACATGAGGAAATGGTTGCGGCAATGCGAGCGGTACTCAGGGTCAGAAGGAACAGCTGTGGCGCGTAGTAAAGAAGACCTGGACAAATGGCAAGCCTTTGCCTCGCTCATTAACAAGATGATCAAAGAGGGTCACGGCGAGAAGGTTGCCATCGGTCTAACCGGGGCATTGATGGGGCAAAAAACTAGCGTCGATGCGATGTTTGAGTGGGCTGATGTTTATTTCAAGGACGAAATCGAGGCGAGCTTCATGAAGATGATGGGCCCGCGCGATGGGGAGACGATACACTAATGGAAGTGACTGAGAAGGGACTAGAGGTCACCGAGGACGAGCTGTGGGGAAAACTCACGCACCTCCTCTCGCTGACTGCAGAGAAGAATCGCGAGAAGACCATCATCGTGATGATGGAAGCAATGCGGGGGTCGTTCGTCGATCCTGTGGCGCTCTCGTGGTACGTGGACGAAAACCTCAAGACCGAGATCAAGGCCGTATGTGCAGACCTTGGCATCGCGGCGGATAACACTCCTGACGTGAAGGTGATTCGGGAGAAGGGGCACTAATGAAAATCGACGTGCTAGATAAAGGCTTCATCAAGGCCGTAGACATTCTCGGTACGGACCTGACGGTCGTGAATGCGGCCCGGATTAGCTTCGGCAAGATCAAGTCGGAGCTGGACGACGACGACCGCAAACTGATGCGGTACCTCGCGAAGCACAAGCACTACTCACCGTTTCGCCACATCATGGTGACCTTCCATATCAAGGCACCCGAATTCGTGATGCGGCAGTGGTACAAGCACGTCGTAGGAATCGAAACAACCTCCTCATATCCAACGAAGGATCACGCCTGGAACGAAGTCAGCGGTCGCTATATTCCGATCGAGGACTTCCACATTCCCTCGCAGCTCCGTGCCGCACCGGACAACAAGAAGCAGGGTTCCGGCGCTGTCATGGAAGGGTACCTTCCAGAAACATACATTCGCTCGTGGGAACAGGTCACCGCACGTATCGTGGCGTTCTACGAGTCGATGATCGGGTCAGGGATTGCGCACGAGCAGGCCCGGTGCATCCTCCCGCTCACGCTCTACTCGGAAGTCTACTGGACCGCCTCATTCCAGGCGATTGCAAACTTCCTAGAGCTACGGCTGGACTCGCATGCGCAAAAGGAAATCAGAGACTACGCCATGGCAGTCGAAGAGATCATGGCGCATTTCTTTCCAGAAACCATGGCAGCATGGTTCACTAACAAGGAGTAACAATGTCGTCGTTGAACAAGTTGGCAAAGCAGATTGCGGAAGGTGTGAAGGCGCGTGGGTTCCGGACACCCACGGAGATTGGCGTATGCCCAATGTGCGGGCAAGATCCTACGATCGCCAAGCTGGGGCTGGTGGGAACCGAGATTGCGGAAGCCATGGAAGCTGCCCGCAAGAACGATCGGGCCAACTTCGACGAAGAGATCGCGGATACGTTCATTCGCCTCTTCGACATGGTGGGCGCCATGGGCATCGACCTCGATGCGATCCTGGCAGCTAAGGAAAAAAAGAACGCGAACCGTCCGAAGCTTCACGGGAAGACGTGCTAGTGAGCCTGCGCGGCGAAGATAGGGAAGCGGTCATGGGCGGAAGAATCAACGATCAATTCGATCCCGGCATTCATTTGTCTCCGTGTCGATCGATGGATAAGAAGACGGAACAAGTCGACCACCCTCAACATTACGGTGGTGCTGACAATCCGTACGAGGCAATTAAGGTCATCGAGGCGTGGAAGCTTGGCTTCTCTCTCGGTAATGCGGTGAAATACATCAGCCGCGCTGGGAAGAAGGATGGGTCACCGGTTCTCGAAGACCTAAAGAAGGCGCGATGGTATCTCGATCGCGAGATTCAGAGGCTGTCGTGATCCACTGGATTACTTCGATCAAAACTGACCAAGACAAGCGTCGAGTGCTCGACCTTATGGCTAACCCATTGCCGCTTTGGAGACCGCTAGACGACGGGACTCTAAGAAGGGTGCCATCTACGGAAGATGCTCAATCAGGTGACTTGCGCTATTGCTTGTGGGGTGATCACCTTACGAACGTCGAGTGGTTTTGTCGATGCGCGCACGATGCGTGCAAAAGCTGTCACGAAGAGCGGGGGCAGTGGTAATGGACTACGAGTGTCACGTCACGATTCCGCGAGGATACCGCAAGTACGGAAAGCTACTTGCGGAAGTCCTTGGGTTCTCCTACTCTGAGATCCTTGGCGATCCGGATCTGGGAGAAGACAAGGCGCTGGCGTATCTGAACGGCAAGTTCCGAGACCTCAGCAAAGCACGGGTCAACATCGCACTGATGGTGAACCTGTGCCAATCGATCAACGTACCTGTACTGCGATCAAAAATAGAATTGATACTAGAAGACATTAGGTATGAAGACGTTTCTATGTCCGACGTGTAAGCAGGAGAAGCTAGCGTCAAGCTTCTTTCCTAGCAGATTGAAGGGAAACGCTGTCTATTGTCGAGCATGCGCGAAGGACAACCGCCGAGAATACGACAGGAAGAATAAGACTCGACGACAGATGCTGTGTCGCGCCAGGTACCAGAAGAACAAACTGGAGATCATCGCCCGCAAGTACGGGCTTACAAGAGAGCAGTATCAGCGTATGATACAGCTTCAAAAGAATAAGTGTGCTATTTGTGGCCAACCGGAAACTCACAAGTACAAGGGGGTAGTTGTGCCCTTGTCGGTTGATCACGATCACAAAACCGGCAGGGTTCGAGAGCTTCTTTGTCGGAATTGTAATACAGTTGTAGGTATGTCTGAAGAAAATCTAGCTGTACTTCGAAAGGCGATCGTTTACCTCAAAAAGCACACGGCAACGGAGGGACCATGAAGAAATTCATTCTACTCGCCGTACTGTTTCTGTTTCTCGCGATCCCGACTGTGCCATCAACGGCAGTCGGGATTGGCGTTTCTAGGGAACCAATCGGCGCATTCAAAATCACCGCGTATCACGGCTCGCAAGTGAAGGGCCGCAAGCAAGCAGTCACCGCATCGGGGAAGATCGCAGCAGCTGGGCGAACCATTGCGGTCGACCCGCGCGTGATTCCCATGGGGACCGTGGTGGAGATCGAGGGGATTGGGACACGTATTGCCGAGGATACCGGGAAGGACATCAAGGGGAAGTGGATCGATCTGTATGCCACATCACTGCACGAGGCGCGCAAGTTCGGCGTCAAGCGCAAGCAGGTATACATCGTGAAGGGCGGGTAACCGCCCAGAAAGCCTCAGGAAAAGAAAAGGGTTGACTAAATCGACGCTATGGACTAGTTAGTACACCATGAACGAAAGAACAGTCACCCTCTACCGCATCTCTCAACGTCGTACGGATGACAGCAAGGTTCGCCGCCAGATCGAAGAGATCGTTCAGCGGGGCCTTGCTGGCGTTCGTGCCAAACACTTCAGAGTCCTGAAATGGACAACGCCCCAGCCGCAAAGCTCACCGAGCGGGTGGGTGTATCGCATCACGCTTCAGTTTACTCCCACGGGATACGGTAGTGCTCACTACGCGAAGACCTGGGAGTCTGTCGTTCGATTCATCGAGGTCGCGGCGAAGTCGCGCGGTGGATGGAATGAGGAGATCGAGAAAGTCCCGGATGCGCCGTTTCTGTGGCTTCTGAGCGCACTCGATGGCCGTACCGAGATCCGAAAGACGACCATTCGTGGAACCATCCACCGTAAGGTACCCTTCGTGTGCGTGGCCACCGTGAACGACCTGGAGCTGTTCGAATCGCGGCACGATGGCGCCATGGCGTCCCGGTTCTCGCACAAGATCTACTGTCCGCGTCCGAATGCGGCAACGCTGCGGAAGATCCTCATGCGCGAGATCGAGTCGATGGACGGCGACCCGAATTGGGTGGAGCCAGCACTGCGCTACTGCATCGACGTCGAGAACAATACCGATCCTCGTCGCGTGATCGCCGTGTGTCTCACGGGGCGTGACGATTTGCTGACGGGCAAGTTTCAGGACAACCTGAAGGCTTGCATGCCGAAAGGGGGAGACTGATGAACTACATCATCGCACACGCGAAGGCTTTTGCGGAGCACCTTCATGCGACGCAATCGTACGGCCACCATCCGTACGCGTACCACCTGGAGCAGGTAGTCGATATCCTGAAGCTGGCGGGATATTCGAGCCCGCATCTCGACTGTGACATCATCGCAGCGGGTTGGCTGCACGACTCCATCGAAGACACGCCGTACACCTGGGCGCGCTGCGTGCAGGACTTCGGTCCCGACGTTGCCGACATCGTACAGGCGGTCACCGACGAGCCGGGAGCCAACCGGAGGGAACGCCACGAGAAGACGTACCCGAAGATCAAGGCGAGTGAGAAGGCCACCGCCGTGAAGCTCGCGGATCGCATCGCGAACGTCCTCGAAAGCATGCGCAACAATAGCCCGACGCTCAAGATGTACCAAAAAGAACACCCCGGTTTTCAGGCCGGGGTGCGAAGGGAATCCTACAAGGACGTGCGCGTCACGTTTCTCTGGACGCTGCTCGATAAACTGATCGGTTAGAGCGGCGTATACAGAAAGAACGGGTAGACCGTAATACTAAACGTATCAGCCGTTGCGGGGGTAGTGACCTTTACCTTCACGATCGCATCAGGCGCGATGGGCCAAGGCCCAAGATCGATGTACTGAGGCGTGGTTGGGGTAATGGTCACCCCACTCGCAAGGTTATTGTAGTCAGGGTCATTGTCCCCAATGCTGATGACCGGATTCACGGTGACGTTCTGTTCAGTCTTGAAGACAATCGCCTTCAGGCCAAAGAAGGCATACCCTGGTTGATTGATTTGCTCGAAGCTAGTCTCCCCGGCGACAAGGGTGTCCACCTGAATGGGGTCTAGCTGGTGAAGATAGGATACTCGCATTTTCTTTCTTCGCTTCCGAACGCACTCGCGCTGCGGTGTAGTAAGGGCTTCCGCGATCTGCGGGGACGTCCCTGTAGGAATCGGCTGTGCGTAGGCTGGGCTCGTGAAGGCCAGCATTACGGCTAGTAGTAGTGCAACAATGGTTCTCAAAACTGTTCTCCTGTCGCATTCTTTCCTGCCTGCGTTCCTGCAATCGGCTTAGACCGTATCTGGTTCTTCCCCGGTTGCAGGATCGCCTTCAGAATCGCGATGATTAGCTTCTTCATGGTTGGCTCGCGAGGTATTCTTCGCACGTCATGCGGGGGCACTCGCGAACCTCCCCACCGTCGATACCGAGTCCGCAGCTGAAGCGGACAATCAGTCCCGCCTTCAGTCCAGCGCAACGGTGTGCGTTTTGGTGGTTGTTCTCGTGGAGACGAGAGAGTCCCCACTTTCCTTCCAGGACTGCCTCCATCCACTGGTGATGGAACTTGCCCTTGATACGGGCCCATTTGCAGACCTCTTCCTTGGTCCACTTCGGATCGAGACGCCCACTAAAATCCTTCATGCGAAGGAAATGATGTTCCTCTTCATCGCGCGCCGTTGCCTCTAGGCGAAGGTGCGCATCACGTACGACTCCGGGTCCAGGGTCTGGTCCTACGCCGCACTGGAAGTCATCTACGGCGTGGTGAACCATATGAGCAGCTTCGAGGAGATCCACTTGCTGCGGGGTCAGTGCGGGCATCCGTGTGTTCGCCTGCACCGTCCCCAGCTCGCGACGAGGCTTGTTGACCAGCTCGCGCTTCGGCAGCTCGAAGTTGGCACCCTTAACGCAACGTCCGTTCTCCTTACGAATGTTCATGGCGTCCATGAGATCCGGCGTCATGAGCGGAGAGTCGAAGCAATCGAAGGGGTACGCCAGCATCACGGTACGCACATCGTTGAGCACCTGATGCTCCTTCGAGTAGTGCTTTCCGTTCGGGTCCGTTTGCCAGATGCCACCGAGCGTATCCTTGAGCGCACGGGCAATCTCGTAATCGATCCCGAGGCGCTTCGTGATGTCGCCAAGGTTCTCGACCTCGGACGAGTACTTGATCAGCGTGAAGGTCTGGCGAAGAGCGATGACGGCTTCTGACGCAGCTTCCCACCGGACCTCTTGCGCCGCATCCATCCAGACCTGAGTCGCGGTACAGCCGCGCGCATCAAATCCATACGGGTCGCTGTACAGCCCTTCGTCCTCAAACTTGATAGAGACATCTCGATAGCTGGGACGCACAGGCTTGGTTGGATTGTCGTTACAATCTCCGGGTACAATAGGTGAAGGAGTAGGCGTTGGCGTAGCAGTAGCGGTAGCCTGGATTTGGGTACCCGTTTTTACCGGCGTAGTCGTTGCCGTCCGAACTGGCGTTGGGTTTCCCGTGGCCATGTTAGTTACCGTGGCCACGATAGTCGCGGTGGGCGTTGCCGTGGAACCGCAATTGTCGGTGCCGGGGGAACGGGCTCCCCTAGACAGCCGCTGGAAGTCGAGCAGGAACAGCGCACGCGGAAGAAGTCCGTGAGCACACCCTCACTCCATATTGTAACCTGATTATCACTGCCGTCCTTCGGAACACGCGCCACGTCGGGCACACTCAGCGTGATCTGCGGGCCGCTTGTAGCGACCTTTACCCATGCTGGAACGCCAGCAATCGAGTAGGGCTGAGACGTCGACACAGTGACGCTTTGGGTGATGGAGGGTTTGTAGGTAGTCCCAAACTTGACAATGCCGAGGTCAGCAGCCCATCCCTGTGCCGGTAGCAGAAACAGCATTATAGCAAGGAATAGGCTCTTCATGATTATACCTCTTCTTCTTCGAGTGACATGACCGCGTGCTCAATGAGCTGGTTGATGACCTTCGCCCCAACCTGAATGCCCTGTTGCTTAGCGTACTCTTCGAGATACGCCTTCACGCATCCTGCCTTGATTGCGCCATCAATCCCCTGGTTCAGCTCCTGCAGCTTTACCTGCTGCAGTGCGACCGGGAGAAGGATGTCGAGAGCGACCGGTCCTGCTACGCGCAGAAGATTCGCGATCGACTTCTTGATGATCTTTCCGGAGTCGGTGCGAAAGAACGCCTCGACCTTATCCCAAAATGCCTTAAACCACCCAAGCATGTTACTGATCCTTCTTAGCGGCTCCTGTAAGCTTCTCAAACTTGCCCGCCAGCCCGAGAGCGGTCATTCCGGCGCCAATCATGACGTCGGCCTTCGTCGCAGTGGCCTGGTCGTATACCCCTGTTGCCGCCATGTTGAGGTACAGGCCGAGACCGGTGAGAAGGAAAAACGCACCACCAAGGTACGTGCGATAGCCATCAAGGAACTTCATCTTGATGACGTGGGCGATGATGAACGACTGTAGCTTCTGTAGTAGCATATATTACCCGCGTAGATATTGGATCATGAGCGGAATCCACGACAGTACACCGCCGAGGATTGCCACCATAACCGCAAGGTTTGTGTTGCGCTTGAAGGACTCTGTGTCCTTGAGTTCTTCCTCTAGCGACTCCACCAGCTGTTCTAGTGTCGCAACGCGAGTCGTAAGGGGGCGTTGGCCATTGCCATCAATCACTACATACTCCAGGTTCTCGACAGCGCGACGGAGGTACTGAAACTCAGTGTTGAGGCGAATGATGGTATCTGACTTTCCATGTACTTCCTGCATTAGCTTTTCGATAAGAAGCGTGATGGCCGCAAAGCCGCGATCAAGGTGTTTAGAGAATTCTGTCGGAGCGATGTCATTCATGGGGAGCCTTTAGAGAGGGATTCCAGAACCTGCGCATACCGCTTGACGGTACTGATGGCGCTAGCGTCTGGTTCAAGGGAAAGCTTTTCGGCAAGCTGAACAACCTTCTTCAGCTCCCCGGCGACCACACCTACTGTGGGGTTGTCGCGTAGGATAGTATCATACTCACCATTTTTAGGCAAGGAAACTGACGCTTTCATTATAGAATAACCTCGCCTTTTAGTGAGCGCAGAAACCACTCCCATCCGCGCTTTGTAACAAAACCGCCCATCGTAACCGCAACAGCATCATTCAGCCACTTAATGGCGCGGTCACAGTGGTGCGAGGTGCCGATAGGAAACTGGCGAAGCTTCCATCGGTTCTCGGCTCCGGTCTGCACATAGATGCCCCCCGCGTTGTATGCCGCAAAGACAAGCGGCCCATCGAGGAGCGTCTTCGGGGTTTGGTCTCGAAGGTAGGAGGTTCCCGCCATGATCGCGTTCTGCGGGTCCATGAGCCAGTCCCGATCCACCTTGAACCCCATCGTGGCCGATGCCGTAGAAATAAGAGTCTGCATAAGCCCGACCGAGATACGATGTGGAGTGTCCTCATCGCTCTTGTATCCGGGCTCCTTGCGAATCACGCCCGCGTTGCCAGATGACTCCGTAGCAATGGTCGCCATGATGTACTCTACTGGTATAGAGTAGCGATACGCAGCCTTATCGATCTCGCGACCATACTTTGACCAGATGCTCTCCATCGTAACGGGGCGCCCACTGGAACGCTCAATCCCAGAGTTTTCGATCTCAACGCCTCCGGGAACAAGGCGCCACTTCACGCTTTCGAAGATCTGATGGTAGACAAACGGATTATGTTGCTGAGGCATAAGTCCCTATTAGTTTACGACGGTAAGCTCAGCCGAGCGCGCAAAGGCACTATAGAGGCCACTAGGGCTCCGCGTCTGAACGCCGATCGTAATGTCGCGGGTACCGCTGACCATGGTTACGCCAAAGCGAACGGTCCCGGTGTTGTTCTTGTCAACCTCGACGCCATACTTCCATGGAGCAATGTACAACACACTGTCGAGGCTGGAGATGCGCCACGAGATGCGCGCCCCGCCATAAAGCTTACTTGGTGGCGTCCACTTCACCTCAAACTTAATGTCGGTAACGTCATCCGGGGACTTGGTGTAAGTAACGGTAACGCCCGTTGGTGGCAGCGGAACCTCACCTTCGTAAGAAGGTTCGCTCTCTGGAATAATGTCGACCGGGAGCGTCCCTGCTACGTAGTTATAAGAGTTGCTAGACCACCCCTGAGCCCGGAAGGTGTGACGCATTCCCTGCACGCGCAGTTCAACAATCTGTGCGGTTAGGGAAAGGTTGATGCTTGAGTCCGTGACCGTAACAACATCGCCAAGCTCTAGGAGTCGCCCATCTTCGCCGGTCTCAAACTCGACGATCATATCCCCAACCGAGAGACGAGAAGCGAGGTAGCTCGCATATCGGTCGGCTGTTTCGCGGTCGCGGATCGTGTTGATTTCCACCTCATCATCAATACCGATGGTCTCAAGAACCGTGCGGCGCGACGTGCGGAGACCGTAGCCGTCAATGCCGCCCGTTGAGTTGCGGCGGATACGGTAACGAACCTTCACGGTCTTGAGGGCTTCACGAACGTCGGTTGTGGTCCACGAAGGGCGCTTGGTGATGTTCTCGATTACCCCGTCGCCAAACTTAAAGGCAGAAGGCGTGACACCTGGATTCTTGTCCACCTCAAGCATCCACGTTGGTGGCCCAGCAGCAGGAACAACGCCGAGGCGCATTCCGCGAACCTTGAGCACGTCAGCAAGGAGATCCTTTAGTGGCTGCTGTTCAACCCAAGCAAAGTCGGTCAGGAACTTGTTTTCATCCGCCGCAGACGGACCAGCCAGCTGCTTGATGTCGGTAATGGCTGTAGTGAAGCTTGTGCCATCGGTTGTGAGCCCTGGCCCATGGAGTCCGCTTTCAAGGAAGGTCTGAAGCTGGGCAGCAACGTTACGCATCCCGAGGCCCCAGATACGCTTAGCGTTTGCGCTTGTACGTACCCCAAGGAAAAGGTGTAGCTCATCAATGTATCCACGGAACGGATCGATCAGCGCCCCACCGGTACGATCGCCACCAATCGAGAACGTGCTTGCTACGGAAATATCAACCGGGCTAGCTGCAGTGAGCGTCGTAGAAACCTGCGCCTGATCGTCATGGAAGAGGCGAACTGATCCAGCAAGACCTACCTGTTCGCGCGTAATTGCCGCAGAAACAAAATGCCACTTACCAAGCGAACATGCCTTTGTTGAGGTTGTCGTTGTGTTGGTGCCGTTGCGGCGAAGCGTAAGGTACGGCTGGTTGGAGCTATTGACGCCGAACACGTATCCGTGCGTAGAGCTACCATCGCTGGCGATGACCTGATTCACCCCAGTTGTGGTGATCTGAATCCATCCCTCAATGGTAAAGTTGTTAGCCCCAACATCGTATGCTGCTGAGTTGTTGCCTGTAAGGATGAACGGAGATGACTTTGTTCCGGAGGTGCAAACGAGGGCGTTCGGCGCCGAATTGGACTTACCGTTTGTAAAGGTAAAGGGAGGATCAATGGCGCTTCCGCTGACACCCACCTGGATGCTTACGGAATCAATTTGCCCCTGCCAACGTTCCCCGACGTACGCACCAGTGCCGAGGTACAGGTTAGCAAAGTTCCCAGTGCTAACCAGTGAGCCAACGCCGTCGATAAGCGTCGTTGCTTCTAGCTCTCGATCCACGTACACGTTCATGTAGTCGTGCTTAATGTGACTGCCGGTGGCGCTAGGGAGCGGCTTATACCACTGCACGCAATGAGCATTCCGCTGCGCTGACGAGATCTGCCAAATATCCGAGAACGGCCCTGCGAGTCCGTTCTCAAAGAGGCTGTCGACCGCGCCCTTCATCTTATAGATTCCGTCAATCTTTCCCTCAAAGCGTCGGTTGAACGAGTTCGGGGAGAGCGAGACAGTGTGACTCGGAATGGTAATCGCGCCAATGGCAAAGCTCTTTGCTTGTGCCTCGGCCGGTGAGGTCGTAACCGTTGAAGAGGTTGAGCTTAGCGAAGAGGCAGAGCCGCTGACATCACGGTATGTGGTTCCTGTGCCCTGGTTGATGTTGAATAGCTCGATGATGTTAACGACGGTACTCTTCGGGTATGTGCTTGCGCCGAAGGTAACCAGCACGGACTTGTCACCCGTGGTTCCAATCGGGGACTTGGCGTCCCAGATTGACGTGTGCATATACGGGCTGTTTGATCCTGCGCTTGCAGAGACCGCGAGGCTGAGCGCGCTTCCTGCGATCGAGACAGAAACCGGCGCACAAATCTGCGTCTTGTCGCGCGTGTGAACGGTAACAACTAGGACGTTGTTTGATCCGGCTGTGTACGGAAAGGTCGCATTACAGTGCTGAGTCGATTCGAATGGATACGAGTAGCCGTAGCCCCACGCAGGCGAAGGCACGGGTGGGATTCCCTGCACCGACCCCTCGCGCGTAATCTCAAGCGCCAGCTCATGCCAACCGCCGTCAATCGCGGAGGTGCCCAGAGCCTCATAGAATGTTCCGCTTTGATCCCCGACAAGACCCCAGACTCGACCTTGATTGACACCGAGCAGCCACGTCTTCCCCGTTCCGGTGCAGTTCTTCTGCAGAAGAACCATACGCGTGTCTCCAGTCCCCACTTCGGGACGAGCAAGGATGTTCACACGGAAGGAGGTCGTTGAGTTGAAGTTTACCGGACCAGCCGACCCCGAGGGGACGATATACCCATCGAGACCACCGGCAATGTTCGTAGGATCAAATGCCGAGTAGCCGTAAATACCAGCCTTATAGTTGCTGCTGTTGATTGGTCCATCGGTGCGGAAGTTCATACTTCCAATACGATCTGCAATGGTCCCTGCAGTGCCTGTGAAGTTTTGCCCAATCTCGTTAAAGGTTCCGGACGCCGTTACGCGATCAGAGAAGTCCCAGAAGTTTTGCATCGCCGACGAGACGGGGCGTGGCATATCGCGTGCGGCAATGTCTCGCACCTCGCCATCACGGAAGAGCCAGAGCCCTAGCGTGTCGCTACGAGCGGCAATCTCGGTGAATTCGATATCAGCAGTGAGCGGAACAAGCTGAGACGATGAGCCGTACTGCATGCGATCGAAGAGCAGCGAACAGAGCCCGCCACGGGTTGTGTTGGTGAGCGGCAGCTGCGTGTTGGTGTCTGGTGTTACGGTACCATCGTCGATTACCTGATAAATCACGTCGCCATCAGCATTTGTGGTGCGGTATCCCTCTGGGTCGTTGATCTCCAGGAAGAGTCCGTAGACACCGCTGGCCGCGTTTCCACGGTAAAAGCGGAACCCGGTTGCCGTAGGGCTAGCGGTCGGATCAAAGATTAGCTTCTGGGCACCAACGGATGAGCCATTGAACGTCGCGGAGTTGAGGAACTGGGCCGACCCAGTAGTTTCACCAACGCCGTTCAGAACCGTGTAGTACCAGGCATACGATCCAGCCCCCAGGCTACCCGACGTGGTTCCGCCGTCAGTAATACCAGGCGGTGCTGGGATTTCTGCATCACGCTCGATTTGGTAGTTGCGCGAAGGCACAATGGCTGGGACGGAGTTGAGCGACTGATACACCGTATTCGGGTACGGCATGACCAGTGGCTCTGTCGTCGTTGAAACCGAAAGGTCGCAGCCGTACACATAGCGGAAGCGTTCGTTGGTGAAGTCCTCTTCAATATAGCGGCAAGGAACGTGCTCTCGTGTAGCACCGAGTACAATAGGGATAGGAAGGTTGAGGTCCAGGTTGTTGGTTTCTTCTGAGCCGAACAGATCCCCCGACACGACCATCTTGGGATACTTCGTTGTCAGCACCTCATCGCTACTATCCGCGACAATAACCCGCGCCGTTCCATCTGGCGTGTAGGTGATTCGTTGCACCTTCCCCTTCACGGTACGGAGAGTTACCCCTGCCGCAACGTCACGAATCTGCACCTGGGCGTCCACGTTTCGCACCGCATAGTCGCGGAACGATGCGAGAGTAGTCGGATCATTGAGCGAGACTTCGCATTCGACTTCCCCGATTTCCACGGTGCCGTGATAGAAGTTGGAAAGCTTCTGGGAGATCACAGGGTGATTCCGAAGCTCCTCTTTGTAGACTCGCCCATCTGAATCTACCGCGCCTTCCACAGTGGCCGCGAAGATGTAGTTCAGGTTGTTGTCGTCGGTGATGGCGAGAAAGGAAACGATATCAGCCATTACACAACCTCAAGGAGTTGAATGCCGGATACAGTTACCGTGGCATTCTCGGTGCGTGTCATGCGGAACGAAGCGGAACGGCGTACATGGTACACCTTGCTTAGGTCGCTCTGGTTTTCGTACAGCATCATCACGCGGTCGCGACGGTAGTTCGCGAGAGCCCGGTACTGCGCGAGACCAGAGGTATCCGTGCGGGGAAGACGGGCCTGCAGCGCGAACTGAATGTACGTTGGCTGCGGGATTGAAACCTCACGCCCGCCCTGCTGGTACTCTAGGACTTCAGCGTCATCCAGGATCGTCTTCTCATACGGAAGGGAGAAGTTCTTGCTGAGCGTGTTCAGGGTCACCCAGATACCAACGGCCCCAAGCTGGTAGTAACCGTCGCCGGGGTTTGTTTGCGGGCCAATCTGCAGATAGCGCACCCCGGTAAAACCAGAGAGGACACAGAGGTGCTTCTTGCGCCCATCCTCCGCATCGGTAGCGAAGTTAGCACCAGTGCCGTTCCCAAAGTTGTTGGTTACCAGTGAAGGATCACCAACAGAGTTCGTTCCACCCTTGATGAAGCAATCGTTCATGTTGGTGTTTTCAAGGGTGATCGCGGCAAGGTTGAACGTGGTTCCGAGATCAATGCCCCACCGCGTAGTGCCAGACGTGGTAGTCTTGCTGTAGCGACGTGGCCGAGAGAGGTCGAGGATGTTCGACGCAGGGTAGTTCGAATCGAAAGACCCCGAGGTTGCTCCCGGATGCGGTGCTGCGGTGTAAGTCACCCCGCTGACCACCGTAGGGTAGTTCAGCGGGTTGAGGGCATATTGCATATTCGGCATAGGTTATACTCGTCGTACGAAGTTCTGGTTGCTCTTATCTGCGAGCTTCTTGATGGCGTTCACAATGTCAGTGTCGGTTAGCAGCTCCTGCATTAGCGCCTTCATCATTGGGCGGGCTTCGCGGATACCCTGTTCCGTTAGGGTAAAGGCTCCCTCAGCCTCGATGTTGATGCTCGGGTTCTGCTCAACCGTGAGCTGCTGAATGGTAATCCCGCTACCTGTATTGTCAGAACGCGCGCTTGCCGTGCGTGAGATGAACCGATCGTTTCCGAGGTCGGTAGGCTCGACTGAGCTACGCCCAGTGCGCGGTGGCCCCTCGATGCGATCCGGAGGCAGCTGCTGATTCCCCTGGTTCGGAACACGCGGTGGTGTATTATTGATCCGATCGGGTGGAAGGTTCTGATTGCCACCGTTTGGATTCGGATCACGATCCATGGTGACGTTGATGCCTTCGCCCTCAAGGATCTTGCGAATACGTAGCAGCTCTAGGAACGAGTCGGTCTGCACGCCATAGAGGCTTGCCGAATCGACACCAAGCTCCTGCAGCTCTGTCTTCAGCTTCTCAGTCTGGCGCTCGAAGATTTCGTTGCCCTTGCCCTTGATCCACTCAAGAACACCAGCCGTGTTGTTTGACACCTTGTCGATGTCGCGCTGCACACGTTCCTGGATCGCAACGATAGCTTCCTCTTCGTGCTTGATCTGATCTTCGATGTCCTTCAGCTTCTGCTTCTGGTCCTTCTGAAGCTGCTTAATCTCTTCCTGGAGACGGTTAGCATCAGCCTGTAGCTCTTCGATGGTCTTGCCACCGGTTGCCTTCTCCATCTCTCCCTTGGCGTAGAGACGAGCCTCTTCAAGCGCGCCAATCACATTGTCAAAGATGCGGGCGTAATCTTCAGAAGACTGAGACTTACCGATCGCCTGGAACAGTTGAAGCAGTTGCGGGCCAAGTTCTGACAGCTTGTTTGCAGCTTCAACACGCTGATCCGTGCTGAGCGAAGTATCGCGAAGCTGCTGCGAGAACATGTCAAACTGATCTTGCGCGACCGAGAGACGGGCGGTCGGGGATAGTGGGCTATCCTGCCCGATCGTCATGTCGAAGATGGTCTGCTCAAGGGTCTTGAGCACGTCTTGCCACTTCTCGGCTAGCTCGATCTGCTTCTGGATGGCGTCAAGCTCTTCCTGACGAGCCTCGATCATTGCCTCATAGTTATCCTGGATCTGCTCACGCTCGTCCTGGAGATCCTTGATGCGATCGTTATGGGCATCGATTTCGTTCTGCGCACGGATCTGGATTGCCTCGATACGGATGGCAAGATCCTGCTCCGCAAGCTGACGCATGTGGTTCAGCGCGTCCATGCGCTCTTGGTCGGTGGCAAGAAGCTGCTTGTTAAGGATCAGCTCCATGTCCCCGTGCTCGATGAGCCCCGACTGTGCCGCTCGCACAACGTCAGTAACGCCACCGAAGAACGTGATCATTTCGATCTGGAAATCCTTCGCGATCTGTGGCAGCGGACGACGAACAATCTCAGGGTCTTTCTTCCCCTGGTTTCGAAGCGCGAAGATACGCGCGTCGATTTCGTCGTTAAAGTTTTGTTGGGCAATCTGTAGCGCACGGATAGCTGCGGCAAGGCTCACGGCGTCACCGGCAGTCTCAGCCAGAAGCGCATCGTCGAACGCCTTCCCGATATCTAGCGCGATCTGGGCAAACTCTCGCAGCGCAGGGCCGAGATCCTTAATCATCTGGATCGCGTCAAGTCCTGCATCGCGTAGCTCTGCGATGTACGCATCAAGATCTTCCTGGGTACGGCCCGACCCCATGAAGGTCTCATTCGCTTCACGTACACGCTCGTTGAATGGCGCGAGGATACCGGTGTTGACCGAGGCGTCGAGGAAGCCGTTAACGATCGACTCCGAGATCATGTCCTGGATCTGACGACCAAGGTTCGTGACGAACGTCTGCAGCGCATTGTCGATAAGCGCATCTTCCGTTCCGGCCTTGATAGCCTCGGTGGCGCCCTTCGAAATGGTTCCGAAGAAGTTGAGGATTTCTGGATTGATCAGGTTAGCGGAAGCGACCGCATCTTCGATGGCAACCTGCAGCTCTTCGAAGGTGATGATCCCCTGCTCGCCCATCTCGTTGATGGCCTTGTCGAGTAGGCGGATAGCCTCAAGCCCCGGCTTCACACCGTGAGGAACATCGCGGAAGGCCGCATTGATGGCTTCCAGCTCTTCCTTGGCAACATCAAGACCCTTCTGGTTCTTCTCCGAAAGGTCGTACTGCAGCTTCGGAATGCCAGAGTTGTATAGCTCCGCAAGCGCCTCGATGACGTCGCGGTACTCCTGAGCCGACATCTTTCCTTCTTGGAAACGATCGCTCAGTTCCTTGAAGACGTTCGACGGCGTATCGATCTTCGCAAGCGAGAGCTTCAGAAGCTCGATCGAGGTGGCTGCGTTTGCTCCACCCTCGGCGAGAGACCCGAGCATCGCGGCAATGGTTGCAAAGTCACGCTGCGACTGGTTGCCACCCTTGTCACCAATGATAGAGGTCTTGAAGACAAACCCTAGCGCCTCAAACTGCTTGATCTGCTTGTCGGAAAGCCCGATGCTTTGACCCTGCAGCTTGATGAATTCACGAAGTCCTTCAGTGAACGTTCCTTGCCCACTGCTCTCGAAGTCCTTCGCGAAGTCCTGTCCGAGGCTGCGATCGAAGTTACCCTTGATCCACTCCCCGTCCTGCCATACGGGGACGTTCCCCCAGAATGGCGCGAACCGACGCGACTCGTGCTTGCGGCCCTTATCTTCAAGGAAGCCTTCAAATAGGTTACGGGTGACCGTTCCGCCTGTCTTCGGCTTTGTGAACATCGAGAAGAAGTACAGCGGGAGGATCATACCGGCGAGCGGGTTGCCGGGGTTCAGCGTCAGGAAGAGGTTTGCCCAGTCCATTGCACCAGCTCCACCGAACTGAGTGCGCTGGAACGAACCAAGAAGGTTGCTCGCGTTGCTTCCACCACCGGGGCTTGTGCCACCGCCCCAGAATCCACCGCCCATAAATGACGACAGCGACCCAAGGCCCGCAGTGAAATTCGCAACGGCCATGGTGAACTTATCAAAACCACCCATGAAGAGCTTGCGCGTTCCTTCGTTACCGAAGACATTACCACGCCCCTCTTCAAGGGAGTTTAGCCCCATAAAGGCTTCGACCGCAGCAACGATCGCGGTAAGGATGCCGAAGCTTGCCCATGTGGTGTAGCTCGTTAGCGCATTCGCAATTCCACCAATGACACCAACCTGGGTTGCACCTTGTGTTCCCATTGCAACAGCTTCAGCCCCACTTGTTGCGCCAACGGGAACCGTCGAAGCCCCAAGCACCGCATCGCTGTACCCAACAAATCCGGGAGCGATATTCGCGAGACCTTCACCAACGGCACCGGCAATCTGAGACGAGGCACCACCGATCGCGACGTTAAACGCCTCGGTAATTGTGGCTCCACCGCGCCAAGCGTTGAAGCCGTTGTAGATGCCCTTGAGCACGGACACGACGGAGCCGGTATTCGATACGACCTGACCAAGGTTGCCGTTGACCGCGCCGAGACCAAACTGCGCAAGGCTGCCAGCTCCTTGAACCGCCTGGCCAGTCTGTCCAGTAAGGCCAAAGATACCGGCGATTGATCCGATGCCGTTTGCAACCTGACTCCAGCCGCCACCAGAACCATCGCCCCCGGTGCTCATTCCACCGAAGAGTCCGTTCCAGATACCACCAATGATATCAGCGCCACCCTTCACCATCGCGGGAAGATCGTTGAGGAAGTTCGCGCGGAACTTACCATCGAAGCCAAGCTTGTCCTTCAGCATCCCCTTCAGCATGTCGCCGAAGATTGCCTGTCCAGACCGCTTGAAGATCTCCATCGCATCGAGACCCTTGTTGGTGCCCTGAAGGATACCGTCTACAAGGCCGTCGATGATGTTGTTGATCGACTCACCAAGATCAATCGTGGTGTCCTCGATCTTCTTGCGCAGCTTTTCGATCGCCTGCTCTTGACGTGCAAGTAGCTCGACGTTTTCACCAGTCTGCCCATTTGATTCAGCCTGTGCCTTTGCCAGCTGAATCTCTGCTTCCTCCATCGAAAGCTTTCCGGCATGAACAAGTGTAAGAAGATCCAGCTCCTTCGCACGTAGCTCGATCGACTTATTGACGCTTGCGTTTTCCTGCTGGGCGCTGCTGAGAATAGACTCCTGGTTCTCAAGGGTCGCCTTAGTGACCGCATCGCGAAGCAGCTGTTCCTTCTGTAGTGCAGGAATAGTCTTTGCGCGCTCTGCGAGTACCTTGGCTTCGGCAAGAGCTTCCGCCTTCTTAATGTCGACTGCCTTTACCGTCGACTGGTTGAGGGTCTGTAGCGCAACGATACGCGCCTGGATCATCTGGATATCGCGTGGTGTATCGTACAGAAGATCCTGAACCTTCTTCAGGTCAGCTTCAGCCCGCTGGATCTCGATCAGCGCAACCTTCTCCTTCGCTAGCTGTGCCGCTAGCTCTGCGGACTTTGCGGACACACCCTTCTTGCCAGCGGCAACCAGAGCATCCGTCTCGGCCACAAGGCGAGCCTGCGCGATTCCTTCCTCGCGGATCTTGATCTCTAGCCGTGTGGCTTCGATCTCTTCCTTGAGGGAGTCGAGTGCATCGTTGGTCTTGGGCTTGTCCTTCGGAGGGTCGGTGCGCTTACCTTCTGGCGCAGGGGGTCCGTACGCGCCGATGGCGATACCAGGGATGGAGTTGGCAGCTGCGAGCGCCATGTTGTCGAGCGCCACACCAGCAGCAACAGCCTTGTTGTAAACGTCAAGAAGGTAGGTCTGGAGATTCTGGAAGTAGGTTTGCAGCGCCTGCTGCTTCTCTGGGTCCATCTCAAGGCTAAGCCCATCGAACACACCCAGCTCTTCGGCGGTCTTTTGGAGAGCGTCTACGCTGTTCTTAAACTCGGTGTTAAGGTTGATCGAGTTGTTGACAAGATCCTTGATTCCCTGCGCAGCGTTCAGCGCATCCTGGCGTACCGCCTTCAGCGCCTCCTGCATCTCCTTCGAGGTTTGCGCAAACTCGTTACTGCCATCTCCAACGTCCGTTAGCTTCTCGACGAGCCCATCAAACACGCCCGTGAGAGAGAGCGCGGCGGTGATCGCAATTGCGGCAAGCGCAGCAAGACGTCCCCACGGCAGCGCAAGAAAGGCTGCCCCGGTTTCGAGGATCGCGATACGGAGATTAGTGAAAGCAACGGTGAGAAGGATGATAAGTGTCTGCGCCCCCGCATACAGAATAGCGGTTTGTGCAATGGCGCTAGCGAGACCACCCATTGCCTTGATGACGTTATACATCATCTCAGCAAACTTACTCAGGGCAATCACACCATCCAGGATTAGGTCAGTGAGGTTAAAGAATCCGTTTGCAAGGGACGGAAGGAGATTCGCGAAGCCCCGGAGCGCGGTGTTCGCGGCTTGGTCGAAGATGTCGCGCATTCCGGCGACCTTCTCTGTGAGACCGATGACCTCCTTAACGCCACCACGGAGCGCGTTGACGAAGTTCTCGTTTTCGACGACCGACTTACCAAACTCCTCGGACAGCGCCCCGAGCATCTGGGAAAGGATGCCCATCTGTCCAGAGTAGTTCTGAACCTGCGCTGCTGCTGATCCACCGAAGCGTGCCTCGATGATCTTCAGCGCCTGCTCAAGCTTATGCGCCTTCGTGGCACCTTCATCCACCACGATGCCGAAGCGCGAGAGCGTGGCAAACTGACCTTGGAGTGCCTTACCAATAAGGAGAGCCGCCGCATTGACGTCCTTACCCATCGCAGTTGACAGGTCGAGGGATGCCTTTGTCAGTCGCTCGATATTTTCTTTGGTTGCACCGAACGCGGTAAGCTGGCCGCTAATGTTGACAATGACATCATCACCGACGCCAGTTAGTCGCTGATACTCGGTTGCCAGCTCTAGGATCTTGTCCTTGAGTCCGGTTGTGCCTTCCCCTACGTTACGGAGAAGAACGTCGAGCTTCGCAACGGCAACCTGCTTCTCTGAGGCGGCGGTAACGGCGCTGCGAACCGCATCAGCAAAGAGAGAGAACCCGCGCTGAATCTGAACCAGGGTACCGCGTAGTGTGAAGAACGCGAGGTTCCCCTGGAACACGCCGCGAGTCAGATCGGTAACCGACGCCCCAGTCTTCCGTGCCGCATTCGAGGCGCCGTTAAGGGCATTCGACGTTTGCTGGACGGTTGTAGTGTGGACCTTGATGTTGCCGCTAGTCTTCGCAATGGCGTTAGAGAGGTTGCCAATCTCCTGGGTAAGCCTCTGCACTTCAGCAGCACTTGCGCCTACATCAACTCGGAGATTAACTGTAACGTCATTGTTGGCTGCAGCCATAGCAACAGTCCTATAGTGTGGGGTTAAGGTTTAGACATCATCCTCGTCATCGAGGACAATGATTTCATCTTCGCCGTTCAGGATTTGAAGTGCGAGCTGAATACGGGAGAAGATGCGTTCCCGGTCTTGCCCTTCGATGTTGTACGTGGTGTACGCAAAGAGCATGCGGTCGGTATCGAGGTACCAACGCGAGGTTTTGTCTTTGGGATCGGTGTGCTTGGCGCACGCGAGACGGAAGACCTTCAGAGCGAAGTTTCCGGCCTCTCCCGCAGCGATGAAAGGACAGAGGTCACAGTCCTCATCTTCGGGGTGCTCTCCCACGCAACATGCGCGGCAGAGCCCTGGTCGCGGCGAAAACCCGTTGGCTGTCTTTCGTTCGCAGTCAAAACAGTCAACGGGCTTTGTCGCATTTTGGAGGTAGCGGAAGAGGCGGACTATTTTCCCAGGTCGTCTTCGTCCTGGGCCTTGTCCTCTTCGTCCCATTCATCCATGACTTCCTTGATGCGGTTAGCATACTTGTCCGGAAGCGCATTCAGATAAATGAGTTCACTGTCTGCTTGGTTGAAGGGAAGCTCACCACCGTTCGACTCCTGGACCTTCTTCAGCTCCGTGAGTGCGTCCGGATAGATCGCAATCTTCAGTGGCCCGGTCAGCGTATCGATCGTGAGACCGCGCCAGCCCTTAACCACACGACGTGTGTACGCACGCGCATGCTTCTCGCGGTCGACTTCCGCCACACCCTTACGGCCTGGGGCGATACACGCCTTACCAATCATGTCTCGCTCTTTTGGAGAGAGCCAGTGAATGTTTACAACAAACTTGTCCGCGATTACGACTTCCTTCTCGCGGTCTGGGATCTCGTTTACCTTCCCAGAAAGAAAACCACCAACTGCCATGTTACTTTCCTACCTGTACCTAGATAGAGTATGGTGGGGCAGGATGAACGCTCACGGTATGGTTTACGCCAGAGCCTGCCCCGATGTTTTGATGCTTAGGTGAAGACGAGCGTTAGTTCGCTGTCGTCGTTACCTGTTCCTACCGCTAGATTGTACTGCAGCTGCAGGGTGAGAAGACCAACGTCGTCTGCCTGCGTGACACTTTGCAGCTGACCCTTAGCAATCATCTGCATGCGCTTTCCAACTCCAGACCCGTGAGTAAAGTTGATGGTCTGGATGAAGCCGGTGCGAAGGTCATCGTAGAACTGCTGCGCATTAGCCGAGTCACAACCGATCGTGATCTGCAGCGTCGGTGAGCGCCCTACAATCAGCAGACCGTATAGACCGTCCGCTGAGTTCGCATCCTTATCTTCCTGAACGTCGATACCCGCATCAAGCGAGAACGACTTAAACTTCAGAGATGCCGCTGCAATTGTTCCCACGTTTGTGGTGATAGTGCAGCCCGAGCTTTCCATTGTTTCGGAAGTGTTACCCGCTGACTGGAAGTGCGCCGAGGTGACATTTTGTGCTGTCGTTACCGTGGGGTTACCGTTAATGACACCCGTTAGCGTTGGATCAACCGTAATAACCTGACCCGCCGATCCAGCCATTGTGTACGTACCGAAAACACCCTTTAGCTTGTAAAGAAGTGCATTCGTGCCAACATCGGAACGCTGAACTTCGACAAGGCCGTCCTCGAAACCAGACGAGCGGAAGGTGTAGGTAAGCGAAGAAGATCCGGCCGATGCCGACTCAGACATACCGCACATGCGGAGAATGCGGCCAAGACGGAACTTCGGAGACTCGACTGTACCAGGGATCTGCGCCCCGCTGTTTCCGATTCCGATAACCACAAGGCCAGGCGTCAGACGATAAAGCTGACGACCAACCGCATCGGAAGTCTTCGACATCGACTGACGAAGCTCCTGCAGGTTTACAAGGTCCGTATCAATCTGAACCGGAGTGGTGTTCCGGAACTGATGGATACAGCTTGACATGTTGGGAGAGGTGCCGCCCCCATAGGTTGCCGTGGAGTTTACAGCCACACTCATCGCAACGATACGTGATAGATGTGATGCCATATTTCATTCCCCTTTACATAACGCCACTGCGTTTCATGTAGTTGGTAAGTGAGTTTGCGACTTGTCTCCCGGTTGACTCCCACGTCAAGTGTTGGATGGACCGTGATGCGCGCTTCCCCATTTGTAGAGCGCGTCGATAATCGCGCATGATTGATTCCATAGCCTCAATGGTGTCTGGAATACTTGCCAGCGCACTATTGAGAACTGTCTCTAAACCGTCGATCGTTGCATACCGATTGTTGTACGGCTGCCACGATACATATTTCACCGTCTCGCTCGACGTGAAATCTAAGACACCACTGTACTTCGTAACGATGCACGGAAGCCCGGTGGACATTGCCTCGATCAGCGTCAAACCAAATCCTTCCGCTGCTGTCGGGAAAACGAACCCGTGGCTGCGGTGATAGGTTTCTGCGAGGTCTTTGACGTGCAGCTTCCGGAAATCGAGGACGATGTTATCCTTCCAAACGACTCCGGGTGAATGCTGCGTATACCCGTCTAGTAGCGCGCGACCAACCGCAGGTTCATAATCAGCGGTGGTCAGCTTGCAGTACAGGTGGCAGTCTTTCCTGCCGTAGAACTTCTTATTCCAGACAGCCTCGATAACGTCATACCCCTTACGAGCTGACGGGCTGCCAACAATGAGCCACTGGAACGAATCTCCCGCAGCCCAGGTCCGCTTCTTGTAGGGGAAGTTTTCGTGCTCCACCCCGAGCGGAATGATCTCGATGTCACACCCGACGTGCTTGCGAAAAATGTCGTAGCAAAACTGCGTCGGGACAATCAGGTGATCCGCGTTCCACAGATACGGTCGGTGCTCCTCTGGGAAATCTGCGGATTCCCACATCGAGAAGAGCACATTCTTCTTACCGCGAATCGGTCGGAAGTTGCGCGGCGAAGCAACGTGAAAGGCTACCTCGCTGCGCGGGTTGAGGGTGACGCCGTACTTCCGTACCGTAGTCAGCAGATGGCGGTTTGTCTCACACCATCCAAGATCCCACGTTTGGCCCTCGATATTGCGGTTGGTCCAGTGTACGCCAGGCATTACTGAAACAGCATTCCCAGCGCATCTTGCAGACGCTTCGTGCGAACCCACTTCTCGAAGAACACCTTCGCGTTCTTTGGGTCCAGCACGTTCATGTCACGCGTGCCGCCGAAATTGTGCGTGACCTTCGCGTCGTACACCATGAGTGGATATTGACCGAACGCCTCAACTTGGCGCAGACAGTAATCCACATCTTCAAACGAGTAGAAGTACTCGGTGCTCAGTCCCCCGAGCGAGTCCCACGCATCCTTACGGACCAGAACACAGGCAAACGTCACCCACGGGCAGTATAGCGACTTGACCACATTCTCCGGGTCGATTCCCGCTTGAATGTGTACCGGCATCATATCACTGTGCCGGAAGCCGCAGCCCGCATGAATGAGCTGATTTTTCGTCGTAACGATCTTACAGCCCAAGAGAGGTAGCGCGCGCTGTTTCCATAGCGCATCAATACAGTCAGGGTCTACGATGACATCATTGTTGACGAGGAGAAGGTGTGACCCTATCGCCCCCCGTGCCCCGATGTTGTTCCCTTCCGAGAACGACGTATTGTACCCCGGCGTAATGATGGTCCATCCGTATTCACAGGCAATGTCGACCGTTTCTTGGTCGGTGCCATTTTGAATCAGGATCTTCTCCACAACCGGGAAACGATCCGGGATGGATGCCGCGAGACGTGCAAAGTAATCTGGCCGATCCTTCGACAGGCAGACTACGGTAATACCTTCAACCACTCCACAACTTCCATGTACCTAGAAAAGAGCCCCGTGTTGGAGTTTCACCACCAGTACGGTCCCTAATCAGGGGACCATACGCAAATGGCCAGGGCGTAAAAGCTAGCTCTTAACGTATGCTTCGCGGGGATTACCCAGCACGGTCGAGAATCGGGCTACGAATTGCACGTAGGCTCCGGGCTGAAACTCATCGACCTCTGAAACCGCGACCATCGTTTGGTAGGGGACCAGATCTACTGATGCCCCACCAATGCTCCAAGGTGTGCCGGAAAGAAGAACTTGCTTCACATCGGCTGCCATCTCGGCACCAACTTCTGCAGCAGAATAGCATGTTTGGCCACTGATTACAAGGTGTATGTCAAGTTCGGATTGGACCCCATCTACCCAAGTATTGAGGTTTTCTTCCTCGACGCCGCCCCAAATAAAGATACAGGGCTGAGCCGTCTGGGAATCGAGGGTAGCCTCATTAGGCATCAGCTCGTAGACTTCCCGGCAGTTAAACGAGTGACCGTTGGCCACCGAGATATTTCGGAGCGCAGCGGCTAGATCCTTGACGATTTGTGTACGAATTGACAGTGCCATTACTTCAAGTTCCCTAGGTCTAGGAGGTCGACTAGACGGGTCGCAATCGCGGGGCCGACATCAGGAACGATCCGGTCCCGAGCCTCCTGCAGGTAGCGGCGCCCAACGCCCTTTCCTCCACCAATCTTCACATGGGTTGCCGCAGCAAAGAGCGGAATGACCTTATCCCGCTGTTGCCCACGACCCCGGTCTTCCCCACGGGTGCGGCGTCGCTTCCCGCGACCCTTAAGGGCCTTGACGCCGTAAAGCACGTCATTCCACCAGAAGGTCCGATCGAATAGCTCGCGAGCCTGGAGTGCGGTGAACTTCGGTACCCCAGCTGCCGTCATAGCAGCCTTAAGGGGAATCGTCATGACCTTCGCCTTACGGGGCTCCGCGTCAGCTCCAAACTCCTGCGCACCACCGTAGATCGGAATCTTGCCATTCTCAGGCTTGAGGATTCCGAGCTTCGCCGTGATCGTGTCGTTATCCTTTTCGACCTTACCCATGATCGAGGCACGCAGCTTACCGGTGCGTGGGGTAAGGATCTTCCGCGTTAGGTTGTCCTTCGCGTACACTTCCGCCAGCTTCATCGACGCGCGCAGCGTATCTTCGGTCGCCTTGACGATCTTCGTATCGATCGTCTTCAGGCGACGAACCAGCGCCTTGAGCGGCTTCAGGTCGACGGCGACCTTCACACTCGCCATTACAGTCGAACCACCGCGTAGGCAGACAGAATCGAGTTCACTGCCGGAAGAAACTCCAGCGACGTGTAGGACGCAGAACTATTCCCAGTGCCCTGTGACTGCAGCCCCGACTTACTGGCTAGCTCGATCTCATGCCCCGCCTGTAGGATGCACGCGAACTTGATGTCGTCCGGAATCGGATCAAAGCCACCCACGTAGATTACCTGGACCGTGTTAAATCCCTCAAGAAACGCGGTGTAGCGCAGCTTGAGAATTCCCGCCTCGGTGTCAACGCCGTACGACGTGGTGGACATGGCTGCAGCGGTTGAGAAATCACTCGTTGACGATTCCTTCACAGACGTCACGCTGGCAATCGGAAGTGCATGCAGCTGGAGCACTGACTGCTCTGCTGCTGGTGAGAAGTACTCCGTGTACGTATCCTTCGTGAACCGACGTCCGATCTTCTTCTCGAAGCGACTCGATACCGACTTGATCGCGAGCTGGTAGAATTCTTCGTCCGCAACATCGACCGTCGCCGCGCGAATCTTACGGAAGGATGGATGCAGCTTCAGTTCATCTAGTGTGCAAAACTCTGCCATTACGAGGTTACCTTCCGTAGGTTCTCAACGCGGAAACGAACTTCGTGGGCGCCCTGCTTCGTTGGAGAGCCGTAGAAGAAATCGAAGCGCGCGATGTGCAGCTCTGTATTAAAACGCTCGTCGATGATTGGGTTGTCCGCTGACTGCATATTCCACGTCAGTAGCCCCGAGGTTGGATGGATCTCGACGTTGTTTGTGTTCTTGACGTCCTGCTCATTCCGCCCGTTGATGATATTCGCGGTCAGGGGTGACGGTTCGGGAACATCAGCATTGAACAGTGTCAGCGTAATCGCCGTAAGCGAGGCGAGCGGGATCACTGTCCCCGTCTCATCCTTGAGCGTGGCGGTATAAATTGCTGCGGTATCCTGTTTGACGCGGAAAGTATTGACCATGGGTTACTCTGTCAGTTGGTCGAGGGAGGTCTGAAACACCGTCTGCTTCTTTGCGGCTTCTTCGTCGGAGAGAGCAGAGCGATACAGATGCTCCGTTGAGCAGGCGGGACACAGGACGGTGTGACGCTCACCATCATATGGCGGCGCCCCAATTAGCTCTGAAATGTCCTGCCCGCAGTGTGTGCGGAGGTCCATCAGCTTTACGAGGCTGGTGTTCCACGCACCAAGCGTGTCTTCCGTGGGCAGCTCCGAAGCTCCGAGAATTTCGTTGAGCGCAATCGTCAGCTGCTTCAGCCCATGCCAATCCTGTTCGTCGATAAGGCGATGACGCTTGGCATTGATTGCACGCATCCGATCTTCATGGAGACGGCGCGGCCCACGGCAGTAAACCTTGAGGAATCCCCTATTGAATTCCTGTTGCTGTGCATTCGTCATTAGGTGCTGCTACCTACAATCTGTAGCGTGAACGTGCTCTTGAGCGCGCCCGTGCTATTCGAAAGCGTCTGCTTGATCCACAGACCTGAGGCTTCTCCCGCCGCGAGAACGCCCGCTGCTGCCACTTCACCAGACACCGCAGGAATCTGTGTTGCGGCATTCGTGGTGATGAAGGTGACGGAGCTTGGGCTAGACGGCGCCGTGAGACGGTTGGTTGTGGACTGCGCCGAACCGGTCGCAAATCCCCACTCGATTACGGTGTCCGGATCAGCGGTACACGCGATCGTGGCATTCGTAAGCGAGAGGGTTCCGTGATTGTTCTTCGCGTAGATCTTTTCGTAACGATCGACAGGGGAGCCGGTGGGAGTCTGCGAGTCGTAGAACAGCACGCGCACGGCACGCTCACCCGCAGCGATAGTCGTGAAATCCGGGGTGTCCCCATCATCCCTTATTGTAATCGTTCCCACCGCGTTGGTGAGTGCGGACCCAGATTGAAGGCGAACCTCCGCAAGTAGGATGCGCTCAAAGACCTTTGCACCTGTGGTAAAGGTGTTGGCGCTTGCTGAGATGTTGATGTCCTCAGTGTCAATAACACCGGTCGCGAGACGTCCAGTGATACGAACCTTCTTGTCGCCGTCGCTTGTTCCACTCGATGCCACCTCAACGGCGGTTCCCGTAGAACCAGGGATCTGTCCGGTCGAGAAGACTGGACGAGTCTTGGTTGTCGTTTCGATAGCGCCACCCGACGTTCCGCTGTCGGACGTCGGCATATTCGCGCTGGTGTAAAGTACTAGATCAGTAGCTGCGATACTCATGTTGTTACTCCGTTAGTTCAAGACATCCTCGTCCGTAATGTCTGCGACAGTGACAGATTCGTCTGTGAAAGTTGCCATCTTTAGTTCTTCGGTAGCAGTAGCTAGCGTCAAAGCTTCCCCACTGATGGTGAGAACCTGTAGTGACTCTAGAACCATCTCCGCTGCACGGACCATCTCGTTTGTGAACTTGATGAACCGAATCAGCGAGGGAAGGCCGATAGCCTCAAAAGGGATACCCTTAGAGCTAGCAACCTTTTGTAGGTTCTCGTAGGCTAGCTCGAAGGCTTTGATATTCTTCGTCAGGTTTTCAAAAGCCACCTGACTATCAGACCGTAGCGTTACTAGAGCTTCGATCTGAACGGCGCGAGACGCCGAGATAAGGCCCCCGCGTGCTTCGTACGGAACCTCTGACGTCGATTGCACACCCGTCACGTTTTCAACGGGTACAATAAGGGAGGATGTACGGCTCCCGAGATTTTCTAGCGCGACATCGATCCCGTGCTGGATCTTAGAGACCGCCTCTAGGGCTGCCTGGCGAGACGCCTGGAGTCCTACCAGCGCCTCATACGCTCCGACCACACTTACCGCCGAAGTCTTAAGTGCCTCAAATTCTACCACAAATTGCACCGAAAGCATAGAAGATGTTGCTTCAAATGCTACCGGAACGCCCCGTGCTAGCCCGCTAAGGTTTTCCCAATGCGCCTGGACCGTAGCCTGGAGGGCTATGATGTTCTCGATCGTGGCGTCATGGGTAGAAACGACCTTCGCCAGCGCCTCGTAGGACGTGGCAAGATCCTTGGCAATTTGCTTCTTTGCCTCAAAGCTTACTGCCGAGCTGTTCATGGTGCCTGCGACCGCCTCCAGAAGAGGGGTCTGGGTGACCAGAATCCCGACAAGCGCCTCGAAGCTAATGTCCTGTGCCCGCGCCAGGGTGACCAGCGACTCAAAGCTTACCGTGCTTGGCTGGACCGCCCGGAGCAGGGCTTCAAATTGGTTCACCCGGCTGGCCGCGAGCCCAACCACGTCCTCGTACGACGGGGTTAGACTCGTAGCCAGTGAGACCAGGGCTTCAAGAACGGCAGGTTGATTTGCCGCAACCGTATTCGTAGCTTCGTAGGAAACCTGCAGCGCCTTCGCCAGGCCGACGATATCCTCGTGTGAAACATCACTAGAGAGCGAGACTTTAACCAGGGCTTCGTAAACAGCCTGGAGCCCAAACGCGAGCGAGGTCAGGTTCTCAATACCTACCGTACTGCTGGCTACTTGCCCAACCAGTACCTCATACGCGATCGGAGAGACGGTCGAGATCCCGACGATGTTCTCGTAGGCGACGCTGCGGGTCTGTTCTAGCTTGACGATGTTTTCGAAGACAGTCTGAACTTCGGTACCAACGTCGTTGTCATCAATCAGTAGTAGCATTAGTCAAAGTCACAAAAGTAGTAACCACACTGCTTATCCTGCGAGCATGGGAGTCCAATCTTACTATCTGCACCAGCTGAGCAAGCATAACAATCGGCTGCCGTAGAGCAGGCACGTCCCTTTAGAAAGCCACTCTGGCAGGTAGTGCTACAGGTCGGCGCAGTGTTGCAGACACCATCTGTCTTCTTCCCCAGGTTCCCAGCGAAATCCACATTTGCAGCACAGGCGCTAAGGAGATCACAGTAGGCGCTTGACCCCTCCTGAGTATAATGGACCTTATCAGCCAAGTATGGGTGCGAGGCGTCCTTCGTAAGGATTGAAGCGCCACCCTTGTCAATGAAGTACTGGAACGAATCGACAAAATTTCCACCTGTCGCGATTTGCTCGGCTACTAGCCAAGATCGCCAGGAAATGACATCTTGAGTTCCTTCAAACCACCCAGTCTGCTTCCCGTTTTCTACGCCCGAATTAGTCGGAGCTGAGGTCACCCAAACGTTCTCAACCACCTTACAGACTCCGCTATCGCATTGTCCACCGGAGCTACATGTTTGGCCATTCTGTGTCCCACCGCGACAGCGCATCGTTGCCTTATCGTCAATTGATCGCTTGCCCCGAATCATACGCGCAAGGGTATTAGACGTTGCACAGATACCGCTACAGCCAACTGCTCCCGTGGCTGGGGTACACCCGCTGTAGGAGTCCGCATGAGTAGCCGCTGACGCGGTTGCGACTACGCTGGACCGTGCTGTTACGCAGACGTTAGAGCTACATGTCGTTGTAGTGATAGTGCCACAGGTACCACTTGGGCAGTCTGCTGGCTTTGTGCAGGAGAGCCCATTGTTTGCGCCGCCGGAGCACGTCGAGGGAAATGGGCCCGCACCACCGAGGTGGCACTCTGAGCTTGAAGAGCAGGAGCAGGGCCCAGAGATGTTTGCTAACCCGAATGAGGTTGAGTTCTTAGCCATAGCGCAGAACGCCACAAACGGGTAATCCTCTGAGTCCCAATTTGACGTCTCGGGACAGGAGCACTCTTTTCCCTGGTCGGTGCCGTACCCGCCAGCAGCTGTCCACGACTCACAGAACCCATTCTTTAAGATTCCCCCGTAGGACGAATTATTATAGGGAGCCGCCGTCGCAACCGGGTGAACCGTGTTGTTAGCGATCTGAATGAACGCTACATCAATGGCTAGTCCACCTGTTCCAGTAATTGGAATGGTTGTGATCTTGTTTCCGGTTCCACTTTGCCCAGCCGCAAGCGTGTAGAAATCGCGATCGATGTCTCCCATGGAAGCACCGCCACGGGCCTGATCGTAGATAGCCGAAGCCTCAATCATGCTCGCCGCGCATGCAACCTTAACAGTAGATTGATCGGTTCGCGAATCACCCATTAGGCCAACTCGCTTGTCACCCGGCAGCACATCGGAGGGGATCGGCGTGGGGCTTTGACTTACAACCTCTAGGTCCGCAAAAGTAATACGCGCCTGGTCCCCATTTTTGTGAAAAACGGTCTTATGAACCTCACCGATATAGTCATCAATCCCAGCATAGCTAATAGTGCTATTGTCGGGGTTTGTATTGATGAGAAAAGGCACCGGGAAGTACAGCGTATCGCCAGTTCCGTCGTCTGGAACAAAGTTGTTCAGATCAAAGGATGTGCCAGTCTTAACGTTCGGCGTTCCGGCGATATCGCGGAGGCTGAGTTGCACGCCAGCCCCTAGGGTGTCGCTCCCCTCTGTGTCTTGCGCCGCAACATTAAAGACCGCAGCAAGCGGCGTAAAGCTACGGCTCGTTGGCTCCTGGAATTCAACCTCGCGGAGCCAGTCGGCATCATCGACACTAGTGTTTTCTGAAATACGAGTGGTGTTTCCATCCGGCTCGTTCGCAACGGTTCCGTTTCCGGTTAGACACTTATACTCATTGCCAGCCCCAGAGCACCCAGTCCCGACCCATCCTAGGTCCGCTCCGTTAGCGTCTACCCACAGGGATTCAGAGACCCAGTTTGTTGATGGCGAGCTGCCTGTTTGCACAATCAGATTGTCACCAAAAACGCGCGAACGCTCTCCACTGTCATCCGGCCCAAAGAGCACACGATCCGGGGAAACAAGGCTGGTGTATGGACTTGTGAGGCCAGTTGTCGTACAGGATGCGTTAACGCATGACCCAGCAAGAGAGCAGTTGTTGCTATTGCAGTCCCCGTTTACAGTACAAGTCGCACCAGCGTTTGTGCCGCCAACGCAAGCCTTCATGAGGTTGTAAGTAGGCCACGTTGTGTTACACTCACAGTCGGTATTCGTCGCGCAGGCTAGGTTCAGCGTTCCTCCGTTTGCCAGGCGGGAACGAATAGAGTCTCCCCCTGTGCATTTCCCCACCCGTTGAGTTCCAAGTCCGCGCTGATAAACGACGGGTAGATTGCTTGTGCATACGCCTCCGGTCCCGCAGTCTGCGTTGACGTTGCATACTGACCCGCTAGGGGCCGTTCCGGCAGTGCAGAGCTTGCCAAACTCGCCGCTATAGAACTTACAGGTTACTTCACCGGTTCCGTTTACCTGCTCAACTGCCATTACGTTTTGGCTGTTTTGCGCACGGGAAATTAGACCAAAGTAAGAGGGGGAGCACTTCGCCTCATTTGGGCGAAGCTCATCGCATTCGTTAATGCAGTGACAATCGCTTCCGTCGCAACTAAGGGTTTCGTTTTCATCGCGAACGCACGCCGTTGGGTTGCTTCCCATTGAAAGGTAATCGGGACGGCCAGGTAGGCAATCCGCGACTGTAGTACAGGATTGCCCGCATACGGTATCCACCATTTCAACCGACTGCTGGCATCGACCAACGACCTCCTGCGCATTCCCGTAAAGTACGGCAAAGTGCTCAAGGGGCTGAGAGCAAGCACCAGAGATAGTATTTAGACCCTGGTCTGTGCATGTCTGCCAATGATAAAGCGAACACCCCTTTTCGGTGCTTGTGGCAAGGGAGATAAGGGGACGACGCTGTGGCTTGCAGTACCCGCTTCCGCAGTTTGCTGCCGAGTTGCATGGGGAACCATTACGGGTCGGACCAACGCAAATGGGCATAGCCCCCAGCATAGGGAGCGTGTACATTCCGGCTAGGAGTTGCGTGTAAGTCGACCCGAGAAGCACGGTGCCGTTAGAATTGACTCCATCCGCGCTGCTACTGTCAAAGTCAATCAACATGCGGTTATTCACAGCCGACGTAAACAATGTTGTGTTGAGACTTGGCCAGTACGGATTAGTACTAGCAGAAATCGCGACGCTGTTAGAGCGATATCGCGGCGCTGTCCCTCCGACCCCACCTGTAAAGACCGAGGTCTTAACCGGCGTGTCGTTTGTTGCAACGTCCGATCCGGCAAAGAACTGAGTTGTTGCAGCTTGCGCAGGCGAAGCAAACAGTAAGAAGAAGTAGAGAATGATCCAATACATTACATCACCGGAATAAAGTAAGTTGCGTTAGCTGACCCAGCATTCGACCACGCGCACTGCACCCAAACGTCCGCAATATCCATCGCAGCTCCACTTGCAGAGGCGCTTTTATACCCACCAACCTCTAGGCCGTTAAGGTAATTAAGCCGCGTTGAAACCCCTGATCCGAACCCAGTGATGATGATGTTAAAGGTACTGTAGGTCTCGGCAGAGAGCGTAACTTGGGTATCGACAGGCGTCGGAGTCGCAGCTGGCGCCGTTGGACTTGGTGCAGGAATCGCAATATAGCGAAGCTGGTAAGTTCGATTCGTACCAGTAGTGCGTCCCGCCCTGGCTTGATAGCGGCACCCGTGAATAAAATCGACACCAGCTGCCGAAGCTGGAATTGCCGGGGTTGGCGTACCTGAGTCCCACGCCGCGAGACCCATGGTCTGTCCTGTGGTGTCGTCGCCTGCGTTTGACTGCGCATAGTTGTTGTCTGAGGTAGTCCCATCGTGATTCGCTGCCCAGACGTAGGACGCTGGCGAAGATTCCCATACCGCCCAAATGTTCGACGATCCGGTTCCGTTGTTAACCTTAGTAGAGGCTGGCCAGTTGTTGTACGTCCCGTTCGAGTCACCTTTTCGAATATTTACGTAGGTGTTCGGCGTCGGCATATCTCCGGTTCCGATGTAGAGGTCGTCAAACTTTTGATACTGGAAGTGATTACCAGAAACCGTTAGCGCAGCCGAGAGGGTAAGGGCATCGATGTTCGTAATAGTACGACCAGTGTGAGTAGACCCAAGCTGGGACCACGTACCACCGGACTCTTGGTACCATTTTGTAGAGCCTGATCCGCTTCCCGTTACCACCTCAATTAAGAAGGGCACCCAGGTATTCGTTGGAAGGGCGTAAGTGTTTCCTGACTGCGCCCCATTTGTTTCTAGCGTTAGCGTGTAATCGGTTGTGCCGTTGGGGCAACTAAACTTTAGCTTGATGTCTCCCCAATCGGCAATCGCGCCGGTTGGGGTATTCGTGCAAGTTGTAAACGGGGTAACTTGAATGCGGAAAAACAGGTAAACCGTTCCCGTAGCCCCAAGCCCTGTAACAACAGAACAAGTCCCGGATGTCCCAGACGACTTCTCCATGAGCACAAAGTAGTCACCTGAAGCGGCCGACCCGCTATTGATCTTGGTCTGGGATAGTCCGGTATTACAGGCAAGGCCCTTTTCCCCCTGCTCAAAGCCTTCAGCCCAGAGCATCCCTGCTTGTACGTTCCCGCACAGAGTTAAAACAAAAAGAACTGCGGCAATTAGTCCGCGTCGACAGTGTAGGAAAAGCAAATGTTGATCCGTTTCGCGTTAGAACCTGACACGTAGTCCAGGTCGATTTCATCACCAACGGCCACCTTACCCTCCGCTGCTTGGATAGTGGTCGTACACGCCCCACCTGTTGAGGTAGAGCAAGCAAGATCGCTTGTCGCAATATCGGCGGGAGAGCCGTCATCGCGTTGAATGTTGATTGTAGCTGCCGCTGAAGCCTCGCTACTAATCTCGCAACACAGCTGCGTGATTGTAATCGCACGAGCCTTATTCATCCAGATGGATGGAATATCGAGAGTGGCTGGATTAAGGGCCGAGGTTTCGTTGAAGATTGTAAAACACGCCTGCTGCGTCTTCATGGCCACAGAGGCATAAGTGCTGTCGATGTCAACGCATGTCGGAGCTGCGTTGTCCGTAAGTGTTTGGGCAACTGTTCCAGCGCCACAGGCCCCCGCACCCGCCGCCGCTACGGATGAGGTTGCGAAGGTGGTCCCCGTCCCGCGTAAATAGCGACCGGAGGTTGCAGTGTTGTTGGCACCAGTGCCACCGTACGATTCGTCTAGTGGGGTGGAAATCTTGAGGCCCGTGAGGATACTTACCTCTTGGCCATCAAACTCAAGGTCGTTAAGCGTAGAGTCGTATTCAATCGACATCTGTTGAGTTGTACCGAAGTACTTCTTAACGTCGTTCAGCATCCAAGTAGCGGGCATATTTCCGGTAGCAATTGGATCTGTAACCCGCAGTAGATTGGCCCCAGCGGAAACAGTCAGAACCCCTCCGGTTGCCGAACCAGAGAAATCCCCCGTGGTGAATTCGATTTTTTCTACCCGGTCGCCTGGAGATACAACACCAATAGAGGCCCGGATGCTTGGAATTCGCCAACCGTAAGTAGAGCTTCCAAGGTACGAGCAGTAAAAGAAGCTCTGCCCATCCGTAGTAAGATCATTGTCGATGCAGACGCGCCCAACCTCATCCGCAGCATCACAGTTGGCGGAAGAACAGGAGGTTGCATTTGGGAGTTCGACTTGCGCTGCGCCAAAGTCCTGCACCGTTGCCCCGTAGGTGTTAGCCTCATCCTCATAGCAAATCGCCGAGGGGAGCTTAGATCGTGTTGTGATGCCACTCGCATCAATGTCTGCATCCGCAACGGTCCCATTTGCAATCTCTGCGGTTCCAACAGCACCCGTTGCGATCTCTGTCGCGGTTACACCATCGGCCTTGATGCTGATAGCACCACTCGACGCTGAGAAGTTGTTTGTGTTGAATGACGCGGCGCCCTTCTGAGAGGTCGAGGCATCGGGGATCGAGATGCTACACTGCCCTCCGCTAACACTTCCGGTCAGCGGAGGCGTGATGCTCGTTTCGAAGCAGGTATCGTACGCTCCACCGTAACTAATCGATGGAGGCGGATAACTGATCTGCGCCCACCCTGGCGTTGCGAGTAGGAGAACGAAAAGAATGACCAGGAGGTAACGCTTTACCATTTTTGCACCCGGAGGGTCTTGTTGTTGGTTGTAGCTACACAGTAAACGTTCCCAGTAAAAATACCTGGACCATTCTGCTGATAGGAACCATTGTTTGGAATAGGAATCCCGTTGGTTGAGGCAACCGAGGAGTGGAATCCCATGTAGATTGTCGCGCCGGAATTGTTGTAGATGAGCCAGCCCACCTTCGAACCAGCCGCGACTACGATCTCAGGCGTATTGGCGGTATCAAGGGTTAGCTCGACGGGAGCTGTTTGTGTGGCGCCCGCCGTAACATTGCCGCCGTCTGGATCATCGAGAGAAACGCGCTGCACATAGCGAGTAACGGGCCCAGGGTCCGACACCTGATATGTCGCAACGTTGTGGGTCGTCCCGGCTGTTGCGGTCCCCTTAACTACACTCGCCTTTGTTGCCATACGTTACAGATCCTTAATGATATCAATGATACCTTGCGCGGATCGTTCCCACGTAAACGCTTGAAGGTCTTGGTGAGCACGCTTTCCGACGATGAGCGAGTTGTCGTAATCGTGCATCACCGCTGCCATCTGCCTTGCGAGGCCCGGAAGATCCACGATCGCAAACTCGTACTTGCCTGTTGGGTTCGTAACTGCGGGGCCACCCATTGACGCTTCGATCCGCTCTAGCTTGTGCGGAGCAAAGAAGCAGTTACGGCGATTCGCAAACTCCAGCATCCCAGAGTACTCAGTGGTAATCGTGGGAAGCCCAGAGGACATCGCCTCGGCAACGGTCAAACCCCAGCCTTCGCCCATGGTCGGCATCACGAAACAGTGCGCCGAATGATACAGCTCGATCATTTCCTCGCGTGTAACATTTCGCCCATCCGTGATGGTGTTGCCACGCTTGAAAACGTTCTGAAGATCTGGGTTGTGCGAGGTAGTTTTGATGTACAGTTCAACGAAGGGAATCTCTTTGAAGAAGTGATCCCAGACCACTCCTAGATTCCACCACCCCTTACGAGCATTAAAGGCGCCCACCCACAAGAAACGAAACTTCTCGTTCTGATCTTGTGAAATCGAGCGCCTTACGTAGGGGACATGATCTGTCCCGAGAGGCACCACCTCCACGCGCTTCCCCGTCCACTTACGAAAGTATCGCTGGCAGAACTTGGAAGGCACGATGATAAGGTCGGCCTTGCGCACCCGATCAAGCACATCTTGCGTGCAATCGGGTGTTTCGTACATCGTGATCAGAACATTAAACTTGCCTTGAAAGTGCTCAAACGCGTGCGGAGCACAGTAGGAAATATGAATGGGGCTGCGCCCGGAGATCTGAACCCCAAGCTTTTGAAACGCGGACTTCGTTCGAAAGATCGCGTTGTGATACCCGTAGTAGTTCCCGCCAGGAAGGTACTCGCCTTCCTTCGTGAACCACGAAACACTGACTGCCACTCACTGAAGCCTGATCGTACCCAGATTAGGTTTAGCGACGGTTTTGACGCGTCATCATGCGGTGGTTCGGAGGAAAATCATCAGCCGCTGTCCCTGCCTTTGGAGGCGGTGGCGGTGCTGGCTCTTCACTCTCGAAAACTTCGAGCCGAACGACTAGCTGTCGAATCCGCAGCTCTTCAGCTAGTGGGACCACGAAAATCGATCCCTTGGGATGCCAGACGCCATCGGCTGTCGCGACCGGCAGGATTGCTTGAACTTTGCTTAGTTTCATAACACAACAACGGGGGAAGAGCAAGAAATTCCCACTCTTCCCCCGCTTCCTGTTTTGATTCCCTACGACGGATTAGCTGTAGGTCTTAGCGACCGACCACGAACCCGTGTTAGATCCATCAGCCTGATTTACGCAGACGAAAGCGAAACGCTCCATCACACGCATCACAAGCTCGCCAGTGGTGAAACCGGCGTGAGGCGAAATGTCGATCGACATACGCTTGCGATCACCGAAGATCGCGTGCTTGAAGTCACCGTAGATCAGGAACTTCGAGCCCGAAGTGTCATCCGCAGCCTTCGGCATCACTGTCGAAGTGTAAACCGGACGACCAAGCAGACGGCGAGGCGAGGCTTCCGTTACAGAAGACACGTTGTCCGCAAGGTTGAACGGACGACCGTTGTTGTCGACCATAGCGGTCTGGATCTGGTTCCACACGTAGTTGGACATGACCCATACGCCATTCTCCTGAAGCTTCTCATCGACCTTATTGTAGATTGCAATCAGGTCGTTCCACTTGATGTTCTTGAACGAGGTAGAACCGGAAGGAAGGGTATGGATACCCGCCGTACCAGTCTCGACCATTACACCAGTGAACGGAGTGTGGTCGGCACGAAGCACCTGGAAGTCTTCCGCAAGGGCCACAGCCTCTGCGAATACGTCGACCAGGAAGGACATCAGATCCGGAGTCGAATCCTCGTCCACTTCGAGCGAGATGTTGTCCAGAGCCATGAGGCGAGTTGCCACCATCTCTGGACGGGTGAACGCCTGAGTCGACTGACCTACGCCACTCGCTTCAGTTGTCACCGCCTTGTTTGCGCCAGACGACGTGATGTTCTGGCCTACAAGAGTCGTAGGGCCATAGGTCGCGACCGGTAGACGCATGACCTCACGGGTCATCGGCATGATGCGGCAGAGCTTGCGAGCAAGACCAAAGTTGCTCACAAGGCGGATGATTTCGTTGGCCTGCTCCGGTGGAACAAGCACACCACCGCCCGCGTCAGGAGTACCGCCAGTGTAGACGTTACCTTCCTTCTGCGTACGTGCGTTCTTCCAGAAATCATACTTCTCATCGAGGCCGCGAGCCTTGCGAGCAAGGTCCACAACCATCATTCCTACACCCTCACGGGCGCGCGCACGGGCATCTTCCCCATTAGCAGCGGTGTAGTGCTTTTCACCGCGAGGAAGCTGCTTGTCCATCTCGTCCATGCGCTTGTTGACGTTCTCTAGAAGCCCACGGGTCTGCTCAAGGGCCGCACGAACTTCGGCGGTTTCCTTATCAATCGCAGCTCCCTTGGACTCAAACTCACGGAGGGCGGTTTCTACCTTCTCCGTCTGCTCAAGAACCGCATCCTTCAGCTTGTAAAGGGGGTTCTCGTCCTTAACATGAATGTCAGCCATTGCTGTATTTCCTAGTTGTTGTCTATGGCTGGTAGTTAACCAGCGAGTAAGAGTTTCTTGGTTCTTTGCCTACAAAAGAACTGGGAGCTACCCGTTCTTTGAGCGAGCCTTAGTCTTCGTGACCAGCTCGCCGAGAATGTCCGCTGCGAGACTGCGCTGACGGATCTCTTCCTTGCGCGCATTCATCGCTGAGCGAATGTCTTCGATATCTTCAAACTTAAACTCAGGCTCCTTAGGAGTCTCTGATTCACGCTTCCCCTCAGGCTCTGCGGCTGACTTGCCGGTGTCGGCGTCGCCATCAGCTTCCTGTGGCCCTGCGTTACGAAGCACTGCGGCGATCAGCTGCATTGCGTCCGTTAGCGCCTTGCGGTTTGCGGAGTTGAGCACCGCACCCTTGCGATTCTCCCCAACGGGGATCTCGTCAATGCGCTTCTCTAGTGACTCAAAACGAGCACCAAATTCCTTCATCAGCTTCTCTAGATCCATGACTGTCTCGTCCTTGGTTCCCTCGGCTGCCAGATCAACGCCGACCTCAACAGGGGCCCGCTGTTCGTTCTCTGGGTCCGCATCGACCGTTTCGTCATCGTCACTCTCTACGATGCGCCACTCACCCGCCTTGAATTCATCAGGCAGGGTCTCGCGTACCTCGTAGATTCCACGCTCATTCTTGGTGGCCACAAACCGCTCTGGGTTTAGTCCACGTTCACGAATGTTCGTGATCAGCGCATCAGGGTCCGCTGGGACCGGAACAACGCTGGTCTCCATCGCGTCAGTGCGAATGAAGTTCCATCCCGTGTAGTAGCCGTCGCCATCGCGAATCGGCTCAGCTTCAAGGGTGCGCCACCCAAACGACACTGTGCGTAGATCGCCATTCACCAGCATCTCAAAAATACTATCGGCGAAACGCTTGTGCTCCGTGTCAGTCGTAGTCTTGAGCGGGGTGAAGCGGATCTTCAGCACCTTCCCAAGCCCCTCAACGTTCGTCTTGCGGAAATCCACAATGCGACCGATCGGTGGCTGGTCATAACGGTGCGCCCACATCAGGACCGGGTTGGCCTTCAGATTACGAAGGTCAATGCCCTTGACCTGGATAGTGCTGCCGTCGCGCTTGATTCCTTCGCTAACGGCAATCGCCTCCACGACGGGGCCTGAGCTGGTCTCGTCAACCTTGCGTGCGCCGAACGCACTGTAGTTGGTCGCTACCGGCTGCTTATTGTCAGCAAGCGCCTCGGCAAAGCGAAGCGTCGCCATCTTGTCCCCATCAGGGGTATCCTTACGAAACTTTAGATCCGTGATCTTCATTGATGCTCCTGTGATACTGTTCCTCGCGCGTGGCGATCGTATGGCAATTCGCGCAAAGCAAAGTGAGTTCCCCAAGGAGGAACCGTTGTAAAATGCGTTGCGCTTGTTGCAGATTTACTGCCGTCGCGCGGAAACCACGTCGCCGATCTTCAGCTCCGTCGTGGTATCGATGGTGAAACTCTAACGCCCGCCAGTCTGAAAACCGGCATTGGGAGCATCTTCCACCGACTTGCTCAATGATCCACTGTCGGTATTCAAACCGACGTTCATGAGCCTGGGACTTCTCTTCCGCGCTATTAAACACTAATTACTGACAAAAATCAAGTGATTTACGTATTTACTCGTCGTCATCGCCGCCCGCAGGGACGGTGGTGCAACGACAGTTGCAAACATCAGCTGCCGACCCGAGGACATCACCTGGCCAGCGAAGCCCGTTACTGAAGGTTTCCCCAACAACGACAACCTCATAGTCGATATCGTGTCCAGCACGAACGAGGTCATCTTGACTTGAAAGCCAGCCATGGCGCTCGACACCCTGCTCTGCGTATTCAAGCGAACGCGCCTCGTTTACCGCCGACAGCATTTCTGTCCGCGCGATGCGGTTTGCCCGCGAGGTTGTGAGGGTCATCACTTCCTTCGTGGCATCCTCCAGCGCCGCCGCTTGCTGGTTGATCGTAAGCCCTTCCATAGCGGTCTCAGCGAGCGAGGCCTGCAGCAGTTTACGTACCGTCTTTTCAATGTCCTGTGGCACCTGGCGAATCTGAATGACGCGCGTATCCAGCAGCGTCTTCATCTTGTGCGAGTCAATGGCGATGGGATCTTCGCCGAGCGTCATCGCGGCAGACTTGATACCCAGCTCAATGGCTGCCTTGTAGTGCTTACGCGAGAACTCCTCGATCTGGCTCTGCGCCTTTGGAACGTCAAACATGATGCCGTCAAGAAGATCATCAAGCACACCGCGCTTCTGCATGCGTACCGTCTTCTTGACCTTAGCGAGCATTTCCTTCCGCAGCCCGTAGAAGAAGTTATGCAGCTTGCGATAGAAGGCGTGCTCTAGCGGCACCAGCATGCGCTCAAAATCCTCGGCCAGCTTGGCGCGGCGAGCTGAGCGAGTCTTGCCCTTGAAAGACTTCTCTCCGACCGCCTTCTCGACGGCCTTGTCCTTCTTCTTTTTCTTCTTGGCGCTCTCTACGGCGTCGTCAATTTCCTTCTGTTCCTTCTCGTCGTCATCCATCACGGCGTCATCAGTGGCGCCGTTCGACTGATCCTCAAGAAGGAGATCGTCCCCAAGCCCTGCCGGGTCACCAAGACCCATCACCATCGCCATGCTGGCTTGCTCACCAGCAAGCATACGGGCAGGAACGAGGTTGTTGGCCACGAGCCAATCGTCACCCCATTCGACACTTTCGAAGCCAAGTGAAAGCACCCGATTGATCTGGTTGATCGGCCAGCCCATCTGGAAGAACTTCATGGCAATCTCTGCCTTCTCTCCCATGTCCTCGCGCATCGCGGGGATCTCATCGATGGCAAACCCAGCAACCTTCCCTGGTGCGTACGACTTCACCAGCGTCTTTTGCAGCACAGACGACAGACGGTTGATCTTCGGCACGATGTTGTTTTCGAACAGCATGCGCTGCGCCGACTCAACACCATCACGGCTCAGTCCTGCGCCCTGGAAGTCATTTAGTAGGGGCACAGGTACACGGAAGCAGGCAGCGATCTCCTGACGGGACCACTTACGCCCTTCCACAAAATCCATTTCTTTCTGCGAGAGACCAAGCTCTTCGAGCTGCATCCCCCCGTGAACAATGGCGACCTTGTGAATGTTGCGCGGCCCACCCCACTGGTCCTCGATACCCATACGAATCTGACGCATCTGCTCTTCCGTAAGGAAGATGTCATCCGGACGTGTCTCCGGTGGCGTGAAGGTCAGCTTCAGTGACGGGCTTGATCCGTTCAGAAAGAACTTCTCGTCGAACACCTGGCGCGCAATGTCCGCACGAATAGACTTCATCGCGGCCTGCAGCGGCCCAATGCCCATGATCTGATTGTGTGATGCGGGGTCGGTGTACTTGAGGTGAATCAGCGAATCACCAGGGACGTTAAACGCCACCTTGCCAATCTTGACGGACCAGCTAACGAACTTCCCTGACGCATGCTCATAGTTCGGCGACACATGCTGCACCCCGAGGGCGAGCAGTGAGCGAGGAAGTCCCCGCGAGTTGGGAAGGTCTGGCATGATCCAGGCATTCCCAGCCGCCTCTAGGTAGAGCGCAATAGTTTCGATGAACTGACAGAAGTCGGCGTAGATGCCGGGGTAGGGGTCCGCAAGGAGGTCGAGCAGCGGGTCTTCCTTCACCGCAATCGGCAGCCCATCTTCGTCAGGCTGCTCTAGGTACATACGGTAGGGAACAGACGCCATCGCCTGCGAAATGATCGTCATACAGGCGTAGGTTGTGCTGTGATTGGAAAATGGGTCGCGGTAACCGGACTCGCCGCCGTAGGTCTGAATCTCACGACCCTCAATAAAGGCACGCTGGATTTCAGCTAGGCTCGTCGAACGCTGCTGTGGTGCAGGCGTCTTCGGTGCGAAGAACGGAAGGTTCTTTATAGTAGTTCGAAGGCGATCAAACATCCAGGTGGTCCTTACATAACTCGGATTGACGCCGAGTAGTCATACTGTCGTTGGTTGGTGACCGTCGCAAAAGCTAGTAGTAGCGCGTCGGCACGATCGGGTGAGGGCAGTCCTCGCTTGAGAAGTTCATCCTTAGTTTCGACACGCCGTTGCGTTCCGTTACGTGCATAACGCACTTCCCGGTTACACAGCTGGTGCTGTAGCTCCTCGTCTCGTTGAGGGATGGAGATGCGGTCCATTGCAAGCTTACCGTCCACGAACCAAAGCTCATCTCCCCGACTGGCATAATGCTTAGGGTTCCGTGGCTTTGATCCGTTGTTAATTCCAGAGACAGTCCATCCCTGACTACGGAGAGCATCAATCACTCCTCCACCAATCCCGACTTCATCAACCACAATCAGCGTGTCATCCTGGCACTTCAGGAAGGCGTCTGGATCAAGGTCAAACTTATTCGGGTTCCCAAAGGGCTGCCGCCACCACATGGTTGCCGCCTGTACCGTCATCCCCGCAACTGACATCAGGTCGAGGCGCTTGTAGGTCTGAATGTCCAGCACAAGGTTGCCGCGACGAACGAGGATCACGGTTTCACAGTCCCCGTACCGGGCAACGTCTACCCCAATCTGAATCGGGAGCAGCGGCATATCCTCGCAGAAGCGGTCAAATGCCTGCTCCACCTCATCGTAACCGAAGATCGTCTTTCCCTCTGCGATCATCGGGAAGAGCCCATGGACCTTCGCCTGCACAATCGGGGAATCTTCACCGTGTAGATCAATCAGGCGCTGGCTCGCTTCGGGGTTCACAAATGAAGACTCCCGTTGATCTACGTGCCGTGTAATCCAGTACTTTTTGTATGACGGCTTGGTGAAGATCTCGTAGAAACGACCCGAGCGCCGTTGCGGGTTTCCAATGCAGAGACAGACGTTCCGAATGCCGCCCGTGAGAGTCGCCATCTTCGCGTCGAATTGTGCATCATCGACCCCGCTAGCCTCACTGATGACAATAAGAAGGTAGTCAGCATGGAGTCCCTGACCAGCTTCGGCATGGGCGTCCCCGGTTACCGCTGAGACACGTTTAGCCGCGATCGACTGGAAGGCCCGCCACCGCTCACCATATCCACGCACCTTTATTGTAGAGGGAGTCCACTCCAGGAGCTGCGGTAGGTACTCAGAGTCGGAAATAACGCGTTGGATCTCCATCCAGAGCGATACTTGGATTTGCTGGGCACTCGCGGACATCGCCGCAACCTTCGCGTACGGATGCACGAGCAGGAACCACACAATGGCCACCGACGCGAGGAAGTCTTTACCGACTCCTGTTCCCGCCGCGACCGCGACAAGATCGTTCGTGGCAAGAGACATCAGTACTTCCTCTTGCCACTTATCGAGCTTCTTTACTTGAGCAACTTCATAGGCAAACTTGACGGGATCTTTGCGGTAATCTTCCCATCGTGCCTGTAGTAGCTCTAGATCACTACTTTGACTCACTCTTTACGTTCTTCTCCCCGGCTGCGACCATCAGCGCCAGCGCAGAGATAAACGGGCCCAGCTTCTGCCCGAGTCCTTCAATACCGGTAGGGATGGTGCCGTTGCGTACTAGCTCTCCCGCTAGGAAGACCGTCATACGAAAGCACCGCTCGAAGAACGTCTCGTCGTAGAGAAACTTCTTAATCCATTCAAGCATCGCTCTTCTTCTTTCCCCCGGCACCAATCGCTAGCGCGAGAATGTCCAGCGCCTTACTGTTCTGGGCATCGCCCGCACGCTGAACGTGACCGAGATCCTGTGCCAGTTCCTTCAGCATCTCGGTCGTCTTATTCGCACCAGAGACATCGCGCTTTTCGAGCGCCATGTCGTAATTTGCACGTAGCTGTGCAATTAGCTGGCCGACGAGTTCGGCCCCGATTTCCCCATGCTGCATCGCCTTCGCCATCCCGATGTTCACGACGCGGAGGTCCGCGTTCACGATGCCTTCGGACGTCTTCAGGATGCGAGCAATCTGGCGTACCGCGTAGCGCATTTCGTATCGCAGAAACTCGACGCAGAGACGCCGATCCTCGACAGAGAGCGTCTTCGGATCAACCTGATCCTTCGCAATCTGCTCGATGGTTTCACGAATAGAATTTAGCTTCTGTTGCTTGTCGCTGGTACGCGCCATTGGTTATCTTTCGATGTCGTACTGCCGGTTCACAGCAGTCATGACAATTTCGGTGATGTCGACTTGTCCGTACGCATCACCGAGTGCGCGAATCTTCGCTTGGAAGTCCGCGTGTTGGTCACTAGGTACCCACAGGATCACACGCTCAATGGGTGTTTCCTGCGGCTTGTTCTTTTCCGATTCGGGCGAGATCGGGTCGTTCGGATCAAGCTGCTCCTTCTCTAGGAGATAGGTCAGCTCATCTTCGCCCCAGAGCCCCTTGAGGGAATTCTCATCCTCGTGGAGTAGGTCTTTCAGCACGTCGGTATTCCATCCGCCGCCTACTTCCTGGGAGCGATTGTCGAGCAGCGCCATGCGGACCTTCTTCTTGCCCTTGAGATCCTTGCGCCGCACCGCGATGATTTCTGATCCGTCCGTGTCGACAACACGAACCTTGGTGATCCCTGCAGCCGTAGCCGCTTCGACCACACCGTTGCCAGCGATCAGTTCACCGTCTTCGTCGATCAGAACTGACCGACCCATGCCCACTTCATGCACGCCGTCAATCAGCATGCTGATATTCTTCTCGGTATGAATCCGAGCATTCTTCGGATCGTACTTCAGATCCTTAACTGACTTAATGTCCTTTGCCACGCTTTACCTCTCCACACGTTGGGAAGGGAACTTCCCCACGATCCATCCGGGCCAATCCGGAAAGATCCATGACCTCCACCGGCACTCCGTAGTTGTGGTACTTCCGATACGACAGTCGATACTCGATCATGAACGCCGGTTCGTGCCCGCGTTCGTGACAGTAGTGACACATCCCAATCGTCATCGGGCCCAACCGCGACGCATACGTATTCACTGCGCCGTTCGGTGCTCCACAGCAGTCGCATTTACCCAAGGAGCTTCACCACTTCCTGGACAACTTCCTCCACGGACACATAGGTCGGACATGGATTGCGAAAGCCGTTACAGACTTCCTCGCAGTTACACCCGGTTCCCGGATTCACGGGGTAGGTATTGCTGTAGGCGCGAAGATTTGAATCCTTCGGGCCAAAGACAATCACCTGAGGGGTACCCATGGCGGCTGCAACATGCATCAGTCCCGAATCTTGTCCGAGGTACAGGGAGCACCAGTTGAGTAGTCCCGCTGTCTCGCGCACCGAGAACGTGTCGATGTAACACGCGTCGGTGTCTTGTAGGATCTCGGTGCGACGTTGCCCAAAGCAATCGGGCGTTGAAGCACCAATCTCAATGATTGGATACGACTCACGCAGCTCCGACACGACCGCCTGCCACATGTCGAAGGGCCAACGACGCGACGGCCATCCTGCCCACGTATCGATGGCGATGGTGCCAGGGGAGATGTCACGACCGACTTCGAGTTCCTTATCGGTCAGAAACAGCTCAGGCATGCGGTACTCGTCGCGTGGGGTGAGCCCACACGCGGCAACGTACGCATCCACCATGTGCTGGTGACTATTGCCACCTAGCGGTAGCTCCACCTTTCGGGGAAGCTGCAGCATTTCGTGCGTCCCGTTGAATCGAGGGCTATGACTGAAGATCCAAGGACGACGAACGTTGACCTCGATCTTGAGGTCAGGGTACGTGTGTCGTAGCGCACGTACAGCGCCGGTTACTGCTATCTCGTCACCGAGAGAGCCAAACAGTTCTAGAAGCATCGCTCCAGCCAATCGCTCATCACGACTACAGCGTTGGCATAGGAATACGGTGATCCGTACTGCTTGTCCCAATTCTCCTTGCCCACCTCGTATACCTTGGGAGCAAGTTGATGCAGCATGATGCGCGGCGCGTTAGATTTTTGTGCCGCTTTGTCTAGCTCTCGATTGAAGCCCACTGGCCAAGTGAGACAGTAGTGAGAGCTGTTTACAATAATAGAGTGAAGTGTTTCAGCCGCTTCTTCGGGTCGATGTTTCTGGGCACCCGATCCGCCATAGTGGCTCTCGTCAACCCCGATGTGCTCTAGCGTTGAAATCGAGAGGACCGTGAGCCCCGTAAAATCGAAGCCTACCGCGTCAACCCGTTCGGCCTTGATGTACGGGTCATACGGGTCGAGCACCCGGTGCGGCACAATCGCGGCATCCGCGTTCGGCAGCACCTTCAGCGCGCGGCGATAGGGCACGTTAGGATCGTACCAGTACGGGGTCACAGCCCCGACTTCCACGATGTCCCACGGCTCTTTCAGGTCGCCGTACCACTCGGCCACGATGGGGATCTCAACCGCTCGCTCCCCTTCATTTACCGCGTAGCTTAATTCTTTGCCACGGAACAAAAACACTACAGCTTCTCAAATACCGCGATACCGCCCCAATTCAGGGACTCGTCGATCGCCATCTTCACGAGGCGCCAGTCGCTGCGGAGTTCCGGGAAGAGCCCGAGCTTGCGCAGAGCTTCCCGCGTCGCGGTGCCAAAGTCGACGTGATCCTTCGGACCACTACCTTGCCAGTCCATCTTGTTCTGGGCTGCAGGGGAGACGTCATGGAACAGCATGAGCCCGCCCTTTTCTACCTTGTCGCCGTAGTGAAGCGCGTCGAGCATCACATGCGTGATGTCGTGCCCGCCATCCACGAACAGGAACTGCAGCGGAGCTGGGACGTGCATGTACACGTACTCTGACTCACCCTGCACAACGTTCGCGCCAGGGAACGGAGGTTGCTTCGCGCAGATAGCGCCAGCAGCGCCGTCGCGGTCATTGTCCACACCCCAATACTCAAACTCACGCCCGAGATCCTGGAGGTGCTGGGCGATACCACGAGAGGTGTCGCCGTGACAGATTCCAATCTCACACACGCGCAGCTTCTGATCAGGAAAGCGACGCGCCACTTCTTCCAACGCCTCGGCTACTGCCGCCGCGTCGGTTGCACTAATGATTCCGTATGACTTGAGCAACTTTTTCCACCACTTCTTCTACCGAGATTTCTTCGAGGCACGGGGCAATCCCGTGTACCGCCACATCACAATCCAACTTCCAGCACGGTGAGCAAACAATCTGCGACTCGCACCACACGTCGTCAGGGTACCCCACGACGCTGCGCTGCTCCCGTCCACCAGCGATCACGACTGACCGAGTGCCAACGGCGTTCGCGAGATGCATTGGGCCACTGATAGGGCCAACGTGGCACAATGCATCTGCAAGCATAACGAGTGTTTCGGGTAGCGGCTTCCCCATACAGAGCGAGAGGCACCCGATATCTGGGTCCGTGAGTCCACCAATCTGAACTACGTAGACGCCTAGGTCACGTACGTCACTAACAAGCTTCCGCCACTTCTCTAGCGGCCATCGCTTGGTATTCCCTGCCCATGCCCCTGCGGTGCTCTGCACGGTCACGTAGCGGAATTCCGAGAAGGCGTGGTTGCCTTCTACGCGCGCGAACAGCTGCACGCGCCCTGGAGGTTCAAGCCCCAGCTTGCGACACATGAACACAACCATGTGCTCATCGCCGCAGACCCGCATATCATCCAACTCCGGGAAACTTCTGGCGCCATCCCATGGCACCGCTTCTCCGATGTAGGGGTTCCCGGCAAACAGTTCCGGGTATGCGGATGAAACTACCGGTCGAACACCACGCTGCTGATAAATCTCTCGCGCCACTGCCGAGAGAAGTATTGCATCGCCGATACCGGGACCGCCCGCGCTAATCCTCTCATACGAGAGCATTGTAGGCGCAGAGAGGTCGATTCACGAACAGAAACTCAAGGGGCTTCTTGTTGTAGATCGCCTGGTAGAACTCGCCGTCGTTCACGGACGAATTCACATTCCAGCGTTCGTCGCCCACTAGCTCGATCGGGATGCAGCCTTGTGCCGTATCGATCCCGCATGGACGCACATTCTGTGGAGCCGCGATGCAGCGATACGAACCATCGAGGTTCACCTGATCGTAGAAGAAGCCCTTGCTAGGAAACTCCTTCATCAGGAACTGAATCGTCTCAAGATAGCTCGTGAGCATCAGGTTGTCGTCATCAAGGAAGCAGATGCGACACTTTCCACGCTCCGTGAGGTAGTCGAGGACTTCGTTACGCTCCGCTGTCCCGCCGATACCGGGAGACTCGCAGCGCGTCTTCACGACGTATATACCGTCTTCCCATCCCTGCTTCTCTTGCAGGGGGATAAAGTGCGCATGCGACTGCCACCAGACAATCGGCAGCGTGCTCTTCTCCATCGACATGCGAATCGACTTCTCTACGAACGGCAGGTTGTCGAGGCGTGTTACCGGCGTGATGATGACGAACGGGTATTCAAACTCGTGTAGATTTACATCTAGCTTCATGGTTGCTTCTGCCCCTCGATCTTGCAGTGCCCCTCGATCCACCCTGAGGCAACCTCGCGCGTCTCCGGTGAGAGAGATTGGACTAGAGAGAACGGCGCAAACTCAGCGAGGATGATCACCATGGCTGTAATTGCCGCTGCCTTATCTAGCGAGGCGTCTTCCGTTAGGATCTCAGCATGGGCCGCGAGCTTAAACATGTACCGCTCTGACAGCACACAGCTTGGCGTGATGAATGCCGAGACACGCGCGACCGCAGGGTTGTTGAAGAATGTTGTGGACTCTTCGCCCCCAAGGTTGTTGCGCGCCGCTTCTTTCACCATCCAGCGTTGGAAGAAATCCGAAGCGAGATACTTGACGTTCTCGTAAAAAACAGAGTCGAGATACTGACCTAGGTGGTCTTCCCCGGTGCCAGATCCTTGCGCAGATGGAAGCCATCCAACACTTGGCTCCATGCACCGACTCGCCGATTCGCTGAGACCACTGCCGCTAATCCACATAGACCACCCTTACCCACGTACGCTTTCGCGCCGAGCACCACTCCAGCTTGTAGAGTCGCAAAGTCACATACGCGTGCTTCCGCTCCTACAATGACACCTGACCCGATCATCACATGGCTGCCGAGTTCGGCACCGTCCATGATCAGGGCTCCAGGCATGACAATACTACCGACCCCGATCTTTGCTGAAGAGGCGATGACAGCCGTTGGCGCCTTCACGCTCCTGATCGGCCAAACCCGCTTCTCCTGACGGGCACTCAGCACAGGCGTAAGAGCCGCCGCGCGTTGCACCGGATCAGGATTCGTAAAGACCAGTTGCCCGGTGACGGGCATTTCCGCTAGCGCCTCGGTGAACCCGATGATGCGCAGCCCGTGAAACGTTGTCCCGATTTCGCCGTACCCGCGATCCGCGAGTACTTCAATGTCCACCAACGGATTCGCATCCATCAGCAGATTTGCAACTGTGCGTGCTTCTTGGCTCGCTCCTACAAGAAAAACCTTCGACAACGGACCTACCTCAGACCCGCAAGAAGGTAGCTAACTGCGCTAGCTAGAACCTCAGGCTTGTCATGGAAAAACGCGATGCCCGTATTACACTTACGACACAGGAGACCACGCACTCGACCAGTAGCATGACAGTGGTCCACCGCAAGACGACCATTCTTAGCGCGCTCAGGGGACTTACAGATCGCACAAACGTGCCCCTGTAGCTTTAGGAGCGTTTCGTACTCAGCAAAAGATATCCCGTATCGCTTAACCTCAACCGCAATACGACACTGACCGCACTTGACGTGATTAGGGTTTTCCCTGCTGATGTATTTATACTTTGCGTCGTGACCCTTCGCGCATGGTGTCTTCAGCTTACGAAGGATGCGACCCCGAACCGGTGCATCCATTTACGCCGGTAGTTTCTCACAGAACCCATTGAAAGTCAAGGAATTACATGAGGTTTTTCCATGAAACCCGGTCGATGATGTTCGCGATGGTTTTGCGGGTCACCTTGTATTGTCGCGCAAGGTCGCCGAGCGTAAAGAGCTTCGAGGCGTACTTCTTTCGGATCGTCAATACTTCGGCCGGTCCCAAAGTAGCGCGGGGTTGTCCTGGACGACTGCCTGGACGCCCGCGTCCTTTAGAATAGCAGTCACGAATGTTAGCCTTTCGGGAGTCAACACGGATATGAGCTGGATTAACGCATAGCTTATTATCGCAAGCATGAAGGCAGTCTTGAGTACGCGGAATACTTGCAACATTATGTTCCAGCATGTAGCTGAACCGATGAGCCCCGAGAAGTCGCGGTCGTCCACTTGGCGTTTGTTCTCCGGTGTACGCGGCGCCGTAACCATCAGAGCTAACCGCGCCTTGCCACCACCAGCAGTCTGTTGTCTTTCGTACCTTCGCATAGAACCGATCCTTGATCAGCGACGGCCATACCTTGGTTTCTATGGCGTACCCGTTGGGTGGTACCCGCAAAACTCACAGTCGCTATAACCGTGTCGAGTACAGACCGACATCATGGGGTCGCGCGGTTGTGGTCGCTCGATCGTTACCGTTGGTACTCCACCAAACCATGATGCTGACGAAAAAATCTGCGATGCCGGTGGCCCCGCATGTAGCTTGCATTCCTTCCGCTCGATCTCCGGATCGCAGATGATCTTCTGAAGGCCCATCAGGGCACGACATGCCCCGTGTGCTGCTTCCGTCTCGGCGCCATCTTCGGCGTTACGAATGGCCACACTGAAATGCACAATCGCGCGTAGCAGATGTTCCTGCCACGTTTGATCGAGCCACTTGTGACCCTTGTTGCTATCGTGTGCTTCGAGTAGTTCGTCGACCCGCGCTAGTGCATCAACCAGCTCTGGCCCCAAAATTCGTGTTCTCTCTTGCTTCAGCATCTTTCCTCTTCTTCCGCTCCTCAGCCTGTACGATCTTTTTCGCATCCGCTTGCAACCGCTTAATGAACGCGTCTGCCTCAGGGGTACGGTCACCCTCTTTCAGGATGCGATACATCGTCCGCACCTCGTCCTTGCACCGCTCCACCCGTAGCTTCCAGATTGCCTCACGCAGCGCCGTGATCTTCGCACCACCAAACGAAATGATGCCGATGTCTTCCACGACGTCGATTGCGGCGTTCTCTAGTCCGAGCCACGCCTTCTCGTATTCGTCTGACTGCTCCGGGTAGGTGTTCTTCCACATAGGCTCCGGAAGGACGATTTTCTTCTTTGGCTTACTTGCCACGACTCCACCTCTTCCGCTTCTTCTGTGTTCCGTGCTTCTTGTGATGCTTCCGGTTCTCGCCGCGATTCGGAGGACAGAGCGCGCACCCAAGGTTCAATTGCCTACGGATGCGGTCATCCATCTGCGAGTTAACGTCTTCGGCCTTTAGTAGCGTCTTCGCCCGGTGGATCATACTCGACTACGAATTCCTCCGTGGGCTTGCCGAGTTCTGCTGCGCGGTCGCGGGTCCAACCGCTTCCGTAAGATTTGGATCGGGACCAGGCGATACGAACCAGCCGCTCACATCGTTCCGCGATTTCTCGATTTCGAGACATATATCCGCGAAGTTTGCCTCGATTACCCCACTGCGCGACTTCGGGTAGAAAGATACATGTAGGGATTCCGCGTCGCGTGGCGGCTTCAGCTGCCAACGTGTCAACGCCCAGAGCCCCGCCAGATACCACCTCAGAAGGCTGATATTTGTCCAGAACCTCTTCCACAATCCGTTTCGCTTCTTCACTCTCACCTAACGCCACCGATCCTACGATTGCTAGTCGCACGGAATCGCCTCCTCTAGTTGGATGCTCACCCGCAGGATCTGCGCGCCCTTATAGTGATGGCACCGCACCGCAGACTTCGCGTGGTTGATCTGGCGATACACCTTTGCGCGCTCGATCTTCTTGGTCAGCTTATGACCGCGCCCGCCGCAGAAGTATTCGCCGTTGTGCTCAACGATGTATCCCTTGAACGTCTCGTCAAACATTATTGTTCCAGTGCTGCTGTCTGTGGAGAGCATCCTGGTCCATCTGGGTGACGTACACCATTTCGACGGTCCATAGCTCTGCGTAGTTGTCTCCGGACATCGTAAGCTGCGCGCCTGAGTGAATACCACTCCGCATCGGCAGCCACACGACGGCCCGCTCGTCTCCTTTACGGAGCATGACTTGTTTCATTCGTTGGTTGGTCATAAGAAAGGTGCCCCTTGCAGTATTGCGCCTCCGGTTTCAGCCGTCGCTTACTCCTGCTAGTTTTGATAAGGAGGAGGGGCTAGCTCTAAAGATTCCCGTACTCGATACACCAGTCGTACGCGTCGCGGTGCTCTACACGATCCTGCCAGTCTTTTGGCTTCTCGGTATAGCGACGTTCGCGGTAGGTGTTGCCCTTGCCGCAGACCGGACAGTAGGCATACGTGATGTGGTACCAGTGCGGCCTAGGCGTGGGCATAGATGGTTTCTTTCCAGGCGAAAGGTAGGTCGTAGACGAAGTGGTAACGTTGCTTCAGGATCTCGACCATGCGCTTCCTGCCATCCTCGTTGATCGAGTGGCAGATCACCGACACGCCGAACTTTGCGACGTCAGGGTTCCCGATCATCCACTGCGCGAGACCGGTGCCGTCCATTTCCGTGCCGAGGTCGTGATCGAGCATGATCACGTCGTACGGAAACGACATCAGCAGCCGTTGCGCGTGGTAGGGATTCTTCGCGTAGTCCGTCTCGTGGTGTGGATTATTCCACGAGTACTCTTTGAACCGCTCGACCTCATCGTCCACAAACAACACCCGCATCACACCACCCCGTACTCGATCTTCAGGTTCTCGTCGCGCATCATGTCATCCACGCGCGCATCGATTGACTCGTACCCACGAAGCCGCGCCGCTGTTTCCATCCGTAGCCAAGTTTGGAATTGCTTACTCTTAGCCATGCGGAGAAACGCGAGGCGCTTGTTCTCGTGCTGAGAACGCGTATCCTGCGCCGTGCCTACAGCTCCGCTAAAGACGGTGGCGACACCGACAGGCTGAAGACGTCTTCTGCTTCTTCTGGCCACCGTGACCAGATCCACGGAAGAATTCAAACTCTAGGTCTTTCGACCCCACACTAAAAAGTAGCTCTTTCATGCTTAGTCCGTTGTTACTGCTACCGCGATGTCGATAATCGCCTCACCGAGGCAGAAGAACATTTCCGCCACCTCGATCAATCCTCGCCACACCCATCCGCCGCGCTTAGGCTTTTTCATCTTCCCAGACGATCTCGGTTGCCCCATCGTGCCCATGGATTGCTTCAAGCACAGAGATGGAGTCGTAGATTGCCACACAGCTGGTCGGCTTTAACCAGCTGAGGGCGCATTTCCCGTTCGTGAATTCGATTCCTTCCGCAACGACACCAGTTCCCGATACTCCGGAGATATCTTCGTTGCGTTGAAGCCAGAATCTCTTGTTGGTCACCTTAGGTTTGTTACTGGTTTTCGATCGCCCCAAGCGTTACCTCGATGGATGCTACCGTTGCCTCGGTGACACTGATACTCTCCGAGGTGCCCGTCAGTACTACGTCGTCCTTCGTCCAGGTGACGATGACAGCGCACATACCAGCCGCCTTGCCTACAAGCTTCGGTACACCCAGCTCGTCTACCACTTCGCCTACGTTCGAATCGTTGACGGAGTAGGCAAGCGTCCCGCCATCAAGCGAAACCACCTTCCCTGCCGCCGACTTCCCTGTCACTACAACGGTGACCTTCTGCTCTGTGCTGATTGTTGCCATAGGATATCCTTTGTCGTCTAAGAGTTTAACTACAATGTATGCCGGTTCTGCATATGCGCGCGCGATGATGATAAGACACAGCAGGAACAGGCATACGGCGAGCGCCACCAGTTCGAACATGTTAGTGGGCGCAGTTACGAAACACAGGGGCACCACCCCATGTGATCTGAGGTACTACTCGCATACCCCACTCACGCTTGCACGAGGTGCAATAGCGGACCTGGCATGTGTAGCAGTACACAATCGATGGATGCAGACAGTGCCAGTGGGTGTGGGTATGGTGCTGATGGTTATGCGTATAGGTCATCGTCTTCTTCTAGTTCCTTTGCTAGCTCTGCAGGGATCTCTGGACCGATCTTCACGGGGAACCCTTCCGGTTCCCACTCAGGGAAGAGTACTTCGCCTACCATGCAGAAAAAGTTATGCAGCCATGCTGCGGGTGGGATGAGCCAGTCGTAGACGACGTTCGTTCCGCGAAGGAAGTTCTCGCCGTCCTTTTCCCCGAAGTAGCAGGGGATTCCGTAGAAGCTGGCGTAATTCTGATACCTGTATGTTCGTCTCAAGTGCGCTCCACGACTCGCCATTTCTTGAGAAGGCGGTCGACCAGCTCCTGGACGGAGGTGGTATGGGTATTGACAAGGAATTCAACGAGTTCTACGTATGACGCGTCGCGGTGGAGGCACCAGAAAGACATAGGTTGTGTAGTATTTTCATCCATGTTCTACAATATGCCGTGTGCGTTCCGCACTACTACTCTCACCTATTTCCGGGGCTTGCGCAGATCAGAAGGTTCCGCTAGCTATTCATCATCACGAAAGGAGGACGGTATCGCCAGCACGCGAACCGTTACATGAACAATGCCGAAAACCATCACATTCACCGAACAGCAGCTGCTGACGCTTCTTCGGGGAATCGCACCACAGCGCCAGACTAAGCTTTCCGTGAAAGACCTCGTACGTCTTTCTGGAAGCGCCGACCCCAACCTTCAGCTGTCGATTCGCGAAGCCATTCGCGCGACGCTGGAGGAACACGGGGAGTTGAAGTCTCGCGACATCAACTACCATCTGAAGCGCGACAACCTGCCTCTCGCTACCGCATCCACAAACCTCCCTGCACTCATTCAAACCACCCTCGGAACGATGCAAGCGAACAAGGAAGTCGTCCGACGTGGAAAGCGTGGACGCTCGACCTACCGACTCGCGAAAGCAGCGTGAAGGGGGCGCTTCGAGAGACATACTAGCACCCCCACCACCACCCGTCAAGAAAAAGCGTGTGCGTGGTCTCGCCCCCCGTGCTGCGCACAAGAAAAGGGCCGGAACCCATCAGGGAACCGGCCCTTTCTCTTTACCGCTCCACATTGCCACCCCACCGGGCTGCAGCCGGGTGTGTGGACTGGACCCTCGTCATGGTCACACCGTCCGCGTTTCAACCCCTTCGCACTCGATCCTTCTCAGCTACTCCTTAGGACTCACCTTTTAAGGGCTTTGTTGGCCCTGCCAGCTGCAGGCTGGCGATGACCATCCCGTTTGGCTCCAGACCGAACACTACTCTTGGTGCGGATTTCCCTAGGCGTCCCTAGGGCATTGCTGTTGAAGGTCCTGCCCCCGTAGGGCTGCAACTAGCTCACCGGGCGACCTAGGCGCCTAGTACCCGTGTATTTTGCCGTGCAGCTGCCTACGGGGCACAGCTCGTTACGCCGCAGCCTGCGCCTTGGCTTCCTTCTTCTGCTTGTCGAACTCGTCGCAGCCGTCCGTGAGCATTGCCATCACGACGTCACGCTTGGTCACGCCCTGCGGACAGGACTTCGCGATCTTGCTGATGCGATCGAACAACGCGGGCGGGATCTTCACCGCCAGCAGCTTGTCTTCGTTCTCTTTCGCTTCCTTCTTCGTGAGCAGTTCCTTGATGTTCTTCACCGTGGTTCCTCCCTTTCGTGAGTGAGCTGCAACAGCTGACCACCGTACTACTACAGGTATGCTCAACTGTCAAGCCCAGAAAGCATGCCCCGGTCACTTCGTTTGCGACCGTCCAGGTGCGACGTACTCTCGCATACGTGAAACCATCTGTCAAGAGCGAAGAATTCATCAGCCATTCACCAGGGCACTTGACACGGTGCGCCATATCCGCTAAAATGGCTGCGAATACAGAGAAAAGGAGAATACACATGACGAAGACAGACTCAATGGGAATCTTCGGAGTCGCATGGCTCGTCGTGCTGCTTGCATTCACGGTTTCTGCACGGTATGCTTTCCTTCCGTAAGGAGGAAGCACCGTGCGATTCAAGACCCGCCCAAAAAAGACCAAGGCACTCCGGGCGCACGCAAAGCTCCGTGCGCTCCAACGCTACGACCTCGATCTCACCGCGAAGATGCGGCGCAAGATCATCGAGGAGATTCAGCAGCAACGTAGCATCCATCTCGAAACGCAATCCAATCGCGTCTCGATACACCTCGTCGAGATAGAGCAGCGCGATATCCGTGTGGTATACGACCGCACGCGCAAAGAAATCATTACCGTGCTGCCCCCGGAGAACGAGCATGCTCAAGTGGCTACCTGTCACGCTCTGTGATCCGCCACACTCCGTGTCGAGACCGAATCAGGTCGTCGATCTCGCAAACGACTTCCACGAAACCGGCTGGTATGGTCCCGCGCTCGTTGGGTATCCGCTCAACGGACGCATCCAGCTCCTGACCGGTTCGCATCGGTACGCTGCAGCTCGTCTCAGCGAGAAGGATCAGCTCCCCGTCTACTTGGTCTCACTCGCCGAGGTCGAGGCATTCTGGGGCAACGTCGGCCAATGGAAGCGCATTCTGAACAGCGCACCGCACGTCATCGCAGGATTCCCCGGCAAGCACTTTGTCGACCGTAAAGCGATTCAACGCTAAGGACGGACTCACCGGTCCCTGGCCAAAACTAGAAAAGCCTATCTCTCATTGGTGCGGTGGTTTCGCTACCAGAGAGATAGGCTTTTTGCGTATTGGTACAGAAATAACGTACTACACGATGTGCGATCGATGCTACGCGGTATTCGCGTTGTCCTTGCTGTAGCACTCGTAGCAGCGCACCGGGTACCCACACCAACGGTGTGTCAGTGTTCCACACCGACAGCATCGTTTACGGCGGTACCCATAGCGACAGTCTTCGCAGGTTGCTGGATTGTGTTTCATAGAGCGGAACCGAGGGGGATCGAACCCCTAACCTTTCCCGTGACAGGGGAGCGTTCTAGCCAATTGAACTACGGCTCCGTGAGAGTCGATACCCGGATTCGAACCGGGACCGCTAGTTTGGAAGACTAGCATGCTAACCGTTGAACACTACATCGACATTGATATGACCGCCATCTGCGGTGGTATAGGGGGCGCAGGTTCTGATGTGGAACCCCTCGACCGTCTTGCCACTTCCCTCATGTATTGTACGGAAGTACTTCTGAGCCGCTTGGCAAGCACTGAGGACGTCTAGCGCCACTACCCTTACGATTCGATTAACCGTCGAAGGCATACGACTGTCCGTAACCCTTGCCTCACACTCCACCACGTATACCTTCATTGTCATCACTCAATCAACCCCGCTGCCTTACACCGCGCCTCGAATTCCCGCGACAAAATGCGGCATCCCTCCAGCTGTCGCTTCACGAACTCCCTATCCTCGATCAACCTAGCCGTTGGACATGGGCTGAGATTCGCACACCCACGGCAGAACTTCGGATTGGATGGCATCGCCTGATGGTACCCCCTGAGTACCTTCAACTCCTCGTCCGTGATCAAATCCATCCACCCCTCTTCTGCAGGCTAGCTCGCTTGACATGGATTTGGGCAACCATGTCGTATTCAGGATTCGCTTCTGAGCTATCTGCCTCGTCGCCCGAAGTACAAGCGAATCGGCAAAAGGCATTATACGCACACCCTCAAGAAGGCGTCAAGGTGTTTTTTAGCAGCAATTCCGCGTATTTAGGCCCAACCTCGCGGAATCGTTGAGGAAAATCGATTTTTCCCTAGGGAATCAACGTGAGGGGCGCATCCCAAGAAGACGTGAGAAAAAACTCACCCCTTTTCCCTATATGACCGGGAAAAGTTCCCTATGCCTGCGTAAGTATTCCCTAGGGAATCAACAGGTCTGTTTTGTGGTCCCGTGCTTTAGGGCTTTGTTCATGGCGCGTTCAGACTCTCGAATCAAGGCACCCACAGCCTTGCCTATACGTTCGCGCTGAGCGTAGGTGAACGGATCGTTCGTCTCTACGCTGGCGAGTAGGAGCACGAGGCTCTGTACGTGAGTCTCGACCTTTTCTAGGTAGTCTCTGACGGTACGTGCCATAGCGTTACCGGATGCTTCGGGAAGAGGACGAACGACTGCAGCGGGAACTGTAGCTCAGTATCCCAAGCGACGGGCGTACCATTGACCACCACAGCCTTATTGTTGAACCATCGGCGTAGTTCGGACCCAGAAGCCTCGCCACGTTTCGCGCCCTCACGAGTTTGAAAGTGACAGACCTCATGCAGTTCCTTTAAGAAGTCGAGCGCCCTCATTCCTCGAATGTACCATAAAAGCTAGCTGGGTACAATAGGTGGAGAAGGTTACTTGTATGCCGGGTTCCCGGTTTTACTGCCAGACCGGCTTCGACATGTCGAGGATCTGTCCGAACTGATTGCGACAGTCTGCCAGACATGCCGGGGCCTTCTCGTGTTTGAACCGGATGATCTTCGCGACCCGTGCCGCCTGTGCCGCCAGCGCCACGCTGTTGGCGCGAGAGCAGAGATCCACCAGATACCGACATTCCGCTTCCTCGTTCGGAAGCGTCGCCGCCACCGTCTCTGGGTCTGCCTGTGCCGTTGCTGCCGTGAAGAGCACCATTGCTGCCGCGAGTATGATCTGCCTCATGATGGTTCCTCCCTTTCGTGCGTCTTACTTCATTCCGAAGTACTGCTTCAACCGCTCCGGAAGCAGAATGATTGAATACCCGATGTAGAGCACTAAGCCAAGAGCAAACCAGCGAGCCTTGCGGACCATCACACTCCCCACTCGTACCCGTCGTGAGAGTGCGCGGCTAATGCCTGGTACATGTTGTCGAAAAACTTCTTCCACGCAATGCGCCTACCCTCCGTAAGACCTATCGTGTCTATGGTCTCACGTACCCGTTCTTCGCTAAACAGATGTAGCAAGTGCCCTAGTTCCTTCTCGGACTGCACCGTGATGCTGATAGTGATGTCCTGAAAGGGGGTTTCAGGTGCGCGACGGAACTTCATACCAACACCCACGCCAGGAAGAAGTAGGTCAGCGCATGAAGGTACTGATCGAACCCCAGCAAGATCCAGAACCACTCGCTATTGTTCGGCAGTAAGCCGTAATGCGCACCAACGTTCATCTTGGCCCAATCGATGTGGTAGTGAGCTACCCCGTCGACCACCATCGACAACATAGCGAGCGTCACGCTATCGCAGCACGAGAGCACAACCCAGAACGTTGCCAGCGCATGCAGCCCCGCGTGGAGAATTCCGCCAGGGTGACCGTACGTACCCTTATTGGTGTACATGTACGGATGCGCCTGCATCGGAAAGTCCACGATGAAATGCTTCGTGAATAGCCAGAAGAGTAGCGTCATTAGCCCTCCATCCCCATGTCATACCCCGGATGATCCGGAATCAGGCTACCGAGATATGCTCGGTCCTGCGTGAAAACCGGAGGACACCCATTTGTTCCCCAACCATGCGACAGGCACTCGCGCCAATACTGCTGCACACGACCGCGACGAAAGCCTTCCGGATGATTGTTCCAGTTGTCACCCTTCGCGTGAATCATGTCGTGTAGGTCGGGCGACTTCTTCCCGTGCAGTTCCTTGTGCGAGTAGTAGTGCTGCGCCAGCATCTGCAGGGAATTGCGTTCCGCATCCTGCTGCCGCCAGATGAAGTAGTTCATGACCTCGGTGCGATCTGGGATCACGAACACGCGCGCATCGAAGACAGCCGCCATGTCGACGCCCCAGCACCGGTTGAACGCGACCGATGCCGTTGCCGCCGCGATCGAGCACATTTTCTGCAGGTTGCCGTCGAACCACGCGTCGGTCTGAATCGAGTCGAAGTCCGTCAGGAGTAGCGAGATTTCGTCCGACTGCGTGAAGGCGAATTGGGTACCCTGAATGCTTTTGCAGAGCGCCAACGCGGTGACGTCCATCGCGTTCATGAAGCCCTTATCGTATGGCTTCTCCATGTGACGAGTCAGCGTGTGAAACGCTTTCCCGTCGACACGGATGACGGTGTAGGTGCGCCGAGGAAGGGAAATGCGGTACCGATCTTCGTACTGCTCCTTCATGCGATCACCTAGCGAGTCAGGCATCCATTACCTCTTCCGCAACGTCGAACAGGTGGAAAACCAGCGGGCTGCCATCCTCGATGAACTGCACCGTTCCGATGAACTTCGAGACGTCAGGAACGTTGCAATGAAACCAGCCGGTTCCGAGGATCTTCACGATCCGATGTACCTTCTCCGCTTCTGGATCGACCCTCGCCCAGAGCACGATATCGTTGCCCTGCGCTCCGACCGAAAGAAGCTGCGCCCCCTTCGGCATAGTGATCGCCGAATCTTGCAGAAACGGATTCGGGACCGGAACGATGTACTTGAAAATGACCACGCTACTCCCTCCCCTTCGTACGCTCTCCGATGACGCCGCCTTTCTTCACGAGCATGAAGCTCATTCCGTACGGCGACGCGAACCGGATGCCGTCCTGAGGATGACCGTGCGGCGGGATGCCAAGAATGCTGCGGCGCCCACCACAGGTGAAATCCTTCCCGACGAACTCGATGTAGTCTTCGGGAAGACCACCAACCTCGGCGGGATCGGCCCACCGAATGTCGACCAGCTCAGTCTCCGCGAGCGCAGGAGAATCGCAATCCTCCTCGATCAGCCAGCCACCGATCCAGTCTGCTTTCTTGTCGATCAGATCCTGCCACATCAGTGCATCCTCCCTGATTCTTTCCTGAGTGTCAAGCCTTGAAGCAGTCGGGCACCGGAACGTCCGTCTCGTTCCCGTCGTCGTCCGGAGGGCCCACGAGAAACACGTCGCCCGCCAGGTAATCGCCAGGACGGAGATTGCGTCCCGCCATCTGCGTCGCACGGCGGTTGAGCGGCAACCCTTCCAGCTTTCCCTCTTCGTTACAGAAGAGAGAAACCTCGTGCCGAGTCCCCGCGAGGTTGAGCGTCATGGGAACCAGCTCGATGTAGCCACCGACCACCTTCTGCATAGCGTCGAGACCGTTCAGCTCTTCGAACCGCACCGGCTGGGTTTCGTCTGCCGGGATGATCATTGCCTTTGCCATCGCGTCACACCTCCTTAGTGAATGACTGATGCTTTACTAGCGGTACCAGGGCTTCGTGTCAAGCCCCTTGATCAATCCGTAGAATCCGCCATCGCCACCGGCCCAACGGAAGATATGTCCCGTGCGTGTGTCGAGCGTATCTCCGCTGTTGAAGTACACCTTCGTGCCGATGATCATGTAGATGCCGAGGTTCACTTCCAGACCGGGGCGTTCATGTCGAGGATCTGGCCGAAGTTATTCCTGCAGTCGGCCAGGCACGCGGGAGCCTTCTCGTGCTTAAATCGAATAACCTTCGCGACTCGTGCCGCCTGTGCCGCGAGCGCCACCGAATTCGCGCGAGAGCACAGGTCCACCAGAAACTTGCACTCTGCTTCCTCGTTCGGAAGTACCGCAGCTACCGTTTCGGGATCTGCATGCGCCTTCGATGCCAAACTGATGGCGAGAGCTACCGCCAGAATGATCTTTTTCATCGCGTCTCCAATTCTTGTGTGATTTTGTTGATCCACTCTTGAAGGGAACGTCCCTCGTGATCTACCGGTTCCTCTGGTGCTTCCCCTGCTGCCACTAACTGCTGACTGTACCATGTAAGGTACACTTGCTGAGACTGCAACTGCTCGCGAAGGATGATCAGGGAGCGCCCGTCGATCTTCTGGAGCCCGTACTTCGTGATCCAGCAGACCGGGCACTTACAAGAGAGCTTCTGAAAGACTTCTTCAGGCTTTCGCATTCCACAGACCTCGACCGCCCACTGTGCCGCATTGCAGACGCGGTACACTTCGTCCTGGATAGGACCGTGAGCTGCAGCTGCGGACACGTACATGATGTCGTCGAGAACGGGCCAGCCTTCACTCATCGCTGCGCCTCGATTGCGCCCAGCACTGCACGACACGCGGCTTCCAATTGCTCTCGTGCTGTTGCGTCCATTTCCGACAGCACCCGATCGGCCTGGGTATGGCCATCGGTACGCATGAAGGCGATCAGAACGTCCTCGAAATCACGCCCGACTGCATGAATCCTGCTGACGATACCAAGAACCCCTCGCGGCATAACCCTTACCTCCCTTTATTGTACGTTTAGGCTAGAGCGTTTACGGGGAGCCTTGCGCGACACAATGGAGACACGCGACCACTCACTCCCACTCCGATGTTGACATACGAAGTTGGCAGCTGCCGAGACCGAACGAAACGGACCTACTCGGCTAAACTGCGCTGCCTTTGAAACGACGAACCACTGTCTGTCGAATGTCATTGTCAGATAACCCGAAGGTGTTCGCAGAAAACGTACAGATTGTGCTTCACTGACGGGTGGTCCATCTTCACCGTTGCGCATTTCCCGTCGAGAGCAATCACGGTACCGTACTTCGCGCCGCGCATCCACAGGTCGCAAGCCGGATGCAACTCGATTCGATTCCCTACAGTAACCGTCTTTCCTTGGTAGTCCGTCATAGTCACCCCTCCAGTGCCCAAATCCATATCGACCTTCTCGGATTCTGTCAAGCTTTTTCTGGATGGATTTCTGATGATTCGTTATTTGTTCAACTTGGTAGCTAACTTAGGCGACTTGCCAGAGACGCTACTTTGGGCTGGATCAATTTGAAACTGGGTGGGTTATACATATGCGGGACTTTGGGGAGGAGCTATTCAGGGAAACGTGAAATATTATAGCGCGGGGGTACACTACAGAATAAGCTAACTCATTGATCCGACTGGGAAAACCAAATTGCCCAATGTTTTCGCGGGGTTAGGGGCTGGACAAGATCCGTGCCAGCCGATTGGCACGGGACTTGCTAGCGATCGTTGGCATGCGGATTATCCCTGCTAGATCGCGGGGTTACGCGCTTCCCCAAAACATGAGGGGTATCGCGGACTTAGGGCACCTAATGAAATCAGGTACTTAGCGCCAATGTCCGATAATGTTCTATTATGTCAACTCGCCACTCCAATTAAATCAGGTACTTAGTTAGGCTCGCCGAATATTATTAGGTCGCGGGGCCGTTACGCCTAACGCGCTTTTCGGCCAGGTGTGGCATAATCCTTGCTAGAACCGACGCGTAAGGCGTTGGCATGATTCTTGCAGGGTCGGGGATCGCTAGGGTGGCCCCCCCCTGTATCATTTCGTTACACCCTGTCTCATTTTAACACATATCGACCCATCCCTTAGTGCGTCATTATGTCGCACCTACCTTAGGCGAAAGTCGCTTCCTTAACAATTCCGGGCACTTACCCGAGCTGGCACGATTCTCGCGTATCTGATTCTTCTTTACTTTCGCGCACTTAGGTCTGGTATGGTACTAGTGACATAGGCGAAAGTAGGGCAGATTTTGACGGCGTGCGTCATTTTTCGCTAAACTTTCGCTTTTCTGGACCATGCGCTAATCGAGCGGAAACCGGCATAGGCAACGCGTCAAGGTCGGTTGATACATTGGCATGGTCTCAGGGTTGCGCGTGTCCTAGGGCAATTGTGGACGTTCTAGACCTACGTTCCGAATGACATAGGTTGTTTCGGTTGCTATCTATTAAGGGCGGTTCCCGGTTCGCCCGGTTGGTTCCCGTTCCCGTGGCCTCGGCGCGGTTGGCCACGGTTCCCGGTTCGCTCATGGTTCCCGGTTGAATTGGCCACGGGTCGCGGTTGGTTTTCTGGGCTAGACGCGCGCCCGCTAGCGTCTAATCGGGCGCGAATTTTCCCGGTTGGTAGCGGATTATGCGCTAAGTACCCGGAAACATTAGAAAAGAAAAATTACGATTGACGCATTTTTTTTGTTGACAACCGCTTGCGGTTTCCTTAGGATCGGTTCCGTTGATAGCGCAACCCCGCATGACGGCGGTTCGCGGATTCCGTAGGGTGCAAGGTTGTTCGCCGTTTCGCACGCGGTTCAACGGAACGTGCGTTAAGGTTCGCGGCGCGCTAATCCGTAGGCTTTGACGTCGGAACGTTGCCCGGTTCCGATACCATGCCACATAGGGCGGAAACATTGGGAACGCGGTTGACCCTCACTGCTAAACCGCGCGGAATTAACCGCGCCGTTTACCTAGGAGGGTTTCACCATGGCAAAGGTTGTCGGCAAGGTTGTTTTGCGTAACGGTAAGGTTGCAACGCACGGCGGTTGCGCGTTGCTGCGTCGTTCCCTTTCCGGTCTCACGGTTCGTGTCATGACGTCGCCGAACATTCGGCGCGAAACCGTCATGGCGCACGCGTTGCGGTTGGCGGTTGCCCGGTAGGTAGCAAGTAGGACGCTCGCGCGGTTCGGAGCGTCTTACATGATATCAACCGGTCAAGGTTGGTTTCCCGTGTCGCATGGTGCGGCATAGTATCTAGGAAAGGTTCGAACAATGGCGCACGAATTGGAAATGAACAACGGCGAAGCTTCCATGATCTATTCTGGCGAGCTTCCGTGGCATGGTCTCGGTTTTCGGATTCCGCGAAACGTTCCGTGGGAAATTGGTTTCGTGAAATGCGGCGCCGATTTTCATGTTCAGCGTGCGAAGCTTCAAACGGAAACCGGTTCGCACGTTCCGGGTCATTTCGCGTTGCAACGCACGGATACCGGGCGCGTGCTTTCCGTGGTCTCGGATCGGTATTCGGTGATTCAAAACGTGGACGCGTTCCGGTTGTTCGGCGAAGCATTCGGAAGCGCGGCGGTTTTGCATACTGCCGGGGTTTTGCGGCATGGCGCGGAAGTTTGGGGGTTGGCGGAATTGCCGCCCATGGCCATCGTCTCGCGCGAGATTCATCGTCGTTTTTTGCTGGTCACTACTGGCCACGGTTCGCGCAAAGCGTTGAAAGTGATTCCGACCGCAACGCGCGTCGTTTGCGCGAATACTCTCGCGGTTGCGCTCGGCGGTTCCACGGATGGAATTACCATCCGGCATTCCGGCGACGTCAACGCGAAGCTTGCCGCCGCTGGCGAAGCGTTGAACGCGGCATATGCCGAATTCAACGCCTATGCCGAAACGGCGGAACGGTTGGCAAATAAGACGTTGACCAATGGCGAGCGAACCGAATTGCTCGAAACGGTTTTCGGCGACAATTCGGAAGCGATCGACCGTTGCAAATTCCTTGCGGTTCACGGCAAGGGTCAACGCGGTTCTGATATCGTCGGGAGCGCATACGCGTTGCTGGCGGGAATCACGGATTACGTAGACCACGAAACCCGTGCGGCGCGTTCCCGGAACGTCAACCGTCGTTTCGCGGTTGCGACGCTTGGCGCGGGCGCGCGCGTCAAGTCAAAAGCGTTGCAATTGCTCGCGGCGTAGTTTGAACGCTAGACGCGTGCGCTCGCATAGGCGCGCGTCTAGACGTTTGCACTAACGCGAACGGGAAAGGTTTAGACGATGATTCAACGCATGTCGGAACCGGAATTGTTGGAACGGGCGGCAACCGCCGCACGGTTGGCAATGCGGGCGCGAACCGGAAACGGTTTCGCCTATTTTTTTCGCATGGCGGTTGAAACCGACCGCGAATTACAGGAACGCGCCGCAACGCGGGCGGTTGTTTCGGCAATGCTCGCAAGCGTTCCGGAAAACAACGCGCGCGCGCTGGCAACGCTCGCGGCATTCGGGCGCGCGTTCACCATGACGGCGGCAACCGAGACCAACGGCGACAACGGAAGCGACAACGGCGACGGCGGGTCAAAGGTTCGGCGACGAAAACCGCGACCGCAACCGCCATCGGGAACGCTCGCGGAATTGTTCGCGGCGAAGCTTGCGACCGCGAACGGGAAAGGTTGACCAATGAGCTATACCCTCACGAAACGGCAATTGACAACGCTTCGCGCGGGGTTGACCCGCGCTATTGGTTCGGGCGATGCGGCGAAAGTAGCAAAGCAGGTTCGCGGCGCCCGCGTTGTTTTCGACTCGTTCGGCTATCCCGATTGTTGGTCAAATTGGCAACGCGCATGGGACGATTTCTGCGCGAATGATGTTCGCTTTTTCGGCGAACCTAACCCGATGCATTAAACGTGAAACCGCTAGACGTTGCGGAATCCGCGTTTATTGCGTGGTATGCCGCATGGGTTGTCGGCAACCTGCTTTTCTAGTGTCAACGTCGGGCGCGTGCGCTAGTCTCGGCGCGCGTCCTATCGTTTGCACTAAACGCAAACGGGAAAGCGAGACCGAAACGAATATGGGAAAACTTTTGACCCTTGGAAGCTGCAACGCAAAAACCGTGAAAGGCGAAGCATTCGGGGTTTTGACCGGGATTCTTCACCTTGCGCCGGAACGCGCCAGCGGTTTCAATGTTTGCGCCTATGCGGGCGCGTGCGTCGCGCCATGTCTTAACACTAGCGGGCGCGGTCGACCCGAAACCCCGCTAGGTGAACGGATACAATCGGCGCGGTTGCGTAAGACGGCGCGGTTTTTTTCCGACCGCGCCGAATTCATGCGAGACCTTGTGCGCGACGTTGCGGCGGTTGAACGCAAAGCGAAACGGCGCGGCATGGTTCCGGCAATTCGGTTAAACGGAACGTCGGATATTCCATGGGAACGCGTAGCGGTTGGCGCGGCGCCGAATATCATGGCGTTGTTTCCTGACGTGCAATTTTACGATTACACGAAATACCCGGTAGCGCGGCGGTTGCTGCTTCCGCCGAATTACCATTTGACGCAATCGCTGGACGTTGGCCACAATTCGGAACGCGAAGCGTTGACCGCGCTTTCCATCGGGCGAAACGTGGCGGTTGTTTTTCCCGTGGCGCGTTCCGGACCTTTACCCGAAACGTTTACGCTAGGCGCGTCAACGTTCCCGGTAATCAACGGCGACGCTTCCGACCTTCGATTTACTGACCCGGTTGGCGTTATCGTGGGGTTGCGTGAGAAAGGTCGGGCGAAGCATGACGCAAGCGGATTCGTGCGGGCGGTTGCCTAAATGACCGACGCAATGCGCGTTGTCTGGAATTGCGTTAAACTTGCCGTTGCGTTGTATCTGCTAGGACGGTTGACCCGGTAGCGTAAACGCTAGGCGCGTGCGCTGGTCTCGGCGTGCGTCTAGACGTTTCCACTAACGGAAACGGGAAAGGTTGCACGATGAATGTTCCTGAGATTGTTTGCGGCAATTGCGACCAATGGAAACACGCAACGGGAAACGACGCGGCGCCGTTTGATTGCGTCAACCGTTGCACGGAACGCAAACTAGATCCGGTCTCGCGTTGCCGAACATGCGAGACGAAACTTGACGCGCGTGCGCATGTGGACATGCGTTCCGACAATCGCGGCGCCTATTGCTCGCGCGTATGTTTGAACGGCGCGACGAAACTACAGGAAAGGTCGGGATACTGAACCATGGAAATTTTCTATTCTGACGGTGGACACGGCGGACCTTACCCTAGCGTCTATGCCGCAGAATGCGCCGCTCGCGTCTATGTGAAACGGAACGCGCGTCTAGGTCGCAAAGTCTCGGTTCAAGTAAGACGGTCGACCACGGAAACGGAACCGGTTTCCACGGTTGACGTCAAAACGTGCATTGTGACGGCGGCAATTGACGGCGACGTCGAGACCGTGCGCAAATTGCTCATGGTGCTTTCATGAGTCGACCACGGGTCAAACAATGGGAACGGTTGCCGTCATGGGAACGCATGCCGGGTCAACCGAGACCGGAACCGGAAACGGAACCGCCGCTATGCTTCGCGTGCGGCGCGGCGTACGTTGACGCGGTTGGCGTTGCGTGCGGCGGTTGCGTGGACGATTGCGTTGCGTGTCGATACTGCCGAACCGCATACGCGTTGAGCAACCGCGACGATTGCGCCGAATGCGCGTTGACGGCGGCAATGTCGCGGCATGAATCCGAACGATAGACCACGGGCGGAACGCTTTGACCCTAACCGGGCGAAGCGTTCCGCCCGGTTTTTTTTTGCCTACCAACCGCCAACCGCTAACCGCGCCAACCGCGAAACCCTACCTAGAACGCGCCACGTTGACCGTAGACGCGCGCGCGCCCTATCCCCTACCCTATCCCCTACCCTCGCCGTTGCGTTGCTCTAATCGAATCCTAGGACGTCGCCTAATAAATCGCGGGTCGCCGCGACCACGCACCTTTCGTGCCAACCTGATTCCCATTATTAAGAATGGGAATGTAAATGTAACAATGACAATGTAATTCTTACATGTAGGAATGTAAGTTTTACAACGGGGGGTCGCGCAGGGAGGCAGCGCGGCGCAATAGCCCAAAAATCGCTTCGAACCGCTGGGAAAAATGACCTCTTTGGACCAACCGCCTAACCCTGTAAACAAACTCAACTTTTCGCAATTTTCGTTTTGAAAGTTTTCGTTTTGAAATTTCTTCACGAAAAATTTGCGGAATCGTGATATAATTATTGCGAATAATTGAGAGAGGGGGGGGGTGTTTTGAGATGCCTTACCGAACAGCAGAGGAACGAAAGCAATACGCGAAGCGTTGGAGAGAGCAGAACCCAGACTACTATAAGCAATGGAGCGAAAGGGTAAAGTTAGGTGAGCGCACGGTTAAGCCACAGGCGCGTGTGCCTTATTCAGCTAAAGGCAAGAATAAGTGGATTGAGCGGTATCCAGAGAAGTACAGGAAGCAGATGGAAGCCCAACGTGAGCGCAGGCTTGAGAACAAGAGGAAGCTTGTAGAAATGTTTGGCGGGAAGTGTGAGCTATGCGGGTACGACAAATACCTCGGCGCGCTGGACTTTGATCACATAGATCCAAGCACTAAGTCATTTAGTATCGGTGGACTTCTCCACGCTAGCCTTGAGAAGTGTGTCGAGGAGGCAAAGAAGTGTCGCCTTCTCTGCGCAAACTGTCACCGTGAGCACGGAGCCCGTCCGAAGCTGGACAAGTACAACGCTCTACAATAGAGGTGAGGGTTTCAATTTCCTGCTCCCTATCGGCTATCGACTTGAGGTGTGGACTCGGTATCACCACCACACCATACGGCCAATCTTGCCTCACTTTATCGTGCGATCCTTAGCTATACACAATAGCCCAATCGCGAGCGTCAAAGCCAGGAAAAATGCATGCCCGTCTATCTCCGGAGCAGCGTTGCCCGATTGTGCTACGTGGTGACTGTTCTCACAGAACCAACCAAACCAATCGCACAGCATTACTTTTCCTCGCAGTCTTTCGGTTGCCACTGGATACGCGGTACCCGATCTTCTTCATCGTGTCGTGCCACGACTAGCCGATTACACTTCGGTGGCCAGTACATCACCAGCGGTACGTCAGCGTCGACAGGATTTGAGGCTTGCGAATCAAGTGTCGGTCGTTCCCCTACTGCCTTGAGCCAGTAGCGACGGTTCCCGAAGGCTTGGATCACGACGTCGCTAGTTGTACTCAGCTCACAATGCACTTGGCCATCGTTTGGAATGACCGCATCGCTTTGGGCTTGCGCCAAACTAGGCTCAGGCTTGCGTGTCGTGATTGGTGCCGAGAGGACTTCCCACCCTATTGTACGCTCACAATCCACCGGTTGGCTCCAGGTGAACGTCATAGGGATCGAAACAGGATTAGCGGCTGCCACCGACGATGCGAGGGCGGCAGCCGCGATTGACTTGAGAAACATGTTAGTTGCTGGGCTCGACGCCATGGAGGATCGGCGGGGCGAGACGCGTTGGCGTCGGCGTCGGCGTAGCACTCCGAGTAGGCGTTGTTGTTGCCACGGGCGTTACCGTCCGCGTGCTTGTTGGCGTTGCGGTGGCTGTTGCGGTTGGCGTTGGTAGCGTCGCGAATCGGTCTGGCGTATCACACGGATCGACGCCACCACACCCGGTACACGATTCACCCGCTGTGTTTGATTGGCACAGGCGGAAACGAATAGTGTCACCCGGTGAAGCAAGCGTAGAGAAATCTGCGCAAAGCACGCCCGGTTGTGGTGAAGGGCAAGGTGCTTGAACCGCCAGAACGTTCGTAATGACGGTCTGTTGCGTTGGCGTGAGGCGCAGTAGTCGCGCCCCCGTTGCCGAGGAATCGAACGGAGCAAACCTCGCACGAAAGTTTTGATTGGTTTGCGCGTTAGCAAACTGCGCGAGGTATAGAATGAAAACGATGATCGCAGCTAGTGCGAAAAACAGCTTACGCATGTGGCTTCTCCATGATCGACTGCACGATCGCGAGGGAGTTCTTTGCATTGATATGCAGCACGAACAATCCATTCGCCTCGATCCAGTCTTTGGCGTACTTGAGGTAATCGTCCACGAGGATATCTCCCGCGTGGCAGTATTTGTTCTTCAGGAACGAGCGCCCCACGGTACACATAGTGAAGCCCTTGAAATGCTCCTGGCCCCACGCGATCTTTTGCGCCTCGGACCACCCACCTTCTGGGCATCCGGTCAGGATCACGGGGCGGTACTTTTGTAGCCCGCGCATGAGATCCCAGGCGTCGGGCATAACGGGCAGCTCCGCGTAGAAGTTTGGCGCCTTCTCGCGAAGCTTAGCCCAGGCTTCTTCCCAACCGAGTTTTTCCTCGGTTTCCTTCATGGAGCCACCCATGAGGTCGGCGTACGCGCGGTCGAAATCCGCGAGCACGCCGTCACAGTCGATGAAGATCCGGCGCATTACCAAAGCTTGTTCCAGATCTTGCGGTACCGAGCTGCGAGAGTATCGTTGGTGCGACCGTCGAACGTTTCGAGCGACCACACGACGATGACGGCGAGGTTCGCCACCACGAATGCTGCACCGATGAATCCCACCATGTTACTGTCCTCCCATCCCTACGATGATGTACTTGAAGTAAGCCGCGCCCGAGATAAACCCGAGCGCGACTCCCACACCCACCGCCACCCCAAACACCACCGACCGAAAAAACGTCTTTACGTTGTCCATTACTGTGCCTGCTTCAAGTCGACCATGGGCATCGCGGGACCGGAGACGAGGGAGAGTTTTCCATCCCACTTCCGAATACGTTCCCACTCGACCAGTGTCGGCGTGATTGACTTGGCGAGGATTTCGTTTGCTTGTGCCTCGGCCTTGGCGCGGATCAGCTGTGCATCGGCTTGTCCTTGAGCGAGCGCCTTAGCCTGGTCACCCTCGGCTTGCTTGGCGCGCACCATGTTCTCGGCTTGGATTGCAGCCTGTGTCGCGGCGATAGCCTGGTTGACTGCCTGCATGACCTTATCGTCGACCCGCAGTCCCGAGACGAAGGCGAACGATTCCACCTTGATACCGTCCGGTGCCATACGAGTCTGCAGCTCCTTGAGCACGTTGGCCTCTAGCTCGCGGCGCCCTTCTCCGAGAATGAGCATCGTGTCCATCGTCTGGCCATAGTGGGCCACGATGTCACGAATCTGAGAGCGCATGTATGTGTGTGTGATGCGTCCGATGTCCTGGCGGAACTTCACGAAGAGCTGCGGAATCTTCTCCGGTTCCAGCGAGTAGGCCAGGAAGACGTCGGCGTTCACGAGGCTCGACTGCTTCGAGTTGAACGTGATGCTCTCGTCGCCGGGGGACTCTGGGGTATCGTCCTTGGTGAATACCTGCTGCTGCAGGAAGATCGGGAACAGATGAATCTCGGTCTTGAAGGGGTTGTACACCTGAATGCCAGTAACGGCAGTCGCGTTAGCAACGCCCTTATCTGAGCCCCAGAGGTTCACCTTGACGCCTACGTAGCCAGGCGGCACCCGTGTATATCCACAGCCGCTACCTGTCAGCAGAAACGCGGACAGCGCCAGCGGCAGCAGCACGGCGGGGAACGATACCTTACCCACGTTCTCGGTGAGCCAGGCGAATCCCATGTAGAGTAGCGTCGCGGCCAGCATGAAATCGGCCAGACACACGAGCAGCCCAAAGATAGCGAGGAACGTGCTCTTCGCGGACCACATTTCGATCCCGAGCGTCCACACCCCCACGACCACGAGTAGCGCGCAGATGACGCTACCTACGACTTGAACGAGAAACCGCAATCCACTCATACCATCCTCCCCTTATTGTACTCGGTTTACTTAGCCTGCATTCGATACCGCAACTCCGACTCGTGCTGACTTCTCAGCGCGGTAAGGACTTGCGCAGAGTCGATTGGAGTGTATAGCTCCCGAACCATGGCGACTCTTTCGTCCCAGCTGCGACTACGAAACGCCTCTGGCTTTTCGTACCATTCTTCGGGCACGTCGAAATCGCTAGCATTCGCGAGTACCGTATCGATAGTGTTTTTGATTGAACGTCCGGTGAAGTGTTCACTTTGCTTCCTGAAATCCTCGCACTCCATCCCGAGGTCGAGCCACGTATCCGCCATGTCAAAAGCGGGAGCCTTGTGCTTCGTCTGCGCCCTACGTGGACGGGACAGTGGCTCGTATCTCGTTGATGGAATCTTGACGATACCCTGTTTGGTGGCTTTGCGCAAGAGGAGCGCGATCAGATCCGCGTAATCCTCTGGCGTCTCCGGTCCCATGACTGGAAAGCGCGCGACGAATCGCTGACGGAGAGCCGCGTCGGTGGCGGTCGGAGCATTCGTGGCTGCAATTGTGATGTATGAGCCCGAATAGGCTGAACCGACACCAGAGAAGAAATCCATCAGCCCCTTGAGAATGTCACGATCGCCGCCACCCATGCCGGGAGAGGAACGATCGCCACCCGCGAAGAGCAGATCCACGTCGTCGAGACACATGATCGAGAGACGACCCGGATCTCTCAGGTCGTTCAGTAGATCATTTAGAAGCGTAGCTGTTTTGCCATACCATTCCGACTTCACGTCCGATGCACCCAGCGACTTGAAGTAGGTTGGCATACCGATTTGGTCAGCGCGACGCTGTAGCAGCGTCATCGCCATCCTCATGATACTGCTTTTACCAGTGCCCGGAGGTCCGTCCAGGAGGATGCTTTCGAGAATACCCCCCATTTCACAAAATGGATTCTTCCCGAGCTGTGGGTCGTAGCACGCGAGACGATCCATTTGCCGCCTGAGCTGTAGTACCGCAGCGTCGTTGCCGACGATCTCTTCCGGTTGAACCGGGACAAAGGAAACACTTGTAGCATCTTTTGCTTTCTCTACCGTTGTTCCCGTGATGGTGAACTTCTGGTATCGGAAGGTGACTTGATCGAGAGACGATCCGAGTGTCTTATGAGCACGGGCTTTAATCCGAGCTTGTTCAGCAACCCAGCTCCAGTAGTCGCGAGAAATACTAAGCTCGTCGCCAACGATATGGACGATAGGATTGCCGTGCTGATCTTTTGCTTGAATGGCATCGATGTACCGTGCAAGGCAAAGCCCGAGGTCGCCGTCGATAGATCCACGGATATCTAGCTTCAGGATGCTTGTGTCGAGAGTTGCGAATTGACCTTCCCGACGTCGCAGCAGGCGAGCCGCTTCCACTTGAATGAAGCTCGCTGCTACGAACGTCGAGTAGGCAGAAATGAATGCTGCGCGTTCTTGAATCTCCGGAGAGATAACGCCACCGCGTGCTTGAAGCTCTTTGGCAGCCTCGCGCTGCCCGGTGCGTTCCATCAGATGGTCCACGAACCAGTAGTAGAAGCACACGGCTTGCCGAATGAGGAAAACGAGAGCCATTTCCTCAGGCAGGACTCGCCAGGTCTCTTGTGGCGAGAGGTCTTTCAGAATGTCTTCGAGGTCGCGTTCACCGTCGATCTTGGAGAGCGCCCGTTCGGCGGTCGCAATCCACTTATCGAGGTCTTCAGCCTTGATGGGGAGGGCTTCGCGTTCCATTAGTACGCCAGGAAGTAGTACACGTTAAGACTGCACGAGCCGAGAAGTAGGAGAAGCGAGACGCCCGAGACCCACATGAGGGTCGTAAGCGCATCCCCGATGCCACGTCCGTCCATTACTCGTGCCGTACGCCTTCGTGAGCCTCGCGCTCGACGTCCGCAAACTCTTTGAGGAAGTCGTTGACGTGACCGGTAAGCTGTTGCAGCAGCTCCCGCGAACGCTCTGGGCTGATTGCCGCGTGCTTGAGGCGCTGTGCCGCGATTTCGAGTGCCGCTCCTGCCACCGCCACGTTGTGATCCGTGATCACTTCCACGGAACGGTTGAGCGCAGGATCGACCGCCTGGTAGCGTTCCAGCTGAGCGCGCGCACGCACTGCCGTCATGGAGTTTTCGAGCACGACGGCCAGGTTCTGCCACTTCTCCAGCAGGTTCCGACGCATGCCGTGAACCGACTCGATGGAGAGCGCAGCTGCATCCTTCGACTTCTGCAGCGTGGGGATGGCGCGCTGAGCCTCGGTGACGATGGTAATGAATTCCATCACGTCGAGACGCACCTTCTCCAGGTCACGCTTCAGAGCTTCGAATTCGGCTTCCTTCGCGGGCCGATCCTTCTGCTCGATGGTTCCGGACTTCAGCTCCAGGTCGAGCGCATTGTAGCGCCCTTCCAGCTCTGCTCTGCGCTGTTCCGCTTGGAGTTGACGCGGGGTCGCTTCCTTGAGCTTGGACAATACGGTATCGATGCTCTTCCCGTACGACTCGACGTTGGACACGTACTCCGCTTCTACCGTCCCCAACTTCTCGATCGTCTCCTGCACGAAGGTCTCGACTTCGCGACACGCCTCTTCGACCGAGGCAGTGTCGAGCCGCGAAACACGGAGCGCCTGAGCCTTGTTCATCGCCTTGTCGGAGAACTGCCCGAGGAACGCCAGGGTCTTTTCCTTGACGCCCCGGAATTCGCCCGACCGCGCGATTTGCAGCCCGATGGCCTCGATGCGCTGAATCACGTCAGAGCACAACGCCCGAAGCTCCTGCTCCATGGCGGCGCCCTTCTCGTGTGCGTCGGCCAACTTCTGGCTACCGTGCGTGACGCGTTGCTTGCCCTGCTTGACCTCGGTGGCTTGCCGTTCCTGCTTGATGTCCAGGTCCGAAATCACCGTGTCGTTCTGCAGCGATTCGCGGATAGCTGCCCGCCCGGTACGCTGCGCCGTTTGTTCCCTCACTTGCGCCACTGTGCCACCTCCGTTTGATAGTATGCGAACATGTTGTTTGTGACCATCTTTTTACCGGTGCTCTAACACTGAGCTACTTCCACATGTGGAAGGCTGGACTTTAACCAGCGACCCCCGGTCCTTCATGAGAACAGTCAACAGTCGGCTCGCAAGCCGTTAACATTGGTCCCGATGCCGTGGACACAACCCCCGGCTCTCCCGCACCAACGCGGTTGTTCTGTGTACATGTCGGGCTACACCGAATCGTGCTGCCCCGGCCGGGTCAACAGCAGAGATTCATCTGGCAGACATTTAACCAACACGGTCTAGTTTCTGAACTACATCGGGAAAAGAAAAAGCGAGCATGTAGCTTCTTTGAGGAGTGTATTTTTGACGGTTGCTCTACCAACTGAGCTACATTCTTGGTTGCCCTTGAATGGCTGGATTCGAACCAGCGACCCACTGTGTGTGATAACCCTCAAACGTTCGGCTCGCGAAAAATGACCCCGAAGTCATGCTAATTATGCATGAATACTCAGCCTCGATGAGCATCGGGGAGAGAAGCTGTTTCAAAAAGTACCGGTGACAGGATTCGAACCTGCAAGAGTTTCCCCTACTAGTTCCTAAGACTAGCGTGTACGCCAATGCCACCTCACCGGCAAAAAGAAAGTGGGTAGGGGTGGAGTTGAACCACCAAGTAAGCTCTCAAGTAGGCATACTCAACTAGTATTTTCAGCCCACCATCCAGCTATTCTCTGTACAACAAATGTACACCTACCCATAGTCTCGGACAACGGATTGCGGTCTCACTGTACCGCGCTTAATCCCCGAGCTTAAAACGGTTGGGGCCAGGCTGGATTCGAACCAGCAGAGAGGGATGGCAAATCCCCCACGAACTGAGCGGATCAAAGCGTGCAAGCTTTTGCCAGCTCAGCGACACTACCCGGTCTAGACTTCCTCAGCCCGCCGCCATTGCCAACCATGCGACTTACTGACCCCAGAAAACTAACCACGAACATAAAAGTGAAGAGCGAGCTGTCAGCTGGGTACCCTTGATCTACTCGTACCGCCCCATTGATGCGAAGGCTTATCAGCTTCGTAGAGGGTATCACCCCAGGTGACTTGTCATCCATCTTACACCCCGGATGCATAGGTGTGCTGCCTTCATCGGTGGACCTGACCTTTTCACTACTCAGTTAAACGTTGTTTCGAGGGCGCCTTGTCCGGTCTCCCCCTGGCTTTTTTATCAAAGTAGAGAACACTCTTCGATTGGCTCGTGGTTCTTGTCCCAGCAATCCTACCCCTCAGTGTGCTAATGAGTCTCAGATCTCAGCCGGGACCAAAACTATATACCCTGAACGTATGGGCGTCGATGCGGTTTAACGCTCTGCCATTGAGCTAACTCTGCAGGTTAGTGCAGAGCCTGGGACTCGAACCCAGATCTTTCGATTATCATTCGAGAACACACCAACAGTCGGCTCAGGGTGAAACTTAGATTGTCAAAGAACAAGGTGGAGAACGAGTTACAGAAAGCAGGGATTAGTGGGATTTGAACCCACATCAGCCGGTTTTTGCCAGCTTCGTCATCCAGTAGCGATAACCCTGCCTAGTTCGGCTCTCCGGATCTTTTTACAGCGCCACTTCGCGTGGCGTGTGAACTGACGGCATCGTAGCACCGATGGATGGCTTTGTCAAATCCTGATGCTTTGCCATCCAATCCTGCACGAACCAGAGCTGTCCACAGCCGCCGCCGATGTCGTCCTGTCCCGCAGGATCGAAGCAGCGCACCGAGTACCCGATCGTCTTCATCATGTCCATGAAGTTGGTCGCGAGGGTCCGCTGACGATGATTCGCCGCAGCCACGCTCTCGTCCCGCTCACAGATGACGCTGATCGTTGCTTCCCACGTATCCGGGTGAAACAAGCGGCGCAGGTTGTTGACGTCCTGCCACGATACGTTACCCGGATGCGCGCAGTAGTTGAAGAACGGGCGGCGCCCGGTGACGTTGTAGAAGCGATTGCCTTGGTACGCGATCTGCGCGAGGTTCAGCTTTGCCTTGAACGGAATGAGCTGATCGCGCTTCTCGTCGGTGCTCTCATGAACCGAGAATTGCAGCCCGATGGTAGGAATCTTCCGCGCCGCTTCCATGATCGGGTCGTAATCGACGTCCGGAGCACTCGTGGAAATGAGCAGCGAGAAGTTCGGGTAGAGGAAGTACAGGTACTCCATCGCCCTGATCAGTTCCTTTTGGTTGAGCATTTGTTTACACCAATTGTAAGTAAGATAACCCACTACCCGGTCGGCTCACCGTATGCCGTTATGTCTGAGACGCGAACATGTAGACGCCTAGGGCTGTTTTCATTTAGGCAATGGTAACCCTAGAGCTATCGGCTCGCGCGTATCTTGTCGTTACAGACCCTTCGCGAACTCCGAGATTAGCTGCGGGGTGGCAGTGTCGAAGCCCACCACGTCGAGCTGACCCGGATCGTTTGGATCTGCGATGGTGAAGTTGGTCGCAGTCATGCCGACCGTTACCATCTTGCAGTCCTTCTTGTTCATGCGCGTACGGAACTGGCGCAGAGCAGTGCTCGCGTGCGTGTTCCCGGCCCAAACCTCGTTGTCCGTGATGATCACGAAGCAATCGACGTCGAGGCTATGCTGCATCGCGTACTTCATTGCGACCGCACCGTCCGTACCACCGAAGTTGGCGTCCTGAGCAGCGCGCGCAGCATCACGGAGCGACATGCCCGGATGGATACGAAGATCCTTGAAGTGATGCGCGAATCCACCGATGAAATAGTTGCTCTCGGTGTTTGCGATCACGAGCGCCATTGCTGCTGCGCCGATGCACGGAGTCAGACCCGGCACGCCCGCGATGCTGCCGCCCGCCATCGAGCCCGAGACGTCGACTCCCAGGAAGAAGTTCTTCCCGGTCGGCTCGACCGCCTTGAACGCGAGGTAGAACGCCTCGTCGAGGGCCTTGACCACCTTCTGCGAAGGTGTCCAGGTCTTGGACATGTCGCGGGCACCACGCCCCGCCGCGTACGTCAGGTTCGCAGCCAGGATCTGAATCGGATGCACACGGCCCTTGATGATCGCGTCCTGGTTGCCCAGAAGCTTCACGATGTCCTTCTCGGCCTGCGACAGCGGCTTCAGCAGTCCGACACGCGTCATGGTCGCCAGGTTGCGGATGACCATGGTGATCCCGCCCGTCGACAGCAGCGCCTCCCAAACCTCTGGAGCGTTCAGCAGCTGCGTCGGGATGATCTCGCGCGGCAGGTTGAAATCGGTGATCAGCTGCACCGCAGTCTTCACGTCGGCCTTGGTAGCCCCCGTGATTGCCTGCATGACACGCGCACCCTCGATCATGTCCGGACCCTTGGTGAAGTCTTCCTTCTTCAGGGCGAACTCGAAGACAGCACGGCGCATAGCATCGTCGGTCTTCGGATGCGTCAGACGCAGGAGGTCACGATGCGACCAACCGTCACGCTGCTGGTACTTCACGACCTGCAGTGCCAGCTTGTCGACCGGCTTGGCAAGGTACCAATCACGCACCGCGTTCTTCAGCGCACGACCCCAGCCACGATACTGGCGGGCGAAGGCGATGAAATGGAACAGATGCGTTCCAGTACGCGCGACCTTGTGCAGATTGGCGAGCGCGTAACGCTTCACGTCGTCGCTACCCTCGGAGGCAGCGTATGCCAGTGCCAGCAGCGCCGGATCGTTCTTCGGCGCGCGACCGTCCTGCGAAATCTGGACGATCTCGTTGACGAGACGCATGCCATCCTCCAGGAGGCACGCCTTGACGGCGTTCAGGCTCTCCTTGGTGTGCTGGCGCTGGTCAGCGTAGTACGTCCCACCCTCGGTGCCGAGGATCAGGAAGCGACGCAGATGCATCCAATGCCCGGTGGCAAAAACGTAACCACCCGCATGGTTCTTCACCTGGCGCGCGTCCAGCGGCTCCGACTCCGGAACCGGCTTCGAAATCTCGTTCAGTAGATAGCTTCCCTTGCGTCCCATCGTCATCCCCTCACATTCGGTTATCGGCTCACACGGTAGGTTTTAAGACACCACTTACCCGGCCCAGCCACGCTTGCGCTTTCGATTCGGCCCGTGTGCTCAGGAAACAGAGCTTATGCTATCCTGATGGTTGTGTCAAGCGGTCGCGCAGATTTTTTAGCAGTCGTCTTCTTCGAGAGCAGCGGCCCACGCGTCTTCGAGGTCGTAGGTGTCGAAAATTTCACCGCAGTTGTTGCATTCGAACTCGTAGACTTCACCGTCGATGTCGTCTTCCAGATAGTCCGACTCGACGTCTCTCGATCCACATTCGATACACCGCACCGCCATGTCATCCCCCTTGAATGATCGACAGGATATGTTGAGCGGAAATCGGCGCGTAGTTCCACACGTCGACTCCGACGTTGATACGCTTGTCGAGAACCTTCCAGGCTTCGTGAACGTGGCCGCAGAGCAACCACTGGTTCGGGTTGTACTCCGGACGAAACTCTTCGAACCGCACTTCGTCGGAATGATCCGCGTTGACGCGCGCTTCCAGATCCGGGAGGTGGGCGAGAGTTACAACGGGACCATCGATTCCCAGCTGCAGCTCCAGAGGTGGCTGCCAGATTTCAGAAATGCCACCCCACTCCTTGTATTGTGCTTCGTGCTTGTCGCGATGCTTCGTGGAATGCCCGTCGCGCCCCTTGTCCCAGCAGTTGTCATGGTTGCCAGGAACCACGATCTTGGTACCCCGGCACCAGCTGAGCCACGGGACCGTTTCGGCACGCTTCCCCATGGCAACGTCGCCGACGTGAATGACGGTTGCACCTTCCGGAACAACCGCATTCCAGTTGAGCACAAGACCCTTGTTCATGCTGGGTACATCAGCCCATGGCCTCGTGCAGTACGTGAGGATATTGCCATGCCCCCAATGTGTGTCGGAGGTAAAGTAAAGCTTACTAATATCCTCCCATACTTTTCTGATCATCTACTTAGACTCCGTAGCCCCAGGACTATTATCAGCCCAACCAAGGCGAGTAAGAAGGCGTCGTTGTTGACTATGCCTCTGGTAATTGCGGCGCTGCCTCTCTCCCACCAAGTCAGAGAGGTCTTGTTTCTCGGCGGGACTGCGATCACTCTTCGCCTCGTACGCTTTGATCGCTTGATCCAACGTCGAGTCCTGCATCCACCGCACCAGCAGCCTTCCCATCTTCCCTCCAAGGAAACGATATTTGGTTGATGCTGTCGTC